TTCAGTGGTTGTTTCTCATTGTATTATTTTTTTTAGCATGTATGGAACTTGAATGACTTGAAGTCGCCTATAAACGAACCTCCGAAGTGTCTTTCTATATCAAACACCTCTGTTGGTTCTGACATATAGTCTGGCATTATGGTTTCAGACAGTCCTTGTGTCCCTCCTCCTATTGATATATTGAATGGAACCCCTTCCTGTTTCTCGTCAATCTCGTCAAGTTTGTGAAGGTTAAGTGCAGGGATTTCCTTGGTTATGTATTTCAGTTTTCCATTCACATAGAAATACAGTTTCATCATCTGTCCGTTTGATTTGAATATGACGTTTATTTTAGCCCACTCAGAGGTTTTTATTACGTTCGGGAACGAACTGCCTTCCAATATAGAAAGATGCCCATCAGCGTCAACAGAGCAGTCTTTTATGGCATATCTGTATCCTATGCTTCCGTCATTATTTATCTTCAATGCGAATGCGTTTTCATATATATCACTATACATTTTCTGCATATCGTATTTTTCCGTATATTCAGATGTAAGACTGTCTATGTTCTCCGCAGTGTATCCAGTCGGTGTCCTATTCAGATATTCAAACAGATTTCCATTGTATTTCCTCTTCTTGTATGAAATTAGTACCTCTTCGTTACCTTCATAGTTCGACACAGTTATTCCAGTTTTTGTTCTATCAAACATTAGGAACTTGTTGTCTGACATGACATAATCATCGTTCGGAGAGTCTATATCAAAACCGTTGTCCGTCTTGAATTCCTTATCTTCAAGGTCAATGTCTTCATCAACAAGGTCAAAATAGTCGTTCCCGTCGTTACAATCAAAACCGTCTGATGGCTCTACCATATCAAAGTACTCACCTTTTTGGCCACAACAGTTGAAATTCGTTGAACCACTAACCAAATTATTGTAAAGATATACCCACTTGTTCTGTGCCCTTGTTCCGATGTAGAAGAATATTCCTTTGTTAGATGGGTATTTGCCATTCAATGTCTTTTCTGATTCTGGTTTGTAATCCTCTTTTTTCAGCACGAATTCAAGGTTCCACCTGTTTTCGATTTTTGAAGGCAATATGCTGTATGTGTTTCCATGTCTGAAGAATCCCTGATAGAATCCTCCGTTCAATTTAATAGAGCCATCATCATTTCTTGACAGCGGATAATCATATAATAACGTAGAGCCAGAAACTGGATGCAGATGAAGTCTTAGGTCATCAGATTCTATAATGTATTCTGACTGTGTATACAGTTTATAGAATTCTTCGTTTGTAACTCTATCTTTCCTAAACCTTATAAGTCCGTTGTCAACGCCAGTAAGCCCTATATTTTTCAAATCAAGGCCCATAGAGCAAGCATCTTTATATGTGAAATCACTAAGACTGACAAGGTTTTCCCCTTCAATGCACTCGTCGTTTTCGGTATCAATGAAGGAGGCAAGACATTCATCATCATTCAAACCAGAATGACATGTATCATCCTTGTTGATGTGGAAATCCCAATAGTCAGATTCGTTGATATGGGAATATCCTCTTTTTATGTTATTAAGTGAATAGTTGCTCATTATTATATATAAATATCAAAACGAAAAATCCTCAACCATATCAATGATTGAGGATATCTTGCATTTCCTGACTTTCTATTAGTCAAGACAAACTGGGGTGTCACAAGCCAATGTGTCAACTGTATCAAGCAGCACTACGGTATCACTATCACTGCCATTGTTTGAACCATTGGTGCAACCACCACATGAAGCAAAGCACATTGCAACGAATGCAACTGCAACAAATAAAATCTTTTTCATTTTCTTGTTATTTTTAAATAATTTAATCAATTTCAATTGAATCCAACCTTTTTTACGGAAGTGCTTTTGTTTCCGTTATCTTTGGCATAGTTATAGGCATCCGAGATGGTCATTGGCTTGGCCAGTTTTTCGTCAATGCCTATTTTTCTAAATATCCCTTTAACCTTATCAGTTTCGAGTTCCTTAAATTCATACTTGACTTTCATCCTCCCCTTTCTAAGGATTGCCTTGTCAATATTCTTTAAGTCGGTATTGAATGTGCATATGAATTTCAATTTCAATGAGTCTCCCAACATTCCGTCCGAGATTGACAGTAGGGTCTGCATCGCAGGGTTGTGTTCCTCGTCTCTTGATGTAAGCAATGACTCACTATCTTCAAGTACGAATACGGCGTTCTTGCATGTAGTCACGAAATCTACAAATTCAGACGAATCAATGTAATTGAACATTGAAGAATCCACCCAATAGAACATAATGTCCCTGTTTTCTGAAATCAGATTTCTTATATAACTTGTCTTTCCAGTTCCAGGCTTTCCATGAAGTATTATAATGCTGCTTTCATCATTATGTATGGTCTCCCTTACTTTCTCGTCTATCGGATAGAAATCGTCATTGTAATTGCCTTCGATTCCACCTTTTGGACATATCTCCATGAACTTGTTGTCTATGTATCCCCTTGCACTCCTTAAAATCCATCTTATCTTCGGCTTCTGACCTTTCTCTTCAACACATTTCATGATTCTCTCTGGAATATTTGGGGTGTTGATATGGAATGTACCGTCATAATAGATGAACTCATCATTAAAAAGAACACTTTTCGATAATTTACCTTTATAGATGTTAAGTACTACCGTATCTGGGTATTCCTTTATGACATTTGACAATGTCGTTTCATAATCAATCTTGTCACTATTCTCCCTAAACTCCTCTTCTTCTGAATCTGTGTCATAATCACCATCCAATTTTACATTGTCAACACTATACAATTCTTCCACAAAGCCCCTTTTATAAGGTATTGCACCAAAATGTCTTGTTGCCATCCTTTCGACTATTGGTTTTATAGCATATGACAGATTATCTTTGTATTCAAGGAATTCTTTCCCAAACTCCCTTCTTATTTCTTCTATGGTCATCTTCATACCGTAACGCTTATCTAATTAACAGTGCAAATATACCATAAAAAAATCAAATGGGCAATACCTATCTTGAAATTTTTGAAAATCCTCTATTTTTCAAGCTGTAATTGAAAATGATATGGAATTTTCTATACTGCTCGTCGTCAAGGAATATGTGCATTACATTGAGTTCGTAGTCAATTGAATTCTTTATAAGGGCATTTCTCTCTCCGACAGTTTTAGCTTTTGAAGCCAGAAACATTCCATTGCAGAATGCCTTGTGGGTGTTTTTGACATTTTCAGCATCTTTCTTCCGAACTCCAAGGTATTTGACAAGTTTGTCGTAGTTGGTACCAAAATCGTAGTTCAACTGTATTGTGTCCTGTTCTATGTTTTTATTTGTTGAAACTTCTTCAGCGAAACATGTCAATACAGAAACCAACAGTGTCATTATTATCATTGTCTTCTTCATTTCTAATTTTTTTCCAAAAACAATAAATAACAACATACATCTTGAAACTATATATTGGAAGAATAAAAATTTCAAATTATGCCTATTTTATTGATTAATGTCAAATTGTGCAAAAACAAAAAATGGACCACGCAATGTGGTCCAAAAAAAAAAACTTTTTGTCAGTCAATTCGTAGATGCCCCTACGAAGTATCACAATTCATCCAACGACTAAAGTTCGTTGGCTTTCTTATGAATTTTTTCGTAATGTTAGATAATCTCAATTACAGTCGTACAATAAAATCTAATAAAAATTAGGTTCTCTACCTTTCACAAGGCTTGTACGATACGATAACGGCACTTCTTTCACTTTTTTATGTTTAAGTTTCTTTGGTTCAAAAGCGTCATTATCAAGTTGTTTTAAGAGCGAATTGCACAACACGGTTACGCACACTCTATTTTTATTAATTTCCTTAAAAAATTAAAGAACTTCTATTACAGCCCTACGTGTAGCCTCAACACCGCTTACAACTGTAACCTTTACACCACGTCCCTCGAGATAGGCCTTGACAGCTTTTTCTCTCTCCTTGATAAGTTCTGTGTTTCTGCGCTCAGTGCCCTCTGGAGATGCACCACCCTTTACATAAACCTCAGAACCTCTTGGAATTCTGTCGAGTTTTGCCTTTGCCTCGTCAGTAAGAACTGAAGAATTCTGTGCAAATGTAACATACATACCAGTCTGCTTCTCAACAACGGTTTGCCTCTCGACAATCTTCTCTACAATCTTGGGAGGCTGATTCTTAAGAACCTCATTCTCTGCACGAAGTTTATTGATTTCGCTGTTCATCTCTCCAACATTCCAAACCTTGAAGTTGTGTGTGCCATTTGAATTCTTGAACTTGTAAGCAACGCCAACGAAAACACCAAGCTGTGCATTGTTCTTGTTGAACTGAATGCTTCCGTTCTTTGAAAGGTTCCACATTACTGTTGGATTGGCATAAACCTGCCACTTCTTTGCACTTCCAAGATTGAGAGCAAATACTAAACCAGTCTTTGCACCAAGGTCATCATCATCAAACTCAGCAGCCTCTCGCTCTGCAAGAACCAGTGAATTGTAGTTGTGAATCCACCCAAGACCACTCTCGACACTTACAGTAAATACCCTATCTGCACGATAATCAAACAAAAGGTTTGTAAGATTCAACGTTCCATTAACGCCAACATAACTTGACCTCACAAAAGTCTTGCCGTCCATAAAGTGGTTGTTGCCAAACAAGACATCACCCTCTACGTTTAAACCCCATACGGGAGTGAACTCCTTGCCAATCTTCAAACCAGCAGCAGCATTTACAGGAAGAACACTGTTGAAATCAAGTGCTGTCATTGCACCACCCTGTACACCAAGATATACATTGTCAAGAATCTTGGGTGTCTCAATAGCAGTCTGAGCATTAGCATTAATGAATGTACCTACGAAAAGTACAATAGCAAAAATAAACTTTTTCATAAATTAAATTTAATTAAATGTTATTGATATTTTATTTTTTTTTATTTGTTGACAAACGGTTCAATCATTGCTAAGCATATGCCTATGCAGTTCTGAACGTATTGTCCTGTTTATTAATTCGTCGTTTCCGATTTCCAAAATTATCCTATGGGCAATCTCCTTGCCTCTATTAACTCTTTCTTCGTCTGTTAGCATGTCTTTTTTTTTTTGATATTGCAAATATACCAACAAACTGTTTAATAAACAATAGCAAGATATAAATATTTCCGAAAAAAAAGATATTTATTTCAAAAAGTAGATTCTAAAATGAAGAGAAATAATAGACAGATACACCTTTCGGAGTCTCAGTTGAACAAGATTATCGAAAACGCAATAATTGAAACCCTCAACGAAGGTAGGTTTGACAATCTTAAGAATAAAGCAGCAAAAGCAGCAATGTATGCAGCCTTGATTGGTGGTGGTACAGGACTTGCGTCCGTGACAATACCAATGGGCATAGAGAATCAGGAAAGATACGAGCAGTCAATCAATGCAGACGCAGCAAAGAATGGAAAAGATTATGAGATTGAAATGCTTAAAGACAGAGGCCTTAGCGATGAGCAGATTGATGATTATATTGCAAACGGTCATTTTGAAAATGATGACGATTCCATATCAGAATCAAGAAGTAGAAGGATGCCGATAATTTCTGAATCAAAAATCAAACGCATATTGAGAAGAAACATTAATAGGTTTGCGAGAGCTTAATATATAAAAAGTACATATATACAGAAGCCACGGAGAGATGGAAAATTTCTTTGTGGCTTTTTTGTTTTTTTAACTTTTATTTGTTGTGTCTAATTACTCTGAATTGTATCTTTTCAGAAAGGAGTTTTTTACAATGAAAGATGAAATAGTTTTTGGTAATATCAATGATATTGTAGACGATGTATTGGAATACTGTTATCTTGAAGATAAAAGTGATGATATTGTCTTTTTTAAAATGATAATGCATATAAAAGAAATGTGGTACGATAATGAAAAAAGTGTTCCCTACTTCATTGTGGATGCTTTTGAAATTTCCGATGATTTTATAGAATATAAAAAGGATTTGATAATTGACAAATCAACCATATCAAAAGCAAAAAAGATAACAAGGCTTAATTTTGAAAGTATATTGTATCAGTACAAACAAATACAACAAATAAAATATTAATAGAAAAGCGAGAATTTCTTCTCGCTTTTTTTTGTTTCTACACAAACCAGTCTGGGTGTCTTTCATGTGCTATGTCTCCACATTTCAAACCTTTTTCCTGCATTTCATTTTCGGTTTCGCAAGGCCACACTCCAGTATTTGACCAATACTTAGATTCGTTGTTGACGTCAATTCCGTTTTTAATACAATTTTTCAATGACCAGATTTTGTACATTTTTGGATTGAAACCGCTATCTTTCAAATCTTCATAGAAGTAGTATTTTGCATCACTTCTCAATTCGTCGCCTGGTATGTCGGAATAGTCCCAACCATTGACTATAAGTCAAGTACTCTTATTGACAGCAAAATGGCTGTATTGAGATTCCATGTTTTCAGAAATTATATTCCTAACGGATTCGGATATAACTCTTGTCAACTGAGATTCTGTTAATTCTATTTTTCTCATTTCTCACTATATTATTTTTTTTTACTATTTTTTGAGTTGAACTACAATGTTCCAATCGGCATCATCAAGAAGGTTTGTGCTTCTGTATGCTACCATATCTCCAAACTCGTCAGATACTGTTTCCGAACTTAAATCAGCCTGATATACCGTTCCGTCATTACTTTTTGAGTAGAGTATTTTTCCTTCGGAATCCACAACTGCTTCAGTATATTCTGGGTTGTCTATTGTCGTCTCATCCTTTATATATGCGTCATAGTTGACATATGGTTTTGTTTCTCCACTTGCAACGTGTGCCACGACATCATTCATGGAAATGTCAGAACCTTGCACATCAACAGCATCATTTGTCTTGAATTTGATTCCGTCTGCGGTTATCGCCAAGACATGTAGAGATTTTGGAACGACAACATAAGCATACTCACCTCTATTTGTATGAATTGTTTTGCTGAAATCATTTCCATCACTCAATTCTTTTCTAAATGTGGTATATGTATTCTTGTTCACTGTTTCAGCAGTAGAAGCCCCGAAAAAGCATATATACCTTGTCTCAGATTTCACGATTGGAGCATCATTGTCAGATATTGGTATTGTCTCGATTATAAATGTTTCCTTTGATGCACTTATTGTGCTTGTCAATGTAGCCGTATTTGCCGTTGACTGATTCAACAATATTTTCCGCACATTGTCATTGGTTATTTTCGTTATTGTTGTATTCCCAGAATATTGCGATTTGAAATATATTGTATTTTCAGTTATGTCTGAATTGTTGGATGGAGTAACTGTGAAGACAAGTTTAGGGTCTTGCAACTTAATCAATTTGTCATTCAATATACCATTTCCAATGAATGATGTTATTTTGTCATTGGTATTTTTGATATACAGTTTTTCATTGTCAGCAAGATATTACATTGCAAGTTCACCACATTCAATATCGTCTATTGGCGGCTCCGTGGTTCCGCTTGTTCTATATAATAGTATTTTCTTACCTTTTGACATTTTTCAATTGTTCATTTTCTATAAATACCAAAAACCACAAAAAAAAAGGAGAAGCTGAAATTTTCAACCTCTCCTAATCAACTTGATTTGTTTCTAACTGTTAAGTATAGAATTTAGAATCGACTTATCTTCAAGGCTATTGATTTTCGCTTCAAGATTTTTGCATTTTTCCTTGTAGTTTTCTATCTCTGAATACTTGTTGCAAAATTTGATATATGTTATCATTGGATACATGATAATATCAAGATACTCTAAAGTCAACCCACGCATCAGTGGTTGCGTTTTTTTGTCTTTTTTTGAACGGGCCACTAACGAAAATGTTTCATATGTATCAACTTCGGTGCATTCCGATTTGTTATCATAATCAATGTACAGTTCTATCTGCTTGTCCATGCATAGTGAATTGAATTCGTCAACATCTGATATCAATGCATTGAGAAAATCCATGTCGCCATTGAAATGACCTTTCAACTTTTTGAATAGTTCTTCCTTATTGTACATACTTAACCTAATTTTTTGTGTTATACTTTTTAACGAGTTCTTCGTATTTGTCTTTCAAATTTTCAACCTCAGGCTCTTTCTTTTCTGTTGTTGGTTTGACATACTTCTTGACAAGCGTTGCAATTCTCTCATTCCTGCAATATGGGCATTCCTGTCCGAAATAATACAGATGGTGTGTCTTGCAGAAGATTCTTTCTCTAACGTCGTTCATTTTCTATCAATATTAATGTTCATTGCAAATGATACCAAAACAGTTTCAATTGTCCAAGGAATTTCCTATGTTTTTCAGCATCCAAATATAGTTACTGTCTTCGTCATTTTCCGCATAATCAGAAAAGCCATACCTACTATACCAGTCATGCATCCAAGAATTTCTAAGTACAGTCAGAAAGATTGAGTTGCGACTGCATTTCAAGGCTTCCTGCTCTGCAAGTTTTAGAATTTCGTTGCCAAGATTATTTCCTCTTGCAAGTGGGTCGACATATACGTTTGACAGATATATTGATTCAGAATCGTCATCGTATATGTACATCGCAAATCGGAAATATTTTCCTTTGTAATATACAATAGTTCCGAAATTAGTTTTTTCTTTTGTTATCTTCATTTTTCTTTGTTTTGTCTTCCGTATTATCTGTCTTGACGATTTTTGCCTCTCCAGACAACAGCATAATCCTTACATTGTCTGCGAATTGGCATGACAGCAGCCTATCTGAATTTGCCCCCTTTGTGAGCAGCTGTTCAATCTTCACTACATTCAATTCTGGATGTTTCACGACATCCTCCTTGTGTATCGGCTGATGGAATGAATGGTCTCCAACAACATAGAACAGATAGTACTGTATTATCATTTCATAGTCATTCTCAAGATGTTCCTCATGTATACATTCTGGCTTCAACAATGAAAGTATTTCTGACTTGTATTCATAATACTTTTTTTCATTTTCAAGGGCATTATTGAACCATGCGTATGAGTTTGCTGCATATGAGTGCTTGTACTGTCTTTTTTTATCTCTCCAGTTCTTCGCTCTCTTGTTATACGAATATAGCACATCACACAGCATCTGTTCAGTCACTATACCCTTTTCAAGATTAACAACATATTGTCTTGGTGTTCTCATGGCATTTCCTTTTTGAATTCGTCAAATGACGATATTAGTTTGTCTTCTTCGTTTGGAATTATATAGTATACATTGTCATCAGTATGGCTGTGCCACATTTGAATCATACCGCTCTTGTTGACTATATCCTTAACACAATCGTGACACAGTGTCCTATAATAGCCCATGGTTGCACCTATGTTTTCTCTTGAGCCGCATTCTTCACATACTTTTGAAGATTCGTCTTCAGCCTTTTCAATCATGTCAAACAATTCTCTTGTTCCATTTGATACATAGACTCTTAAGCAATTTCCACACCAGCAACCTTTTCCATTCCTTCTCACATACAGTATATGATTTGGGACTGTCAGACAATAAACCATTCCATTGTATTTCTCATATCCTTCAATATAGGAATCGTCCGTAGTCAAGAACTTTTCCTTATTCAGTAATATAGAATATACAGTACCATTTTCTATCGTTGTATTTACATTGAAAGAAAATCCGCACTTGACAATCAGTTCGCACACATCATCACATATTTGTTTTGAGGTTGTAGTGAATTCTGAACCGTTTGAATAAAGCACATCAAGCAATTGTTGCATCTTTTTCTTTGAGTTATTCTTCACGGACGATGGCAAACCTTCCTTGTACTTTCCATTTATGTTGACTGCAATGTCTTCAATAGAAATGTTGGTTTCTGATTTTTTAGCACTTTTACCAACCCATGTCCCACCACCTATCATGAATGTCTTTTTCTTTCCAAACAACTTGTCAGTCCTTGACAACTCGAATTTCTTTCCATTTTCACTTGAAACATACAGATTATGGTTAGGGGTCACAAGAAGGTCAATGCAATTCCCATTAATCGAATACATGTCATAGTTATAATGATATGAAATCAAATCTATAGGTGTTTGATATACCATATGACCACTTGAAGGATTAAGAGTCATTACAGAATCTTCCTTTGATACATCCTTGAAGAGTTTCCATCCATCTTTTGTTAGAACTTCGGTCACTTCATCATAGCAGGCCCATTTCTCCTTTATTTGGGTTATATGGATGCAATCCTCCTCACTTTTACCTTCATTGAATTTATCAATATATTCAATAATAGGCTTTATCAATGGTATCCATCCATTCCCACATTCAATTCCAAACATGTTGAATGGAATGCCATCAGATGACTCTTCAATGACTTCATATTCATTAGGGTCCAACATGTTTTTCGTTTCAATATCAGAATAAAGACAATAAGTTTTCTTTTGAAAATCAAAACATTCCCACCCAAGAAATATATCACCAGTATCCTTGTTTTTGATTTTAACTCTAAACATCTTTCAAAAAATTAATATACGAAGCAAAGTTACCAAAAAAAATTGAAAGAAACAAGTTTGTATTTATATATTATTAATAAAAAAAATAAATTATAATATATTAATAGTTAATTAGTTATTTTATTGATAAATTATAATATATTAATAGTTAACTAGTTATTTTATTAATAATAAAATTTAAATTTATTATATATTAATATTAATTAATCTAGAATTTATATATAATATATTTTATATAATCAAAGATAAGTGTTTGATTTTTTGAAATCAAGGTTATTCGTTTGATTTTTCTGAAAAAAAATCAAGGAATTGTTGTTTTTTCTGTTTGTTTTTAGTATCTTTGCATAAACAATTTTTTTTAGGTATGTTAATATTCAGTTACTACATTGACAACAAGGTGGATAAGGCTTGGTTCGATTCGAGCAATGTGTTTTATGCAGAGTGTGATGAATCTGACACTGAGTTAAAAACTGTAAGAGTTACATTCAAGAATGGTACGGTTTATCGTTATGATAATGTTCTCGTATATGATTGGACAAAGTTCAAGAATGGAGAAAGTCAAGGCAAGTTACTTAATGAAATTTTCAAGAAAGGTGGATACAAGTACGAGAAGATAGGCAGTGTCAACATTGACGACTTAAAGGAAGAATATGCTTTTAGGAGTGGAAAGGGTTACACATTGTATGTTAAAGGAAAGAATGAGCTTCTTCTTGTTGATTTCAAGGACAGTTTGAAGTATAGGATGGCTTTTCCTGGTGATGATGTTGTAAATGACATCAAGTCAATGTTGGAATCAATTGGAAACGTCGTTAGAGTTAAGGAGTTGTCAGATGAAGAAGATTTCGATTGAATTGAATTTCGTAAGTTTTGCATTTTTAAGCCTGACAATTCTTGTGGTATTAAAACTAACCAACATAACAACGTGGAGTTGGTGGTTTGTAATATCCCCAATTTGGTTGCCTTGGGTTTTGTTTATATTGTCATATTTCGTAATAAAAATCATGGCATATCTGTTAATCGGTAAAAGGTATTATGGTGAGAAATAGAACGAGCAATGTTGTTGACAGTCAGTATATGTCAATACTTTCTAGAATATTGAATGACGGTGTCTACAAGCAGACACGTAGCGGCTATGTATATTCATTGTTTTCCCAGTCAATGAGATTTAATCTTAGGAACGGCTTCCCGATGCTTACGACAAAGAAGATGTTCTATAAAGGGTTTATACATGAACTCCTATGGTTTCTCAAAGGAGATACCAACATAAAATATCTTGTTGATAATAACGTGAACTTCTGGACTCCAGATGCATATAGGTTCTATAATGAACTTCTTGATAAAGATGAGGAGATTACTGGGAAGAAGAACGATAGGTTTTCAATTGATGAATTTGTCGAAAAGGTAAAGGAAGGAGATTCGGTTTTCTTGAACAAGAAACTCTATGATGGCAATGTCGTATACAATTACAGATACGGCGATTTGGGTGACGTATACGGGCATCAATGGAGACATTGGGGTAATAATGGGTTTGACCAGATAAAGATGCTTGTAGATGGCCTTAGAACAAACCCAAATGACAGGAGACTGCTGTTGACAGGATACAACCCAGAAATAATGGATGATATTGCCCTTCCTCCGTGCCACACAATGTATCAATTTTATGCAAGACCACTTACATATGTTGAAAGACTTGAATGGTGTGATGAAAATATTGACGATGCAAATGAATGGAAGAATCCATCTGATGATACGATGAGCAAGAAAGGATGTCCTAAATATGCACTTTCATTGTGGTTCTATTGCCGTAGCCAAGACATGGCATTGGGAAATCCTGCAAACATAATGTCAGCAGCATTGCTTCTTTCAATGGTCGCACAATGTGTTGACATGATTCCTTATGAGTTGATTTGGAATGGTGGTGACTGCCACATATATGAAAATCAGATTGACGGTGTAAAGGAACAACTTTCAAGAGACCCACATATGTATAGGTTGCCGAAACTTGTTTTGAACAAGGAAATACATGAAATTGATGATTTTATGTTTGATGACATTAAAATAGAAGACTATAAAAGTTATCCTACAATAAAGATGCCTTTGAGCGTAGGTTGATTTGTGAAAAAAAATATACTGCGAAATGAAGAATAGCAAAGAATGTAAAGATGTATTGTTCTATTTGAACAATGTCCTCATATATGAATTTCCATATAAGGAGATTACTCCAAAGCATTTGTTGCTTGCAATTTTAGACAGTCCGTCATGTCATGCATATATGATGATATCACAAATAAAGCCACAGAGTGATGTTATTTCACTTCGTGATGGGCTTGTTGATGAATTTGGCATTTCCTTGAAAGACATTGTGTTGAAAAATGCAGTCGGTTATGGAAAGGAGACACTGTCAATAATGGACAAGGCTGCAATTGAGGCTGAAAATATGTCTGCAAAAAGAGTGAGTACGGAACACATCCTCTTGTCAATGCTCAATTCAAGCAATGGGTTCGACATTGGCAAGACATTGAATGGGTTCGGAATAGACTATGACACGGTTACAGCCAACTACAATAATTTCAAGATGAGGAAAAACAACATTAAAAAAGAATATGAACATTATGCTGACAATTCAGCATCCAATGACACACTTTTAAAGAGTGAAATAAACCCAATGGCAACTGTGAATGGTGACAAGACTCCGTTCATTGAGAAATATACGGTAAATTTGCATGAGGAGATTGCAAACGGAAAATATGACAAACTGATAGGGAGAGAGGAAATTCTCAACAACGTAATAAAGGTTCTTTCAAGAAGAAAGAAGAACAATGTCATACTTGTCGGAAAGCCAGGAACAGGAAAATGCCTTGCAAAGGGAACTAAAGTCCTTATGTATGACGGAACTTTTAAGGAAGTTGAAAACATTTCAATAGGAGATGAACTTATGGGTATTGATTCTACGCCAAGAAAGGTTATTGACCTCGGAAATGGTATAGATGAAATGTATAAAGTGCACCAAGAGAATGGAAATGACTATGTAGTAAATTCAGAACACATATTGTCGCTCATCAAGGATGGAGAGGTTCATAATATCCCAATAAAGGAATATGCCTCATATAGCGAGGATGAACGGAAATCATTCAAGGGCTATAAGTGCGGACTCATACAATTCAATTCTGAAAAGAAGACGGAGGTTGACCCATATGAATTGGGAAAGTTGTTTGGTGAACATTTTATTTCGCGATTGGACAAGTATTATGTATTCAATTACCTTTTTGACATAGCCGTAAAGATACCATATGAATACAAGGTATCTTCGGTTGAAGACAGACTTAAATTGCTTGAAGGTATAATGGACGGTTTTTCAGCCACGTTCAAGGATGGCAGATATATCATTAATGTTTATGGTCACGACCTTTCTGATGATATCAAATTCATATGTGAAAGCCTTGGATTGCATGTTACATCAAAGGCAACACTCGGAAACACATTGTATAAGTTCGAGATAAAAGGAAAGCTGTTTGACGAATGGAAGGAAAAACATGTTGTTAACATAAATGAGTTTACTGGCAATGTAATAGATAATGGTTCTGTGAGTGTTGAACCTATTGGAGAAGATGAGTATTATGGTTTTGAGATAGATGGTGACAGACTTTTCATGCTCGAAGACTTCACAGTAACACATAACACTTCGATTGGTTACAGATTGGCTGAGATGATTGATAATGGTAATGTACCAGAGAACCTTGAAGGGAAGAAGGTTGTTATGCTTAATGCCATGTCATTGCTTTCAGGTACACAATTGAGGGGAATGTTGGAAGAGAGGGTTGACGGACTGTTTAGTGAACTCAAGGCAAACCCTAATTACATTTTGTTCATTGATGATATGCAGAACATAATAAAGAACTCAAATAAGGACAAGGATGGAGACATCTCAGATGTCATTGGGAACATTCTTTCTGGTGGCGATGTTAGGGTTGTCGGAACCATATCATTCAAGGATTATAGAAATGGTATAGAAAATAACCCAGTACTGTCTACCAAGTTGCAGAAGATTGTCGTCGAGCCATCTACAAAGGAAGAGGCATTTGAGATATTGAAAACAAACAAGGGTTATTATGAAAAGTTCCACCATGTAAAGTTCAGTGATGCATGCATACTGAAAGCAGTCAAACTTGCAAAAAGGTATATAACGAATAACTACCTCCCAGATTCGGCCATTGATGTGATAGACCTAACTGGAGCGTCAGTATCATTAACCAACAGTCATTCTGAAACAATAAAGTCATTGAATGAAAAATTGAAGACATATGACGGAGAGAAAAGGGCTGCAATGAAGACTGGTGATTTTGAAAAACTTGACGAAATTGCAAAGGAGGAAAGTTATATCCTTAAACAGATTTCAGACGCAAAGAAGAAGATTGACAGAGATGAAAGCACATGGATTAATGTTACGGAGGATGATATTGCAGACACAGTTTCGTCAATGACAATGATACCAGTCTCAAAGCTAACAGATTCAAACAAGAAAACGATTCTCCATATTGACGAAATACTGAAAAGGGATGTTGTTGGGCAGGACGATGCAATAAACGAGATAGCAAAAGCGATTAAAAGAAGCAGGGCTGGCTTTTCGGACAACAACAAATGCACATCATTGATGATGCTTGGAAGTACTGGATGTGGAAAATGTGTTACTGGAAACACTAAAATAAGAATAAAAAACAAGAAAACAGGAAAAATACTCAGTGTAACAATGCACGAATTGAAGAGTATCGCTAAAAATTCAAAAAGGAAATAAAAAATGGATACATGTTATATAATTTATGGTGCAATTATTGCCATAATCGTGCTTGTTGCGATTCTTCAACTTTCAATACCAAATAGTATTGATTATGGTTATGGTGATATTGCTTCAGAACCAGTCCATTATGGAAAGAAATCTGAAAGCTATTATGAGAAACAACTCAAGACAAATGAGTGGCGTGCAAAACGTGAAAAGATATTGAAAAGGGATGGTTACAAATGTGCGTATTGTGGCTCAAAATCAAAATTGAATGTACATCACAAATATTATAATTTGTACCCAAATGGCAAACATGTAAATGCATGGGATTACCCAGACGACGCATTAATAACACTTTGTGAGTCTTGTCATAAAAAGGTTCACGAAACAAAGCCAGTGAAGGTGTACTATAGGAAATATTCGACAAAATTTGAGAACTAATGGAACTTTCAGATAACACTTATAGAAAATTTATAGAGAGTATTGACATTTCAGATTATCAGGTAGAGACTGATGAAGGATTTGTTGATATTGTTGCAATTCATACTACGGTACCATATGTCAAATACATAATAAAGACTGATGATGGTCTCTGTCTTGAGTGTGCTGACAAGCATATATTGTTCAAGATTGACCATGAGGAGGTATATGCTGAAGACATTGATGTTGGTGACGAGATAATAACAGAGAACGGAATATCAATTGTAACCCACGTGGAAAACACTGGAACAATGGAGAACATGTATGATTTGGAGCTGTCAGAGAATAGTGACCACAGATACTACACAAATGGAATATTAAGTCATAACACTTTGATTGCAAAGAAACTTGCGGAAAATGTGTTTGGTGATGAAAAAGCATTGATTAGGTTTGACATGTCAGAATATCAGGACAAGACATCCGTAAACAAACTACTTGGTTCTTCTGCTGGATATGTCGGTTATGACAATGGAGGTCTTCTTACGGAAGCCGTGAAGAACAAGCCATACTGTGTTCTACTGTTCGATGAAATTGAAAAGGCTGATGAAAGCATATACAACGTATTCCTACAATTGTTTGACGAAGGAAGACTTACAGACAACGCAGGAACAACTGTCAATTTTAAAAACGTGATTGTGATAATGACATCAAATGTCGGAGCAAAACAGGCATCAGAAATGGGAAACAGTGTAGGATTTGCTGACAACAAGGATGACAGGAAAAAATCAATAGTGGAGAAGTCGCTGAGAAACAAATTCAATCCAGAATTTCTTAACAGAATAGATAAGATTATACATTTCAATTCGCTGACAGATGAAAATCTAAAAGATATCACAAAACTCGAACTGAACAAACTCTATAAGAGAGTAAAGGAGAACGGTGTAATACTTGATTATGATGATTCTGTGGTTGATTATGTATACAGAAAGGCAACAAAGGAAAAGGAATACGGAGCAAGGCCAATCATGAGGATAATACAGGACGATATTTCAGACAAAGCCGTTGATATGGTTCTCGAATCAGATAGGAAGGAAAACGAATTCAAGGTAGAGATAGATAAGAACAATGAAGTTGTTGTATCGCGTAAGTGATTGATTTTCAAGGTAGTCGGTTATATATCGGCTACCGTCCCTTCAAAGATTTGCAGTTCTGATATTTATATTATAATAGCTTTTATTGAAGATGAGGGATATAATGATAAATGAGAGGCAGGAAGTGCTTCTTATGAACGCCATGTTGAAGGAGGCTTCTGACGAATACGTTGAGGAACTTGGACCGAAGAGACTTGAATTGAAGAGGTTCCTTGATTCCAACTTCAGAAAAGGTTCAATTGACAAGATAGGCGAAGATGGAGACCCGTCAAAGGTCGAACTTGTTGTGATGATGAAGGACGGAAAGCCTTTGAAGAGCATGGACGACAAGATGCTTTTCTATTATATACAGTCACACAAAAGGTTCAGAAATATGGTTCCAAAGAATGATAGGGACAAATTCCTGAAGGATACAATCATTGCATGGTATAATAATGAAATCACCAAGAATGGAAATATTGTAAGGAAATAGACACTAAGAGGCACAAAGACAGGCACTTTGCATCATCAGCCAGCCTGTTCAGGTTTTTCGGAAAACCAGTCTCAAATTAAATTAATGAATGATGAAAAAATTAAAACGACTTTTTATGGCAGTTGTGCTTTTGCTTTCAGTGATATGTGCAAATGCCAAAGAAAACAATTTAACAAAAGCAAGTGCAGATAAACCTACAAGTGGATTAAAAATAAATGATTATCGTGAATGTGGAAAAGCCACATATTATGGTTTGAATTACAGGAATGGAAGAAAAACCGCATCTGGTAGACCATATGACAAAAACAAGTTGACAGCTGCACACAAGACATTACCATTTGGAACGGTTGTGAAAGTCACGAACAAAAAGAACGGAAAGACCGTTGAAGTGGAGATAACAGACAGGGGCCCGTTTGTAAGGGGAAGAATAATAGACCTGTCAGTTGCAGCAGCAAAGAAGATTGGAATGATTAAATGTGGTGTGACACAAGTACACATAGACATTGTCAGCCAACCGACAACAATCAAGAAAAAAAGATAAGAAAGATAAGGCTATCAGAGAAATCTGGTGGCCATTTTTTTTTGTGTTGTTAGCAGTTGAATTTGCAAACAACTACAATTGTAGTTCGATTATCTTTCCTACAATACTTGCAAATACAAATATCTCAAATCCACCAATTGAAGTTGCTATAACATAATAGATGTCTGCCTTCTCATGCTGTACATAGACATCAAACACATAGTCTTTCATTATTCCAATCAATGTGGCAAAAACCCATGCCGAAAATGCGGATATATACACATTTATGTCAAGCGTAAGAAACATCACACAAATCAATGCTCCGAAGTAATTTCCAGCCTTGTTGTGAAGCAGTTTGTCAAATTCACATTTTGATATTATGAAATTGAATATCTTAAGCAGTGTATCCATGTCCTTTTTTTATATATAAATACCAAAAATTCAGTTATTATGTTTTATGTGTCAAGTTTTTTTAGTATATTTGCATAAACAATAATCAATATAAAGATATATTTCTTATGCACGAAGGTGATAATAATTTTTTGAAAAAGGCAACGAATAAGTCGCAAATGATGGTAGATGAATTGTACGAGCTTATTGACATTGTAAAGAAGGTAAATAAGGAAGCATACGACAACATTCCAAGTAGATTCTTTGATGATATGTCTTTCATTGACAACATTACCCTTCTTGATTACAATATGCTCACATACTACCTGAACGATGCGTTGAGGACATGCAAGCCAATCAAGTGTGAATGTGACGAAACATGTAAGGATTGTGACAATCAATGCCACAATTGCAATGAAAACAACAAGTTTGGCGATTTTATAGATAGGCTGAACGAATCATTGCCGAATAATTACAAAATCAACAAGGGTGAGGCTCTTAAAGCACGGAAGGTATACAATAATGATGTAGTGCGTGACCTTTCAAAGTCTAAAAAGATTGAAAGCAGGTATTCTGAGGTGGCTAAAGAGGCGAACCGTGAGTTGTTTGATACAGACGAGTTAATTTCATACATGTCTCTTGGTGATTTGAGATATCTGATTTACAAGAACCACTGGGAAAACGAATTTGACTGTAGTCTTATTAATTCAAGGGTTGATGTTCTGTCTTTCCTATACCACAAACTTGAAGATAGGATAGCTGAAAAATTGGCTGAAGATAGCAATAAAGAGAAACACAAGGAAGAGAAGTATGGAAATCGTGATTCAGACATGTGTGATTCATTTTATTTACTTCTGAAGAACATTTTAAATTGAATTTAATGGGAAGAAAGAAAGAGGCAGAAGTGGCATTCATACCATCAAAGTATCAAAAGAAGATATTTGATTTCGTTGAGAACGGACAGGGGAATGCCGTCATAGAAGCCCAAGCTGGAAGCGGTAAGTGCCTTGGTAGGAATACCAAGGTTCTTATGTTTGATGGTACTGTGAAAAACGTACAGGACATAAAGGTTGGTGATTTGTTGATGGGCGATGATTCGACTGCAAGAACCGTTCTTTCAACAACAGTAGGCCATGGCCCATTGAGAGAGGTTTGTCCGTCAAAAGGAGACAAGTGGGTTTGCAATGATGCACATATACTTACTCTTGTGGAGGATGGAAATGTTATTGACCTTCCGATAGGTGAGGTTGAAAACAGTGAAAAGTGTGAAGATGGAACATACAAGTCATTCAAACTTATAAGGACTGGCGTTGATTTTGAGAAAAGGAAAATTCCAGGCAATGCAGTCTATGCCGACCATTTGAATGATGTCGGTGTAATTTCACTATTATGCAATAGCGAAGAAGTGTTGAAGGACTTATATCTGATAAACACAAGGGAAGTTAGACTTAAAGTATTGTTTGGTATCATAAAGTTTTTCGGTAATAATATAATTGTAAGGGAAAAATGCCTTGCGCAGAAAATACTGTATCTGTCAAGAAGTCTTGGACTTTCGGCATATATTGAAACTGATTCAAATGGAAATGAATATGTTTCAGTAAGTGGAATGGAAAATGAAAATGTGAATTCCATTGAAGATTTGATGCCACATGAAAAAAACGGACAATATGTTTCTTTCTCGATAAGAGATATTGGAGAAGGTGACTATTATGGCTTTACACTTGATGGTAACGGAAGATTTCTTCTCGGTGACTTCACGGTTACGCATAACACATCAACAGCAATGCAATGCATAAAACTAATACCAGAAGGAAAAAAGATACTGCTTACTGCCTTCAATAACAGTATTGTTGATGAATTGAAGAAGAAGATATCCAAATTCCATAACAAGAAAGACATTGATTGTAGAACAATGCATAGTCTTGGGTATTCGATGTTGCTTTCAAATTTTAGGAATAAGATAGACAAGGAAATGAACGAATTCAAATATTCGTCATACATCTACAACAACATAGAAGAACTCGGTGGGCCTACATACACTTCTTTGTCAAACAAGGAAAAGTCAAAATACGTTGACAATATAAGAAAATTCGTTGACTTCGGAAGATGTTATCTTGTTGATACAATGAAGGGTATGAATTTCATTGAAGAACATTATAAGATTACTACACTTGGAAATGAAAAGGATGTCGCCCTTGCAGTAATGAAGTGGGGTAAGGAAAACTACAACACAATAGACTTTACAGACATGATATGGCTACCGAATGTATTGAACTGCAAGCCATATAAGTATATATATGATTGGATAATCGTTGACGAAAGTCAGGATATAAGCAAGGCAGAAAGGGAACTACTTCTTAGATGTACGAAAATGTCCACAAGAATGCTTTTCTGGGGACAGGAAATACAATGTCAGCCAAACGGAACGAAAGTGTTGATGAAAAATCACGAAGAGAAGAACATAGAGGATTTGCGTATTGGAGACCGTGTGTGCACATATAATGAAGAAGAAGGAAAATACGAAGATGGTATCATATTGAATACAGAACACCATAGATGCAACAAGACTGTCACAATAACGACAGTGGACGGTAGCAAAAGTTCATACACACAAGAACATATGTGTTATGCAAGTATAAACAAGGATACATTCTGTACATATCTTATCGAATCAACTAATGGAAAATTCTTCTATGGAAGCAGCCCGTTGTTTGGTAAAGACGGCGATTCCTTTTTCTCTGGTGGAAAGATTGGTGAGGTCGAAATAGAAAAGTTATGGCTTTCCTGTGCTTATCCGTCACTGAACTATAGTGGCATTGCAGTAGAGCTCCGTATTATGTCGTATTTTGGCCCACATCCAATTAAATCACCTCATAGGCACAGTTCTACTGAAGATGATAAAAAAGCCTGTGAGACGGCCTTAAAAAGTCTGATTGGGAACGATATTATATATGAGAAACCATTCTATGAAAGAGGAAAGGAAATTCCATGTACAAAGGAAGGGCTTTATACTATAAATGCATGTAATCTTAAAAAGGGCATCATGGGTGTATTCGTTCATGAGAATGGAAAACTTTCTGTGATTGAAGACATAGAATACAAGGAATGTGATGTAGAGGTATATTCGATTGAGGTCAGTGGAAACCATAACTATTTTGCGGACGGAATACTCACACACAATTGTATATACAGTTTTCAAGGTTCTGATTATATGTCATTCAATGAATTGAAGAAACTCCCAAATACAATTTCATTGCCTTTGTCAATATCATACAGATGTCCGAAGAATGTGGTGAAACTTGCAAATAGGTTTTCTCCAGAAATGGAGGCCAAGGAGGATGCTATCGACGGGGAGGTGAAGTACAATGTAGGCATTGATGAGATTTCTGACGGAGATATGGTTCTTTGTCGTAATAATGCACCATTGCTTCAATTGTATTGTGAGTTGTCTGAAATAGGTAAGCCTGCATATATCTGTGGTAAGGACATAGGTTCAAACCTTGTCAATATAATCAAAAAGACAAAAGAAAAGGAACTGAATCAGTCTCTTGATAAAAAGGGTGTTTTTTCAAAGTTATACAATAACCTTTTCAACAATATTGACATGACGATGAAAAAGAACAACATTTCATTTGAAATGGCTCTCGATGATGCAGGGATATCACAGGAATATGATACAATACAGGCCATTGAAGCCATCAATGATTCATGCAATGATGCTGACTGCCTTATTGAAAAGATAAAGTCACTATTCTCGGACAAGAAAGCCAAGGGGATTGCACTGTCTACAATACACAAGGCAAAGGGACTTGAAAGTGACAATGTATACATATGCTGCCCATCCCTTCTTCCAGCAAAGAGTGCAAAGGACCCTTGGGAAATAAAGCAGGAAAGCAATCTTGAATATGTCGCTTATACAAGGGCAAAGAAGAAACTGTGTTTTCTCAATGAGGACAAGTTCAGCATGTATTCTTCTACCGCACAGCAGAAAGCAAAAAAACTGCAATCAAAGAGGGATAAGGTGTTCATTCTTTACGGTGATAGGTCAAGATGCTCTGTAGTTGTTCCAAGTCCAAGTGCTGCAAAACAAATCATTGCAAACAGTACGAAGATTGACAGAAAGCCGTCGAATGCAGTTGATATATCAAAAAATGAAAACACTACAAACGGTACGTTTTCGTCGATGTCTCTTTTTGCATCAAAAAACAAGAAAAAGATAAAGAGAAGAATCAACATTTAGATTAAGAGACAGGACAACTCCTGTCTCTTTTTTTTTGTTTCAAACATAATTGAAAAGGCAACAATATAGAAGTTGGCACAAATGAGCAGTCATTGATTTGGCTGCTCATTTCTTTCTATAACTTTATATGCGATGCCATTGATAAATGTTAAACCCTCAATTCTTTCTATTATATCTTGTGAATCAAAATCACTAAGGTTAAACCATAAATAATTGAATTGGAATTCACCATTTTGGGTATTAACCCATCCTCTAATGTAGTATTCTGCTTCATCAAGTAATGCATCTAATAATATCAAATCTGTCACTTGATAATGTCCTACTTGATAATTTTCTGTATAAACACCTAAGATTCTACAGCCATTCATTTGGTTTTCTACATTTCGAATCTGAATATTTGGCTTGTCTTGAGATAGAGCAATATACGCTATGAGTTTCTCTTCGTTCCTTGTTCTGTATTGAAATAATAGTCTTTTGATAGAATCATTATAGATGCCACTACCCAACAATTCTGTAGGTGGGTAATCAGAAAATGTTAGTTTATCATAATACTGTGCCATAACGCTACAAAGTTAGAACAGTTTCTTTGAAAGAACTATTTATATTAGAAAAGTTTAACGAAAACGATAGATTTTAATAGGGCTATAGAGTTAATTAGGCGTAATGGGGGCTTTAAGTCAAACAGCAATGATTCATCATACTATAGAACATATACTATAGAGGGTAACAGACCATTACAAGCAAGAATTTCAAATCACGGAACTTGGCTATGGACTTGGTATGACAAACAATACGACCCTTCATATGCAATTAATACTTGTGTGGTATATTCTGAAAATGGAGAAGACAATTCTAACATAGAGGTTGATATGAAAATAGTTGACAAGGATGGAAATATCATTGGCGAAAAGAAACCATTTGAAGTCACACAGTATGTTTACAATTGTCAATTACTTGACGAAAATGATTCTATCTTAATAAACCAAGCAGTACAGAACATATGGCAAAACAAAGGGTATAAAGACCCATTAGCGAATACGCCTAAACACGCAAGAGTTATGATATTGAGACCAAATGAAGAGCCTGAGATAATAACAGAAAATAAAACAAGATATAATATGAATAAGTTAATTAGACTAACAGAGTCAGACTTGCATAGAATAGTAAAGGAGTCTGTGCAGAGAATATTGAAAGAAACACGACTTGATTATGATGAGGATAATTTTTCTGGTAGATATAGTAGAAACGCAGATAATACCATACCATATCAAGGCAAATTATTTGCTTTTGAGGTTGATGATAGAGGAAAAATATACAAATACGGACAACAACCTATTGATGTAATCTCACAATGTGAAAGTGAGGCAGAACGTTATGGACAAGGACATTGTAGTGTTGAGACATACGAAAGTGAAGAAGATTACATTAATGCTATTAGAAACTACATCAAAAAAGGATATGTTGTTACTAATTAAGCGGCCATCAGACCTACCTTAATCTCAGACCACTTACAAACGAGTCCAATGGACTTCTTGAACATATGGGCGAATCGTTCTGATTCGCTCAGTTTTCTTGTGTTCCAACGATACACAGCCTCGTCAATGTAAGACTGTAGGTGTTCATCAGATACATCGTGATAGCAACCAACAATCATACGTCTGAAATGACTCCAAAAGCCCTCAATGCTATTGGTGAATATGTCACCATTAGTATACTCTTCCTCACCGTGATTAACAACAGCGTGAGTATAACCTAACCCTTCAAGACCATTGTAGGCTTGAAGTTCATCAGTAATCACTCTCGAACCTTCAGCAACAAACTGCTGAATAATGGGCTGCAATGTAGCCCTATTCGTATTCTCTACAGCAAAGGCGTGAACGTCGGTGATGTTCTCAAACATTGTCTCAACAAGACAACAGAAGTTGCAGTTGCACTCAGTACAGTGGAAACGACCATTCTTGGAGAACTTGCAATGGTGCTTGTCACAGTAAGGGCAAACAACGTCTTGCTGTTCTCCAACACCCCAACGTGATTCTATGATGGCTTGCATACACTTTGCATCTGAGGTGAAGTACGAAGTGAGCGAGATAATGCTGTTGAATTTACTGAAATTAATCATAACTTTGAGTTTTCTTTTAAATTATACTACAAAGTTACAAAAAAGTCCAGTGTTATGGGGTATTTTTATACGTATAAGGGGTTATTTTGTGCCAACTGCTATATTATTACTATTGAAAATGTGACAGGCGTTGATATTTATTATAATAAGTCTAAATCAATGAAGGATATAATAATAAGTGAGAGTCAGCTTTCTGTTTTGGAAAGCCTTGTGAAAGAGGATGACGGAATAATGCTTGACAATGGTTCGACAAAAGAATATGGTGACGAAACCAAAATAGGTACATCTGCGCCAATTGTTAATTCTGATGGGGATGAAATTCCTGGAAAGGATGTCGCTTCAGATGAGATTAGCAAAACGCTTTCTTATCAAGGCTATTTCGGAAACGCAAGAACAAGATATTGAAAAAAAAAGAATAAGACGATGCCTATATTTCTATATGAAGACGAAAGTACAAAACTTGGAGGAAAGCAGATAATTCCCCCACAATATGTCGTTGACAATTGGAAACGCATGGAGAAGATGTATTCCGACAAGAAATATAGGAACAACAAAGGACACAAGCGTCTTATTGGTTTGCTGTACGGTGACTATAATGACCCAAACGGAAAGAAAAAGAATCAGAATTCTGATATAAAGGCATTGTCATGGTACAAGGCAAAGGAAATTGCAAGGAACATAAATGCAATGTCACAAACACCAGACAATTTGGAGTATGCTATGATTGGTGGTGACACGACAAGGGATTGGGTGAATTCGGCACTTAAATCGTTAAGGAATTCAGTCAGACGTGTCGATGCAGTACCAGAAGTGCCAAAGTTGAAAATAAAAGACGTAGAGGCAGCAAAACCAGACAATACTGTAAAGTTGGGTGGTACTGAGATAACACTTGAATCAGCACGCAATTTCAAAAATAAAATTAGAAAGAAAATCAATTGAAATGTCATTCAAACAGGTCACAAAGGATTTGTCAAATGCTTCAAAGGTATATGCCAAGAGTGCTGTAAAGGACTTCAAGAACCAGTTCAATGACCTTGCGATGCGACTGTCAGAGAGATATGTCGGCCCATACATACCAATTCCAGAAGGTGGTGGCATTATAAGTCCGCTTGACCATATTGGTTCGTGTATGAGGGCAGCGTTGAGGCCGTTGAGGTATTACAGCAATGTGAACCCATATGCTTATGTTGATATAGAGAATTTTGAGAGGTTTCGTGATGGGTTGAGCCAAGACGGAAGTGTACCTATGACAAATGATGTTATGAGGTTTGGCGTTGAGAACGAATTGGGTGAAATGCATGATGTATTCGAAACACAAAACTAAAAAAGAATAATATAGTTAATTTAACATATAAATGGCTACAGTTAATAGTAACAATCAGTCTTACCTTGAAATGCAGGGTATTGAGGCTCGCAAAGAGCAGATGGCACGAAGCGACTACAATCAGTCGAATGAGTACAACGAAAGACACAAAGATGCCCTTGCTGATGGTGATGGACAGGGAAAGGGAACTGGTGATTTTGGAGGACACGGATTTACCGTACCAGATATGACAAAGCCAAAGGACCAGATTTCCTATTCTAATTTCAACACCACTGAAGCAGGTAATGATTGTGACCAGAAGGCAAGGGAAACAATGCTTGCACGTTCAATCTACAATGCGAACAACCAGTATGGTATTGATGTTATAATTGACACCAGCAAAAATGTAGCAGAAGGCCAATACTATGGCGCAGGTCGTTCAAGGCTTCCTTATACATGTCCTATAGTCTAAACAACACATATAGAAGGTGATTCTATTTCTTGCAGAAGATGTGATTAATGAAGCTGTAAATGCTTCTGAAGTTGTCAAGGCTCTTGATGACAGGAAAGCCGTGCTCATAAATTACGCAGACGAAGAGGCAAGTCATCCTGGGAAAAGGTATATTGAACCTTATGTGTACGGACTGACAAAAGCAGGAAATCCATGCATAAGGGCATACCAATATTGGGGAGACACAAAGAGGGGAACGCCAAAATGGAAACTCTTCAGGCTCGATAGGGTTGAATCGTGGGAACCTACCGACAACACATTTGAACTTGAACCTAAAGCAAGAGGTTGGGCTGCAGAGGCATACAACAACAACGGTGATGGTTCAATGTCAGCCGTATACAAAATGGTAAGCCTCGGAGAAGAACCGAAGACTGAATATGAACGTCTTAGGGCAAGAACAAGGGAATTGATGAATAGGAAAACCCCTATAAACATCAACAATATCAACAAGAAAAATTCTGGGCCAATAGGAAACACAAACAAGAAGTCAAATCCTCCTATCGAGAACGCTGAGAACAACGAACAAGGACCTGTTGATTCAACAAATGCACAGATTGCAAGTCAGGATTCGATTGAAAACAGTAATAGGACACAAGGGCCTATAACAGGTGACACAACAAATCCGCAGGAAGTAAGTGTAGGTGATTTGATGGCAAATGATGATTTCAAGAAAATGCTCCAAAGAAACCTTGAGATAACCAACAAGGAGAAACAGAGAAGATTTGGCAAAAACGGAGAGTATTCGGGTGGTAGTTCAGCAAATCAGAATTCACAGGAAACCAACAGTATGCGAGGACCTATAACAGGAGATGCAACTAATCCGCAGGAAGTAAGTGTAGGTGATTTGATGGCAAATGATGATTTCAAGAAAATGCTTCAAAGAAACCTTGAGATAACCAACAAGGAGAAACAGAGAAGATTTGACAAAAAGGCAAAAAATTCTTTGGTATAATAGGAAAAATGCCTATATTTTAGAAAAGAAACGAAGAAAAAAATGGCACAAAACACAATTAAAAACCTTGTAGGTAATAGGGATGCTATTAGGAGGATAATGGCAATGGACGCCAATGGAACAATGGACAAGATTGCGGAAAACGCAAGGAAAAGTGGTGTCCTTACATATGATGACCAAGGTCCATCATATAACCCGACTGGCAAGCAAAAAACAGATGGACAATTTGTAATGAATGAGAATATTGCAAAGATTCATAAGAACATGCCAAAGGCAATTATTGACTCATTCATGAAAAATCCAGGAAAAGAGCCAAGCACCTCTGTTCTTGGTGGAATAGACATGGATGCAATCAATGAAGGTACACAGAAAAGACAGATTGTTGAAAGTACCCAGACTGTGAATATGCCATTACAAGCAACGCCAGTTATAGATTATTCCCTTCTCAAGACAATCATAAACGAATCCGTACAGGAGAATGTCAGAAAATACATGTCTGCATTGGCCAAAAAGCTGATTTCAGAAGGCATAGGCAGTGGAAATGAAATACAGGCTATCAAGATTGGAAAGAAGATTTCCATAATATCCGAAAATGGAGACATCTATGCAAGCGAACTGAGAAAGGTCGGCAATGTAAATAAAAAGAAACTTGAAGGCTAATCATGTTAGGAAGTCACAACTCAATGAGCTATCTTCCAGCAGTAAAATGGTGGCAAAGGTGGCAGAAACGATGGTATAGATGTCAGAACCATACCATTGAAGAACAGATTAAAATAGGTGCAAGATATTTTGACATAAGGCTCAAACTAATCAACGGACAGTGGCATTTTGTACATAACAAAATAGATTTCGGGCTTGAGGATGAAAACGTATATCTCATGCTAAGTACAAATAAGGCTTATGTTAGGTTTATTTATGATGTCAGAAATAAGAACAGCGAGCATGATGCATTCAAATTTCTTAACCACATAAATGACATTGAAAACAGATTCCCTTATATCAATATAGACAGCGTAATTACATATTGGGACTGGAAAGAGCATTATAAACCATCAATGTCTGTAAAGGAACTGCACAGTGGCGTGAGCAGTACAATACTTGACTATATTATACATGGAACTAAAAAATGCTATGCACTTGTTGACAGATTCAACATAGATGAAAACCACATGTTCCTTAATGATGAAGAAAATAAGGTTCTCCTAATGGACTACATCTAAAAAAATGTCATGGAAAACAAAACAATAACTCTATCAGAATCTGAGTTCTTTAAAATTGTCAGAGAGGCAATTTCCGAGGAAATAGAAATTAATCCTAAAAACATTGGTAAATTCAATGCAACAAAGAAAAGGACTGGAAAATCAACTGAGGAGCTTGCTCATTCAAAGAACAAACTGACAAAGAAGAGAGCAATCTTTGCATTGAATATGGAAAAAGCAAACAGAAAAAGAAGAAAGAGATAAGCACAGCCAAACGGTTGTGCTTATTCTGTTATATATCAGTTGTCAGATGTTTCTTTCTTGAATTCGTTCAATTTGTTGAACATTGAATTGAATTCTTCGCTTATCATAAGGCTCTTGTCATATACATCAACCCTTGTTGGAGTATCATCCTCTTTCTTTTTGGAATCAATATTTTCCATTAACTTGTTGAATATCTGATTGGCCCTTCTGCTTCTTCCAGTTTCAGTAATCAGCGGTTTTTTGTTCTTTAGATTCTCCATTGGCATATTGACATTCTCAGTAGGCTCTGAACTTTCTTCTCCGTTCATTGTCATGTCTTCATTTCCTTCAGGTGCCCCGAAATCATCCAATCCACCAGGCGAAGAACCAATGTCTCCAAGGCCGCCTCCGAAGCCTCCTCCGCCACCAGATGGGCCTTCTCCGCCCATATCCGAGCCATCCTGTCCGTCCTGATACTCTGCTCCTGGTTCTCCATATATCCTATCTACCGTATCAAACACGCCAGTTCTCTTGATTATCTGAGATGTCTTTTCATATTCGGCAGCAAGAGCCTTCTCAAGTCTTATTTCATCGAAATTCTCTTTAATGTCCTTGTCAGACCACTTCATTATTTCCTTCAATGCCCTTTGCAATGACATGACTGGTATTCCATTTCCTGGGTCTGTAACAGCATCCCTTACAACATTAACCCTCTTGCTCAGATTTTCCAGTTCAAGTTGTTCAGATTGAGTTGATGGGTTGTTCATTGTCAGATTGAAGTTTGTAAGGTCATCCTCAAAGCCAAGAAGATAAAGGTGTATCGTGGCAACCTTTGTAAGCTCCATAAGGAATGACTGCTGATACCTATTTATTGTCCTTGCAAACCTTACATCGGTAAGTGCAAGTGCCTTTCCGTCTCCCTGCGACTCCTCGAAATTCAGGAACGACTGAGGTATCCTCAACGCTGCACAAACCTTTCTCTGTATGTATTTGATGTCATCAATTGCATCAAGGTTCTTTGCACCAGAAAGAGTTTCAATTGGATTAGACATGTTTTCATTCCTTGTCGGAATAAATATATCATCACTTGCGCAATTACTTAAGAAGCATCCACTATCATTGATTTGACCAAGTGAATTATAAGTTCTTATTGCAAAGTTATGTCTATCATCCTCGCCATTGTCTCCAGTTACGGTCATACAGTATACATCATCTCCGTCTATGATTTCAATTGCCTTTATCTTATGGTTTTTCCTAAGACACTCAACGTATTCGTCCGATGTTTCCAAATCTTCCACGACATCTACGCTGAAATCACTTATAGAGTCTGAAATGAGGTTGTTGGTGTATTCATACCTATCAGAGCAAGGGTTGTATACCTTTTCAAAACAAGCCTCATTTGTTTCATTCTTTCTATAGAAAGGCATTACACTTTCTCCGACTATCACTTCATCTGCACGTTTCTTTGAGCCGTCACGCATTATTATTTCGTGCTCCCCTGCCATCGACATATAAGAACCGTCATCAAGTGTTATTTTGTACATCTGCTCAGCAGTATAGTTCTTTCCGCACCATACAACCTTTCCTGCAACTATCTTATGTGTATTGTCCTGTACGGAATACACATAATTCGCCTTTCCATCTTCAAACTCACCTGCAAGCTCTTCAATGGTTATTGTCCTTCCGTCAAGAAGAGGTATCGGCGTCTTTTTCCATACTGGCAGAATGTTCTTTCTAAGGTCAAGCTGTCCTGTCAACGGGTCGACGATTGGAGTCCTCTTGAATTGGTCTGCAATCTGTTCCACGTAAGCAGGGATGTCATCATCATCCAATGAGCCTACGAAAATCTTGTACACACGCCTTTCCATTGACCTTTCAAGACGATATATAAGCATCATGTCCTCCATCAGTGCAAGCATTCTGAAATGTCTTCTTGCAGCCAGCAGAATCGAACAGCCATAAGGTAAAAACATTGAGTTATGCAACAACCTAAAGTGGGCTATTTGCCAGTTTCTGAACGGAACCAAATCACCCCCTGCCTCACTTGTCCACACGAATTTTGTTGACATGTCAGCATCCTTTGTGTTTCCACCGACCAAACCAACAGTTCCCTGACCTCCGTATGGGTTTATTATGCCATTCTCCATGCGTTCAACCTCACCTACTGGGAGTTGCCTCCATCCTTTGATTCCAAGGTTTTTGTCAATGTCAAGAAGCATGAACTGGTTTCCATACTTTAGCATTGACCTCATTACCATTTGTGCAGTCACCTGTAGATTGAGCCTGTTTACGAAAAGGTCTTCAAGGATTGACTTTATCCTGTCAGATTTTGAAGATACATTCACAACCATTCCACTCCTTGAACCAGATAAAAGCGTTGATTCCTCCGAGCATATGTCAAGTGCTGCACCAATTTCTGGATAAGCATCCATTAGGTCAGCGTCACGATACATCAACTTGAGATTGCTAAGGCCAGCAAATGCACTCATTGACAGACTTTGGTTCGACCTTATCCATCTGTTGTGCAAATACTTGTTCTGCTGAAGTTCAATCATCTTTTCCTTATACTTCTCTGGGTCTTCCGTCTTGTATACAACATCTTCTGGGTGAGATGCCTTGGAAATGTCAGCAATACCGTCTGACGCATTCCATGCACCGTCAAATACCCTTGACATGTTTTGGAACGTCGTGTATAATCTTTTAGCCATTATAAAAAAATATTGTTATATAATATATAAATATCTAAAAGAAATCTTCAAATTATGACTTTGGAAATGTCATGTTTTTAACGGAAAAAAACTCGACAAATTTCTTGCCGAGTTTTCTATTAGTTTATATTTTGCGTCTTTTTTTGTATTTCCTATTTTAGCTTTTCAATCGTTTTCTTAATCGCATCTGCATAGCCTTCCTTGAGTTCTATTATATTGACATCATTGCATTTCATGAGTTTGTATATCAATATCGGATTGTGTATTGTCGCTATCAATTGTACATGCTCTTTCTTATACGACAAAATATTATATAGTTCGTCAATATTAAGAATGTCGAGGTTTCTATCAGGCTCATCAAGTATTGCCGTTATTTCGTAATCCTTTGAATTTGATGGTACATTGTATTTCTCGATGTACTCAAGATATTTTTCTGCATATTTCTTCCATGCATCATTTCCATCTTTCGACATTTTTTTAAGTTGTGCGATTGGAAAATTCAACTTCGCATCCTTGCTGAACATATCGCTGAATAGACTGTTCAGAGAAATCTTCACACTTTCGCCAGTAGAAGAATGGAATGACGAATATGTTGAACAGAATGTGTCATATGATTCCAACCACCTGTCACTCCCATTGTCACACAATTCGTCAACATGACTAAAATTGAAGGTTGTCAGATTATAATCCGAATATACGGCAACACCATCCTTTATATCATTGTTCTTTGACAAAGATATATCAAACAGGCCATTGACAAACTTTTCACTTTGTTTGTTCCTATCAATCAGAAGGTATTTCCTAATCAACTTTAAAAGAGTTGTCTTTCCACAACCATTCGGGCCGATAATTACATTGACCCCATTCTTGAAATTGAACTCAACTCCATTACCAAAGCACTCAACATCTGGAAGATACGACAATGGAGTGTTTTTGTTTTCGATAATCTTAACTTTTTCAATCATGACTGTTAGCCGTTATTCTGTTCTACATTCTGAATGTCTTCTATTGATTTTATATATGACGGTTCAATATATCCGCAATATTCACCTTTTTCAATGTATCTGTCAACACTCTTATAGACTTTCTTCCAACGCCAAGGTACGCTCATGAAATAACCAGGAGAATCCTCACATTCAACAGTATCTCCAACCCATGACTCAAATGCGACAACCTTTTCCTTTTTACCATCATATTCGACAGTAATCAACTTATGGCCATTGATGTCAAACAGTGAAGCAAGGTCCATCCATGGGAAAAGGCACTCAATATCAAATTGGCTTATTATCTTCTGCTGTTGTGGAGTCTGCGTGGATATTCTATATTTATGCTTTTCTCCATCCTTGTATGTGTCGTGATACACGGAAACGGATTCGATTCCCATAATCTTCTCCAAAGAATCGATATTATTCTCTTTCATAAACTCCATAAGGTCTTCCACAGGTTTTCTTTGAGAATAATTTACACTTCCTTCATAATAAAAATCAAATGGAGTCCATCTTATGCGGTCAAGTATTGAACTACGTATGTCCTTTGCCGTAAACAATTTCCTCTCATCACTCAAAATTGGATAGTACTTCTTGGCCATGTACCCTGCAAGCGAAGATACATATGTCTGTCTTCCAATGCAATAACGATATGATGTCCACATCAACATTTCTTCATCAATAGAACAGGTGTCATTCTTGCTATTCTTATTAGGTTTCTTTGCCATAGTCTTTGAAATTATTTTTTGCAAAGGTACAAAAAAAATCTGGACAACACAACATTATGCCATCCAGAATTAATACTTTTAACAATTTTTAGTTTTTCTATTCCTGAAAAATCATCTTTGCCCAAGAAAATTTCTTTCTTTTTTCAATATAATTCAAGTCATTCTGAAATTTGTATGCTTCTCTTTCAAAAGAAATGTTCCTATAGGCTTTTCTTGAGTTTCCATATATTAACAACTTGACAAACCACTCAATGAGATACAAAGGCAGAAAGCCTATCCAATATAATTCCTTGTATTGCTCGGAATGTATTGCTTCGTGGTTGATTGTCAAAGCACCTATTGGCCTTTCAAGGTCATTTCTGACAAATAGTACGCCGAACAGATTGATTGCCATAAACTTCTTGAACGGTATTATTGAATTGTATATTATTTTCATTGTTCAGACCAGTTTTTTAGAATTTTAGTTATTAATGTGTTTCTAACGACATCTTCATCAGAGAATTCTACAATAGCAACCTCTTCCATGTTTCTTAGTTTCTTGCAGACTCTCTGTAGGCCAGATTCGTTTCCATTGTATTTTCTGTCAGCCTGTTTCGGGTCGCCAGAGATGACGAGTTTGCTGTTCTGCCCTATTCTCGTCATTATAAGAAGAAGTTCTTCTGGTGAAAGATTTTCTGCCTCCTCGACAAGTATCAGCATGTTGTCAAATGTTTTTCCTCTGATGTACGATACGATTTCAAATGTTATCTTCTTCTCTGAAATCAAGCCTCTTACAACACTTTCAGCATCATTGCAACCAGAGTCTTTAAGAATTTTGGTCAAACTGTATATCGAAGCCTCCTTATATACAATTATCTTCGAGGAAAGGTCTCCAGGCAGAAATCCTATTGAGAGTTTGCTTGATGCCTCGCATGTCGGTATTATTATCTTTATAGAGTCAAATTCACCTTCCTTGATGCTTTTAAGGCCGTATGCGAAACTGAGAAATGATTTTCCTGTTCCTGGTGAGCCACAACCTACCACTATCTGTTTACCGCCGTCCTTGAGGTATTTCTTGTATACCTTCTGTTTCTCGTTCTTTGCCTTGATATTGACTCTTATGGAATTGATTAGTTCATCCTTCTTTGTCTGCAATTCGGACAGCTGCAAATCAAGTTTACTTATCGTCAACTGAGGACTTTTCTTTTTACCCATTGAAAACGAATTAATTACGATTATATATGCAACCTGCGAGAAAACAAAAAACGACAGCCAAAAAGTTTCCTTTTCAACTGTCGTTGCCTTATGTCAAATAGTTTTCTGCAAGCATGTGTGTTTTTTCCTATAAATATCAGACATACCTATTATTTGCGTCGTTTTTAATCGTGAAATGCAGCAAATCATGCGACGTTTTCATCTCCATTCCAGAATTGAGCCTTATATCAACGTAATATGTGTTAGGTATAAGTATTGATGTATCCAACAGGAAATATGTCTCATTGTATGCCATATCCATCTTCATGTACGGTATTACATCAACCTGTGCAGTTCCGTCCATGATGTAAATCCTTATTTCTGCATTGTTGACGAGTTCAGACACGTTCATGGTGTAATCCTTTCTGCACGACAGACAAATCTTCCTTATGTCTCCCCTCTTAATCTCCTCATTGTCGTTGATTCCGTAAAGCGTAGGTGTTATGTCAGTCTTCTCGGAAATTGAAGAACCTATGCTGAAACGTGCCTTTGACGGTCTTGCTGTAAATTCGAGTTCTACGGGCCCAAAATTCTCTCCTTGGTAAGTTATACCACCCCATGTGTCATAAAGCATTGTAGGGCTTCTGAATGCGTCATTCTCGAGTTTTACAGTGGCATAATATATTCCCTTTGACGCCTGCTTGACTTCATATTCCTTTCCGTCAATGCTGCATGTTGGGATGTTGTCTAGGTTTTCAAGGTTTCCATCTATTGACGAATAGAGATACAGCCTATTTTCCTTTCCAAGCACGAAATCAGACCTGTCATCCGATATTATGTCGTCATATATGGTTTCAACATATGGTTCAAAGAATGTGTTCGTCCTATTCGTAAGTATTCCGATGTAATTCTCATACATTGAGTCACTTGATTCGAGTTTTGGGGAATATGCGATTCCAATTCCGTGGTTTTCCTTTGTCCCTTTTATGAATTCATTGAAGATGTCAGTTATGTCAACGTCAATATTCTCGCATCCTATGTCAAAATGCTGCCTTCCTACTATGATGCTTTCAAGCCCGTTGTCATATTTGTAAAGTTCCTTCTCCAGTGTGTCTGTTGAATATATTCCGTCATCTGTTGTTGGGTATTCGTTCTCTGCACTTCCGTTCTGCATTACAGAATACTGATTTGAAGAGTAAACCTTGTCGTAGACATTGAGTTCAATCCTGAATTTGAATTTTCTTCTCTCATTATTCTTGTTTTCCTTTATCTTAATAGGTACCTTCACATATGCACAGTACATGTTCTTCTGCTGTTCGGTATTGCATATTCTTCCGCTCTCAGTGAAATATATTGGTTCGCCGATTTCAACAGGATTGTCAATCTGCGCATTAACCTGTTTTACCTTTAGATTGGTGTTGTTGTATACGTTTCCACACTTGCAATAATATGTAAGGATTATGTTGTCCCCAGACTTCTTCACGTTCGTCGTGTCTGACTTGATATAGAAATCAAACAAACCGTCAGTTGTCTTTGAGAATTCCGTCTTTTCCTTCCATTCGTATCCGTTTCTCGGAGAGAACCAATTAACACCTTCACTTAGCCTATAAAGTTCGTAGTCATAGGACTTCTTGTCATAGTATTCGGTGTTGAAATAGTCCTTTGTGTAGTCAAATCCCTTTCCATTATCCCACTCCTCTGGAACGAGGAAGAATATCAGGTCAAACGAACTTGCCCTTCTTTTTCTGTCTCCGTCAATCTTGCTTCCGTATATCTTGTGAAGTTCGGACATATCTATTGAACCAGCATTTGTCATTCTAAGCCTGTGGTGCAGCTTCGAGATGTCTGGGTAAGTCATGTCTTCAACGAGAGACTTTATTTTGCTGTGGTCGAAATATACGAGCATTCTGCTGTTGTTCCTTCCCCAAAGCAAATCACCGACAGGATTGAGGCCAGTGTTCGTTGAACTACCCCTCACTATTGTCGCACATTTGTCAAGATATGTCCTTTGATAAAGCATTTTTATTTAATGTTTTCTTTGAATTTGCGTTATTGTAACTCAACTTAACTTATTCATTATTAGACTACTAAGCCATATTTATTTAATAATATTTAATTGACAGTTTTCTGTAATCTATTTTCCTATTTATAGTTACTACATTATAAGTCACCATTTCTTTTTTTTTTCAATAAATATCAGCTTATCCTCACATTCGGGGACAGCATTGACTCGAAATTGTAGCTCTGTAGTTTCTCTATGTCCGTGCCAACTGTGACTGGCGGTTTCATATGATAACTATGCGTATGCGTCGACAATGCCTGCACTATTAGTTTCAGAAGCCTTATCAGTTCGTCTCCGTATACACTTCTGTGTAGTTGTGACATTATATTGTCTATTTCGGATTCAAGTACAAGCTGTTCATTGTCCGTTATCTTTTCGTTGAACTGGTTGGCATCCTTGTGTGATATCAGGTTTATCTTGTCGGCAACTACATTGACCACGGAATTGGCTTCCCTAACTTCTTTGGATTCATATTTCCCTTCGTCTGAATCGCCAACACCTTCCTTGAGGCCAGAGATTCCTCCGTTCCTATATTTCACCTGTATGTATCCTGGGCTGTTGTGGTTGAACACCACGTTTCCCTTCAGATATTTAACGTTTTCACCAGTCGCCCTTATTCTTATTCCTGCCCTAATGTCAACCTCGCTTGATTCTGTGGGTTTCCCATCGCTTGAGTTTCTGTATTTAAGGACTATGTCCTCCTGTCCCCTTCCGACAAGTGCTATGTCCTTCACGTTCGGGAAAGAGCCCTTTGTAAGTCCTTTAGCTCTGTTTATGCTTGTTAGTGGAGACTTCTTCAGTGGTTTTCCAGTAGCAAGCAATGATACTGCATCACCTCTTCCAGAATCGTATTCCGAGTATTCATGGAACTGTGGTTGTGATATTATCGGCCCTATGTAGTATCTCTGCACATGGCTGTTGCCAAGTGTTGCATTAAGCACGAACACACCTTCACCTTCCTTCGGTACGGACTGTAGTGTCTTTGGCAGCAGCGGAAAAGCATCTGGAAGACTGTCTGTCGGCGTGTCACGACCATCAGAATCAAGTCTTACCTTAATTCTTCCAGCACCAGCCTCGTCATCATAGAAACTGCTGTCCGAGCCTTCTACCTTTATTACCTCTCCAAGCGCCACTATTGACGGGAATGTCTTTGCCATGTTTAGTTTCCTTTCAAGTTATTTAATTCTTCCAATACAGACGAATATTGTTCTGCGAGAGAATCCATTTCTTTACCAACCTTTATAGCCAGAGAACGCATTTTTGCGTACTTTGCCTCAAGTTCATCAAGTTTCCCTTTCAACTCTTCTTCCTTTGTCATTATTGCCAGTTTTTTTATTGTATCACACCCCACACATGTGTAGGTAATGTGTTTGTTCCTATACTTGTTACAGGGCCTCCTGCATTTGCTCCGTTTGAAAGCAACTGCATTGAACCAGCCTCTATTCCGCCCTGTATCACTGCATCCTCTACCATTGCCCTATATATCTCACTGACTATCTCATATGTCGTCTTTACTATTAGGTTTTCGCTTCCGTCTGGGTTAGAACCCATAGGTATGCCCTCTTCTTCAAGTTTCTTGCATATGTTTGAAAGTGAACGCATTGGAGAAAGTCCTGGCCGTGACATTGCCCCTGCAAGAAGCAGCATGGCAGGCATTGGCACCACCTTCGTTATTTTCGCGTTCAATGACTTGAACATTGAATTTATGGATTCGGTTATCTGACTTATGTTCATCTTCAGCAGTTTTTTGTGTTTGGTATTATTTCGTCTACAAGAGAGTCTATGTCGGCATAGTCAACCTGTGAAAGTACTCTGTTTATTGCATCAGACGCAACGCCGTTTCCGTCTGATGTTTTCATGTCTGCGGCCGAAGTGTTTTTCTTCAAGGCAGAAAGCAGTATCTTGAGCAGATATATCCATTTCTTCGCATATTCCAATGCTAATTCCTTCATATAGTAGCTCATGATTTCATTAAGTCTTGCAAGGATTATTCTCAACAGTTCCTTCTGTATTGAATCTATTATTTCCTTTATTACGCCAGAAAGCAGTCCGCTCAATGCATTAAGTACATCTTCAATGCTCATAGAGTATGCCTTCGGGTCTTTTGTCACTATGTAGTCATTGAGGAGTTTCTGGTTAATCTGTATAAGCATTAGAACCTTTGGCGTGAGTATTCCGTTTACGACTGACGCAGATAGTAGTTGCATTGCTCTTTTCACGAAACTTATACCAGAGCCAGAACCCGAACTGTCTCCGTCTGTGCCATTTACGTCAGATGTGTTGTTCTGCGTATATTTTACCGTGTTTTTTTCAGTTGCGCTTTCAAGTGCCTTTGTTAGCACGTTTACCTGTTCCTCAAGTGAAGCATCTGCATTATAGGCATCAAGTATGTCATATACGGCATTTATATCACCTTCTGCCTCAAGAGAGCCTGCTGCAATGGTTCCGTTCCTAATCTTTTCATAGACTTGTTCTTCAAGTTTTGTGTAGTCCTCATTGCTGAAATTATAGAAACAGTCAATGAATTCACTGTCCTCCTGAGTAATCATCTTTTCTACAAGTCTGTCCACATATGCGTCTATGTATGCTTGGTCCCTATTACTTATGGTATTCGAGTTACCAGAGCCTTTCAGTGTCTTCCATGGATTTGGTATGTTTATGTTGAACAGTCCGTTAATTACGTTCGCAGTTATCACCTTTGCATCGAACAACTTAAAACTTGATAAGTAATCATAGTTGAATTCATATACAGTCTTTCCGAAATAGCACTCTGTCAGAATCATCGACATGTCGTCGGTACTAATTGGTGTTCCGTGTATTTTCGATTTCGTGGGTTTTGTCGCACTCAGATAGAAGGCATTGTCAACACTGTCATATATAAGCCACTTGTAGTCTTTTCCGCTGCTGTTGGTATAAACCAGTTTGTACAATGTGTTCCTTTCTATTTCAGACGCCTGTGCTACTGCTATGTATTTCTTCTCGTTTATGCTGTAAGTACCATTCTTGTCATATTCCCCTTTTCCGTTGAATCTTGCCACATGTGGTTTCATGGATGCAATTCCAGGCCAATTCATTTTCTTTAGCGTTTCTTTTGCGTTTTCAACTTCAACTCCTCCTACAATCTTCGATGCTGCGTTCACAACCTCGTTTTCTGCAACATCAGCCAATGTATTTATGTTGTTCCCCAAATCGGTTATGAATGCGCCTGCAGTACTGAATGGTTTCGGAAGTATTTTGAATACGAAGTTGTTCTTCGGTATTACTGCATCATTGTTGTATTCGCTTGAGTATCCGAGACTGAAAAGCGGTTTGTCCTTCTTTGAACTGGTGTTCGTCTTGAACCAGTTTATGGTGTTCAGTTCCATTTCTACATCATATCCGTTAGATGTTGGAAGGATGTCATATATAGTGTTTGAACTTGCATCAGTGTATTTCTTCTGTACCATGAACAGCGTGTTTGATGCACCGTTCTGCATGAATGTGCACCCAGGAAGAAACTTGTATTCTTTCTTTTCTTTCAGTTTACTGTGACTGTACAGTGTGTCACCTTCATTGACCCCTTCAAAATATTCACCAAGCCCCTTTTCCATATAGAGTGGATTAGCGAATGACGACATGTTCTTCACGTACCATATGAATGCGTTCATGTCCTTTGCTCTTGGAAGTGAATAAGGATTTTCTCCAATATTGTCGTCATCATCCTTGAATATTCCAAAATAGTTGTATTTTCCCCATTTTGAATATGGACTTGAATATAGGGTATGCCTCGGGTCTATCTCGAATTCGTTTACGATTACACCTTTTTCTCTCCACTCGTCTGGTATCATCGGGTTTATCGAGCATGACACCATTTTCTTTATGTTTGCAAGAAGTATACCCTTTACGGATATTTCAAGGGCAGGTACAGCAACTGTTATATAGTTTGCGATGAAGTTTATTATCTCCCTTTTACCAAAATCGCACATGTATGCAAGTTCGGCAAGGAATTCTTCTGCGCTCTTTACTTTTTCTTCTATCTTGTTAAGTTTCTTGTTGAGTTTTTCAAGCCTTTTCTTCTTTTTCTGTATGAGTTTCTTCTTCTTTTCGTCAACTTCCTCGGAAAGTCTGTTATCCAAATCGTTTATCTTGGAGGCAGCGTCTCCTGCACTTCTTCCTAATGCACTTGAAACTCCGCCTGCAAATATCTTTGCTGCGCCGATTTGTCCGAATATTTCATTTACAGAAGACATTGAAAATGTATTTGTTGGTTATTTACGATTTTTTAAGTATGATTGTTTTCGTCTCGTTGCTCTTATCCTTTTTCAGCATAGCCTCATCAACCATTGATTGCAGGGCGTTTATGTTGAGTCCCTGTTTTTTGCTCTCTTCCATTGCAGCCTTTACGTCACCATTGTGCGACATGACCTCGTTTAGGAGTTTCGCTATGTCTATCTTCTTTGCCATGGCCTTGTCTATTACGGAAAGGTAGTCATTAATTGACTTTGCGTATTTTGACTTTCCGTCCATAACCTCATTCGTGAGGTCGGTTGACTTCTTGAGTTTTTCGATTTCACTCTGCGCCTGGTTTATCTGTGTGTCGGCAAGGTCTATTATGTTCTGTACAAGGTCTCTAAGGTTGTCTGCTGAATTCAGTTCAACCTTGAAATTCTTTATTATTCTTGGCATGATGATTGTCTTGTTTTCCTATAAATATTCTGTGTTTCAGCTTTCAATGACCATTTTCTTCATTGCATAATAGGCTGACTTGTATTTCTTCATGCCACTCCGTATCTCTGTAGTGCTCAGTCTTGTTGATTCCTTTAGATATAGGAGTATTGAAGATTTGTTGAACTTGTTTGAACCTACCTCATTGAATAATTCTCCCCAATTTTCGAAAAGTTCGACAAGCGCAAGTCCTACCCTCTGCTCGTTTTCAGTCAGACCGCACTCCTCTCCAGACGCCACCATCTTCCTTATCTCGACACATGTGTTCGTTATGAGTTCATTGAAGAAGTCCTCATTTCTTTCACCTGCGATTTCTATCGTATAGCTTCCAGACGCACTTGACACATCATAGTAATCACCGTATGACTCCTGTCTTTCCTGTTGTTTCTTGTGTTGGTTAAGTCTGAACAGAAGATAATGCTTGCATATTGTTCCACAGTATGAGTATGCCTTGTATCCCTTGTCTGGCTTGAATTTCCCAATCTTTGTCATGAGAAACGATATTGCATCATTGAATGTGTCATCGAAACATTCGTCTGGAATATACAGTTTGTATCTCCTTATTATGGATTCTATCATTTTTGTGAATGCAGGCTTGAGCCATGTGTTGAAAATCCTGTTCTTTTCAATGTCGTCACTGCTCATTATGTAGTCCGAAACGGCCTTTTCCTGCTCTTCATAGAAATATCCCTTACGTTTTCTTCCTCGTTTTGCCATCATTTTTTTTTAAAAACTAAATAGAAATAGCTTATATCTGTGGCAAAATCAATATCATCAACATATTCTTATCATTCTGCAAATCTCACTACGGAGCCATTCGGCAGTGCCATCAAGCCATAAAATTCAGCCCTACGAAGGACTGAATTTTTTCAAGTGTTTTTTCAATCTTTCTTTGAATAGGTCTTGTTCCTGTCCTTGTCAAAGAAAGATTCGCTTTTTGCGGTTCTGAACCAGAAATCTGATTCCTTCTCGTCAATCTCCTTCCTGTATTGCATAAGAAGGGAATTGTCTCTTCCGAGAATGTGTCTGTATCCAATCTTAGGTATCACGTAGAATTTTTCACCCTTTTTAAGTGCCCTAAGCATGAATTCATACCAGAAGGTTAATTTAATTGATTCCTTCAATCCATTCATGTCATTCCATGTCTTTGTGTTAAATACTCCACCTGTAGGATAGAAGTTGAAGTAATCCTCAACCGACTTTTCGTCAATGACACCGAGTTCATCTGAGAATGAAGATGCCCATGCCACTTCGTTTCCGTTTCCGATGAATTCGTTCTTTCCGTCTTCAACGTTGTATAAATCACACAATGTATAGAAGAAGTTGTATTCCTGATTATACTCCTGGTATTTGATGAAGTTCTTAAACATCATAGGTGTATATTCGTCATCGAATTCAAGTATTGAGAACCAGTCTGTCTTTACCAAACTTGCAGCACTGTTAACCATATGTTGGAATGATGTGCACTTTCCAGTGACTATATTCACTGTTATGTTTGAAATCCTCTTCTTGAGGTCGTCGCTAAGTTCGATTTCACAATTCTCTGGAGCACTTATCATGAGACTTGCCCCTTCTGGTATCGAGCCTGTAGCCCTATCAAACATCTCCTTCACATTGTCGTTCCATACATGCACTGGAACTATAACTGTTATATCCTTAATATCAATCATTTCTTAACATTCTTATCACTTTGGTTAATTTCATGTTCGCCAAGCATTATGGCCATTTCTATCGACTTTTTCCTCTTGTCAACAATCTCCTTGAGATATTCAACGAACGCCTTTCTTGAATCCTCTTCCTTGTACATTTCCTTTACTTCTTTCTGACCGCCGTAGAGGGTTTCTGGTATGGTGTCAGTAATGAATGCCCTTACCATCAAGGCAATCTTGTCATGCATCTTGTTTATGTTGTCAAACCACACACATGAATCGTTGAATGTCGAACCGTCACTTGAAAGCATCCATTTCTTTGTTTCTGTCGGCACTTTCGCAAACACAATATTACCACTCTTCATAGCCTCTATTGCACTGTATCCGAAGCTCGAAGGCTCGTCAATCCAAATTGTAAGGAATCCTTCCCTCAATGCCTCGGCGAACTTTTCCCTACTGAATGCCCTAAGGTCTCTGAATGAAACGTATTTCATGAGAGGATACTTCCAATAGAAAGGCTTTACAATCCTTGTTACGTCATCCTGGTTATGTGCAACAATGTTTACTACAAGTTTCTTGGGTTTGTTCGTCTCGCCGAACATCTTGTCAATGAACGGAGGTATCACCTTTACATTCTCATATGGGAAGATGCTCTTGAGCAGTTCTGCATTCTCTTCCGTGTTTGAAATGACATCAAAAATCTTGTAGTCACCCCACTGTGCAGAATAAGGCATCTGTGAAAGGATGTAGTCGTAATTCTGCATGATTGCAATCCTCTGACATGGAAGATTCTTCGTCTGGTTCATAACCTGTGAGAATATTTCTGGAATGAACAATATGTCACTTGGGTTTATGTCAACCTCATCCTTCCTTATGTCAAAATGTGGCAATGATGAATATTCTTTTCCAAGCCAACCTTCAACGCCGATGAATTCATCCTCTGGCTGTCCCTTTGCCGTAGGTTCGGTCTGATACAGCATGGCCACATTGTAACCCTCGTCCTTTGCGAATTTGGCAAGGTTGTATATGTATGAGAGGCTTCCACTTGGATAGCCCTCAGTATCCAACACAAAGAAGAATACCTTGTTTTCATTCTTCTTTATCCTTTCAAGTTCTTCCTTGATTTTTTCTATGGCTACAGCCTTCTTTTTCTTGTCGCTGATTTCTTTACCCATTTTATCCAATAAATTAATTCTTCTTTTTAAACAATGAACATACGAATGAACGTACTTTTGATATGGTTGATTCACCTTTCTTCCTTTTATCCAATGCTTTGCATATTTTCTTCATCTTTTCATTGTCATTAAGAAATGACCTAAAATCGTCATACACAATGCTTGCATTGCCCTCGGAACGTCTGTTGAAATTCATCCTAATCAATATCGTAGGCTTCTTTGAAAAGTCTACAACGGATGCATTTGATGTCACGAATATGTCACCGAGGCTCCAAAGTTCCTCAATATCTTTTGGGAATACTACCTTCCTTACCCTTGATGCTATCTTGCTTAGGAAAAAATACGTTGACTGTATTGTGATATTATGCTCGAAAAGAGAATAGAAAAACACTTCAACATCATACTTCTCCTGATTCTCAAGTTTTTTAATCCACAAATTCAAATCCCTTGAAAGAAACCTATCAATCTGATTGGCATGGCCGTATATCTCAAGAGGGTAATCCTCATAAAGGAAATTAACCTCTTCTTTGTGTGAGTTGAATTTGCACACTGTATGCAATACGTCATCCTTATAGTCAATGTCATCAATATCCAAACTTTCATCATATTCAGATTGATAGCATTTTGCTATCTGCCTATTCACATCCCTTATGACATGGTCTAATTCTATTCCAATTCTTATCTTACGCATTTTTTTGCTTGTTTTCAACTAAAATATATGTTTTCAGCAAAAATAAACAAAAAAATCCAACCTTTTTGTGGTTGGATTGATATTTATTATAATTAAGGCATGATATTCGGCACATAGTTTTTCTTTTTCTCCTTGTTCTTGAATTTCTTTTCAGCCGAATCAGAATAATATATTTCAGATAGGAGTTTTCCTCCTTCCATCTCCTTCCATGAGAATGTGATTGAAATATCATCATCACTACATTCTATATTCTCGAATTTTGGCTTTCTGAAGACATATCTTATTCCATTAGGTACATTGTTGGTTGCGTTGAATGTCGTGAATTCAAGTTCCTTTATGCTTGAAAGTATTTCATTCCTTGAAACATATTCTTCAACCATTTTACTATTATCAGAATCAATTGAATCCAAATCAGACTTTATTTTTCTGACAGCATTTGCGAATGGAACTGACTTTCTGTTCATTTTGTCACAAATATAGTGCATTTTTGTGACAAAACCGTTTCTTAAATCAAAGTCAATCTTCTCAATATATGTTTCGTGTTTGAACCTAACGCAAGTGTCAGTATATGTGAATCTGAATAGTTTTCTACTTACATAATCTATTTTTTCTGATTCATTCTTGCTTTCCGCAATTGACATTGACTCTTTCATTCCATATTCAACGTCACGATTATACTGTGTGAACTTGAGTCTTCTTTTCGCTTTCTTTTCTTCAGAAGAATCTATTTTCATTGCAACTCCATTGCCAATATATTTGTAGTTGTTCGACTCTTCCTCAGTCTTGTATGTTTCATATCTCAATTCCTCGACCTCCTGCGTGACCTCACCCCTCAAAAGGGAATTCAACAATGAGTTCTGCTCAATCTTGTCCTCCATCACAATACCATTGCTGCCATCCTTGTTTGATGTGGCCAACATTTCATCTCCTGCCTTCATTCCGAACGGTATGGAATAGGCAATTTTTTTAATCCTTCTTAGTAGCCCTTTTAACATAGTTTCTAGTTTTCTTCACTGTCTTAGTATCGGCCGAAATATCTTTAAGTGAATCCATTTCCTTGAATACAACATATTCAATAGCCTTGTATACTTCTGAAAGGCGTGACTTTATCTTGCCAAGTCTTGCATTGGCATCCATCTGAAGCTGCGTTCTTTTGTCAAATTCGGTTGCCATGCCATAATAAGGCAAAAGTCGTTGTTCGTATAACAGTGACAGCGACTCAAGACAATCCTTATACGTCAGCAGTTTTTGAAGTGTCTGTTTTTTTAGTTCGTCCAATATCATTGCTTTCTATTTTTTCTTCTTTAGTTTCTACTGAAATCGGAAAATGCTTCCCGTATTTCTTTCTTATAATCTCCCTATTTGTGAACCAGTTTTCACTAAGTTCCCCTATTGACTTGTGCATGAATCTCAAATTCGTTGTAACACCAATCTTGCATTTTCCGTCAAGATAGTTCGCAAGACAGAAGTCAATGTCATAGAAATCAAAGTAATTCAATGACTCGTCAAAATTCTTGCTTACCTTTTTCCTATTTACAGCCATGAAAAGACCGTCTATTACACAAACTTCCTGTAAGTCCTTGTCAAGCAATGGTGAAAATGCAGTGAGCCAACTCTGACCAGTCTTTTCGTTCTTGTGAAGTAGCTGTCCGTATATCCTCTTGTTTCTCCACCATGCACATTCATTGTTGAACTCAGATGAACCAGCAACCCCTATTATACCGTATTCCCTATGCTTGTTGAATAGCCTTACAACCTCCTTGCCCCAACCGTGTCTTAGTGGAACCACATCGTCATGCATAAATATCATGATATCACTGTCTATTGATGTGTTTTCAAGCATGCTTCCATACAGTTCGCTCAATCCCATAAGGCCGTCATTGGTGACGAAGACGAACTTTGCAGGTGTACCACATGTCTCCTTGAGCATTGTGATGAATTCATCACATTCGCTTCCAGACTTCCGTGAAGAAACCACAACACATATTTCTTTAGCCATTTAAAAACAATTTATTAAAAATTACAAAAAAATCTCGACAACAAAACAAGTCGCCGAGATTTCAAAACCAAAATCAAATTCCTGTGTGCCCGAAACCACCAGAACCCCTATCAGTTTCAGAGAGTTGGTCGACTGTCTTTAATGAGCACTTCTCATATTTTGAAAATACAATCTGCGCAATTCTGTCTCCATCATGTACGGTAAATGGTGTGTCTGACAGATTGACAAGGATAACGCAAATCTCTCCACGATAATCGGCATCTATGGTTCCTGGCGTGTTCAATACGGTTATTCCATACTTCAATGCAAGTCCGCTTCTCGGTCTGACCTGGCATTCGTATCCATCTGGTATTCCAAGGTATATTCCAGTCCTAAACATATGCCTCTCAAATGGCTTCAATTCATATGACTCGTCAATGTTGGCCTTTATGTCCATTCCTGCACTGAGTTCTGTTGAATAAGACGGAACTTCATGCTTTCCTTTGTTTATTATTTCTACTACCATCAAAATTTGATTATACTATAATGTTATTCACCTTCTGTGCTTCCACATATGTCATTTGGTTCGCCTGATATACAATTGCGGACAACATGTTGCTGTGATACTTGAACTGAAGGTCATTTGTCGTATCCCTGTCAATTGAAACCATTGCCTCACATTCAAAGGGAGTCAATTCAATTCCACACTCAACTGCCATCATCAATGAATGCAAACCAGTTCCGATTGAAGGTGTGTTCTTTGTGTACACATATTCCTCACCAAGATTCTTGATTCTCCACTCGTTTGTCGACTTCTCAGTCCTAATTGACTTTGACAGATGCTGCAAAAGGCACACCTTTACAATGGAATTCACATTGACACGGATTGATTCTGGATACAAATTGTTCAACTGTACGGCATATACGGTAAGTTTGCGCAATACAGTACCAATCAACGTACCTTCACCAGAAAGGCCACAATCATTCTTTGTTGAAAAAGAACCAGTCTCTATAGCCTTTCCATACTTTTCCTTTAATGTGTCCACACACTTTTCACTGATGCCACACTTCTTTAATTTGTCATAGTAGGTGGCTACTGTCTTATTATCTTCCATAAATTTAAAAACTTTTCTTCTGCAAATATACCATAAAATCCCAGAAAAAACAAGATGGATAACAAATAACCAAACTATTTTTTGTTTTTTAAGTCAGTTTGTATTATATTTTAGGAAAATAAACAAAAAGAAAATGCCACAAAACACAATTAAGAACATTGTAGGCGATATGGATTCCGTAAAAAATACTATGGAAATGTACGCCAATGGTAAAACGAACAGAAAGATAAGGATTTTGTCAGTGCCTTCAGATGGAAGCGGAGTAGGATACCACCGTTCAATATGGCCTCACAAGTACATACAGGAGCATTACGGGGATGAATTTGACATAGACATAATACCGATGTCTAATTGGCCTTCTGACAACCTTAAGGACTTCTTCAGCAAGTACGACATAGTGCAAATGCACAAGCAGTTTGATGACAAGTGTGAGATAATCAACCTAATCAAATCAATGGGAATACCAGTGGTTCTTGACATGGATGATAATTTCAAACTCGGGAATGACCACCCTATGGCAATATCATCGCAAAGATGCGGATGGGCAGGTATTGCCGTTAACCACCTTAAAATGGCTGATTATGTGACAACCACAACACCAATATTCGCGAAAGAACTGAGGAAATACAATAGCAGGGTGTTTGTACTGCCAAATGCAATTGATGAGAAAGAACGGCAGTTCTCAACGGAAAAGAACAAATCAGACAAGATAAGGTTCGGAATCATATGCGGTTCTACGCATATGAAGGATATAGAACTAATGGATGGAATCAGAGCCCTACCAAAGGAAATAAGAGACAAGATGCAGATTGTTCTATGCGGATTTGATACGAACGGAACAACCACAATATACAACAAAGACACTGGAGAAGTGAGGACAAGACAACTTCTTCCGCATGAAAGCGTTTGGTGCAGATACGAAGAATTCCTTACGGACAACTATAGACTTGTAAACAAAGAACATGCTGAATTCCTTAAAGGATACGTGAAAGGATTGGACGACCCATTTGAAGATGATTTTTATAGGAGGTATTGGACAAAGGATATACATCACTATGCCGAACACTACAAAAATGTGGATGTACTGCTTGCGCCGTTGAAGGAAAATGACTTCAACAAAATGAAAAGTCAATTGAAGTTCGTTGAGGCTGGCTTTACTGGCACTGCAGTGATAGCCTCGAATTTCGGGCCATACACGATTGACGGAGTAAGTTATCTTGAAAAGGGAAACAAGGTAAACGAAAACGGAAACTGCCTACTTGTAGATACAAGAAAAAACCGAAAACAATGGGTCAAGTACATAAAATATCTTGTAGAAAATCCAGATGTGATAGAAAAAATGAAGGAAAACCTTAGAGATGAAATGAAGGAAAAATATTCAATGGACAAGATATGCAAAGAAAGAGTTGAATTATATAGAAAAATATATTTTGAAAGACAATACTAATTGAAAGCATCAAAATTAATAAAAGAATTTTAGGAAAAGAAAAATGAGCACAACCTATTTGGAAGTGCTCATTTTTGTTGATATAGCATTAACCAACTATTTCTCCTTTAGTGTCAATATAACAAATTTGGCCATCATATCTTCGTGCCTTGGCAACGCCTTTTTTGAAATCACTAACAGTTTTATACCACTCAGAACACAAAATACTACCATCTGGCTTTATGAAATTCCATTTCCAATCATCCCTTTGTACACGTGCAAAGCCATTATAGAAATAATCAGTACTTTTATACCACTCAGAAGACAAAATACTACCATCTGACTTTATAAAATTCCATTTGCCATCACCTCTTCTAACAAATGCAAAACCATTTTCGAAGTCATAAACCAAATCATACCACTCGTCACATAGTACACTCCCATCTGGTTTTATAAAGTTACATTTCAAATCACCTCTTCTAACAATTGCAAAACCATCATGAAAATATCCAACACAACCATACCATTCAGAACATAATATCATATTCTTAGAGATATCAAAAAAGTTCCATTTATTTTCGTTAAGACTGACTATCAGAATGCCATCAATACCACTCTTAAGCATCTTACTAAATATTTCAGATGGCTTTTTCCCTTGGTCAAGTAACATCTGCACATCACTTGTCGGAACCAATCCCTTGGCATACAACTCATCCTTGGTATAAGGCTTAAACACTTCATAGTAATTCCTACCAATCAGCTTTGATAACTGCATAGGGGTCATAATATTGTCATTGCCATTATTATCATGGTTCCAACGACATGTAATTGTGTTACACTTTCCATCCTCATCAACAGATGTGGCAATCATTGACAAACCATAATTGTCCAAAGGACAACCTTCAGATTTGACTTCCTCAACAGACTTAAAATCATCCCTAATACAGAAATAGAACAACCCATAACCATTGTTTGTATAAGCATCATAGTTATTTTCGTTTTTTGTCACACACCAACTGGTGTAATGACTGAATTTGCTTGCTTCCTCAAAACTCTCAATTTTATATATTTTATAGTGTGTATTTTCAACGAACTGCGTGGCATTATGTGCTTTCACGTCATTACTATATTCAACATTACTTTCTGTTCTGAAGCGTTCAATAAGCTCATTTGCTGCTATTCCGTTAAGGTTATTGTCGTATTCATCTGCATGTGCTGTAGCAAGCAGTTTGAGCGTTTGATTTAGTTTTCCTATTGTCTCATAGTCATAAAGTTCATTGTTCAAATACATTCTTGTAACACCAGCAAGGTATTTGCAGTCGTTAAGCCTTGAATTTGGTATATCATGCCTAATCACATCAATGATTTGTTGTGGGTTAGAACCAGGTCTTAAAGTCTCAACTGTTTTTCTTGCCTTGCTTATATTTTTTGATTGTTTTGACTCGTTTATTAAGCTGAACAGTCTGTTGTATTGCTGTTCAGATATTATTATGTTATTTTGTTTTGGTCTAAAGAGCCTATAGTATTGCAACTCGGTTATTTTTATTGTTGTCATACATTATTTCTAAAATTAATTTGCTTCTGTATTGACATTGACATCCTGGAATTCTGGTGCATTTGAATTCTCATCAGATGCCAAGTTCTTATTGTATATGATGTTGTTACCAAGATACATTCTCTTTATATCTTTAGACTCTAATTTTACATTCTCAAATTTCATTCCGTTGGTTAATTTTCTATATAGTTAATATGATTAGGCGATTGTCCACTTTGCATCTGTTATCTGCTTTTTCTGTGCATCAGTCAATGCGGTCTTTGTGGCATCTGACAATTTCACTGTTTTACCAGTACCATCCTTTGATGAAATTGCATTTACAAACTGAGAAAGTGAAGTTGCTTCAGTCCATGATGTAAGACCACTAAAGTTAAATTCTTTAACAGTAGATGAATTGAAGAATGATGATGATAATGTTAATGTAGTCAGAGAATTACAACCATCGAACATATTATTCATGTTGGTGACATTGGATGTGTTGAAACTGCTTAAATCTAATGAAGTTAGAGCAGTACAACCATTGAACATGTAATTCATGTAAGTGACACTGGATGTGTTGAAACTGCTTAAATCTAATGAAGTTAGAGACTCACAGTAGCCGAACATGTAATTCATGTCGGTGACATTGGATGTATCAAAGGTGCTTACATCTAATGAAGTTAGAGCAAAACATTCGTCGAACATGTAATTCATATCGGTGACATTGGATGTGTCAAAGGCGCTTAAATCTAATGAAGTTAGGGACTCACAGTCGAAGAACATGTGATTCATGTCGGTGGCATTAGATGTATCGAAGCTACTTAAATCTAATGAAGTTAGAGCACTACAATCCCTGAACATGTCATCCATTCTAGTGATATTGGATGTATCTAAGCTACTTAAATCTAATGAAGTTAGGGCACTACAACCCTCGAACATCTGCCACATATAGGTGACATTGGATGTGTCAATCTTCCATTTCTCAACAGAAGTTATTCCAGTATCAATTCTCGTTAACTCCACTGGTGTTTTAACAATGTCCTCTTTATTGGCATACATCTTGTTGTCACTTCCATCAGTTAGCGGCACAACATGTACATTTATGCAATCATCCTTTCCATAACGAACTGAACTTCCAATCATAAAGTCTGTAGTGGCTTCTGTAGTACCGTAGAATATACAATCTCTCATCACATTTTCTATCCATTTCACTTGTTTTGTTTCTTCTATGAAACCTATATTCGGGGAATATGCCTTGTCAGACTCAATATATGAATTATATTCATTTGTATCAGCAAATGAGTTTATATATTTGCTGTAATTCATCTTTGCAATATCTAAATTATTTATAATATATTTTCAACTCCTATAGAATGATGTATATTGTATTCTCATCCTTCTGTGCAAGGTTGTCATATTCAGACTGTGACATTTTGACAAACCTAAATGGAACATCGGCCTTGGTAGCAAACGAATTGCTCATTTCATCAAAATCGCTCAAACCAGATGAAATTACCTTGAATTTTTCATCCATGTATTGCTTGTCATACACATCCTTTTTCAAAGGATACGAATTATTACATTCGCCCTTTGTATAGGAATCAGTCTTCAATGCATATCTGCCATCACTCTCAGCCTTGGTATATGTATTTGTCTTAAGGTAGGAGAGTGAATTCGCCACTGCTTTCTCTATACTTTCTGTGGAAGTCTTGATGGAGGAGATTTCACCGTCAATGGCAGTGTCCTTATCCTTGAGGGCTTGTACAGTTTCCGTTGATGCTGCCCCTACGTTGTCCCTTGCTGTCTGTTTTTCTCCTTCTGTCTTTGTCTGCTGTTGGTATTTCACATATCCGTCAAGGTCTGTCTGTACCGTACCGATTTCCCTTCAAGTTCGGTAATTTTGTCGGCGACTGTATCACCACGTTGTGTGGTCTTGCCTTGCTCGTATTGAATCTGGTGTGAGTCAGCCACGATTCCGTCCATTGTCTTTGCCGTGAATTTGTCTGATATGTTAATCATTTTGAACGTTTTTCTAAAATAGCTTATAATATATAAATATCAGTTCAAGTCCATAATTTCCGAAATTTCCTTTTTCAGTTATCTTTTATCATGGCAAGGAAACGAGGAAGGAAAAAGAAAAGGGGTCCGAAGAGGAAGAAGGAAATTAAGCCGAGAACATATGTCGGCCTAAAGCGTCCCTATCACATAATAACGACGAACAACGGTGTTCAGATTAAGGATATATATTCTGCGGTTGACATAAAGAAGGCAATGGAAAAGATGAAGCTATTGCAGGAGGAATATAACAAAGAAATAGTTTTCCCAGTAAGATTCACTTCAAGCAGGAAGGAGAAGACATTTACTGAGTGTGACTATAGGCTAATGCTAATAAAAAAGAAGGAATGTGATGATGTATATGAAGGCAAGATTAAGAACGAGTACGGGAAATACATTGACTGTGTGACTTCAAGTGATTCGTGGGTGTTCATTGACGAGCTTCCGTATTTTGTCGAGGAAACATTCTGGGTATACGGTTACAACCCGAAGACAGACAGGAAGGACTATTCCTTCATAAGGGACAAATTTCTTAAATATGATAGGAATGACAGACATTTCTTCAAGGAGGTTGTGGTTTATAGAAACAAGGTACTTGTGGATTCTTCTGACGGTCTTGAGATGATAATATGCAAAAACCATCAGGATTCGGTTAGGATGTACAATATGATGCATGACTACTGTGTGTCAAAAAAATTGAAGAACATCCTTTTCGCTGGTGATATAAACGAAAAATCCTACAGTTATGGTTCATGGTTTGGAAAAATCCAAAAGCTCACGAACTGGAACCGTAGGAAAATAAACAAAAATACGACAAGAGACTGATTTCAAAAAGTCGAAAAAATTCTCTTGAAGAAAAGTTTAAGTCTATGCCTTATTATCTTGCCTTTCGGCATTCCAATGACAGTTTCTCCATTAAGCACGGATTTCATGTCCCTTCCCATGTCTCCAAGCAGCATGTCTTTCAATTCAGCCTGTCTGCTTGAAAGAATTCTTTCTGTCAGTTTTCTTTCATGTCTGAGTTTTTCAAGCTCCTTTTCAACTCCAATCTCACTCACTTTCCAGTTTTTTTTCAATTCCGTCGATTATATACACAATTGCACCTGTGAATGCAGCATCAAGTGGTATTATTATGTACCACAGTCCTATTTCACACCCGTAAAGCACGGAAAACGGAGTAATCGGCACTTTGGCAATGAAGAGGCCTACAAATGACAATGCAATGCCTATATTTGTCGGCAGACAGAACATACATGAAAACAATTCATCGAAAGTCCTGTGCTTTGAGGATATCCATTTCCTTGCCTTGTCTATTATCCCGAACGGTCCGTTGAAATAGACAAGCATCGCAGAAATTCCGTATGCCATGATTGAGTATATCAATGCAAAACCAACCATGCTTTCTATCCTCTTAAATTGTCAATCTCTTCCTGTGTCAGTTCGTTTGCACTGACCGCAGTTCCGTCCTTGGAATCTGATGGTGTATTTTCCACCTTTTTATCATCTGTCTTCTTTTCTGTCATATTTTCAACAGAGACATCTGAAACCGAATCGTCTATCTTCAGTATATCCTTCTTTGTCATTGGCCTCGTCTTCTTGGGTGTCTTTGTCTTTTTGGGCTTTTCATCCTTCTCGCTTTCCGTATCAGAGAATGTGAATTCAAGTGTCTGCAACTTTGAGAACGGCATTGTCTCGTCAGAGAATATCCTTTTGAGTTCATCTGCCTTCAACTTGAATAATTCTACCTTTCTAACTGCGTCAAGATTTGTCTGTATTGTTTCGTCTATGAGGTCGAATATCGAATCTATGTCAACCTTCGAGTCGTTCGCATAATACCACCACACATCTGGTGTGTGTTCGTCTGGAACGGCCTTTATCTTTCCGTCTTCAGACGGGTATGCACCCCATTTTGACCTATATTTCACGCATATCACCCATTTTCCTTCATATTGCTCTATGCTCTGAAAGAATTCCTTTATCTTGTTCAATCTGTCCTGTAACATCCCTATGTGTTCTTCTAAAAAAAAAATTAATGGTATTTGGGTTTCTATTTGAATGTATCTTTGATTCTAATCGGTACGAACACATCATAGCCGTCATCATCCTCAAAATGATTTATGCATTCTGTATATGCCGTACCGAATTTCGTTCTAAGATATGTGAATTTTTCACCGTTCCAAACCGCCTCGCTTGCATTCCTACAACTACCAATGTATGTCTCTCCATTGACAAGTTTTTCTTTAGGTATACCACCGCATCTTATGATGTTTGGTATGATAATCCGCCTATAATCGTCATCTTTTACTATCGGTATGGACGGGATATCATCTTCATCTGTGAACGGGCCACGGTTTTTCCAATATTCAAGAACCTCATTATATCTTTCCAACCTGTCATTGTCATTCATGCATCAAGAAAATATGAATGCTATTATATATGATATCGAACACCCGAGAAACAACATTCCATTCTTCCCAAGTTCAACCTTGCCTTCCTTAAGTGTCAATACCTTCGCAATGTCATAGCTTATTCTAAGGCAATACAGTATTGACATAGCAAGAATGAATACCTTTATGAAATTCCCAATTGACAGAACTATATCCATGATACTCACTTTTTTCTCTTGCTTGTCTTACTTGGCTTCTTCTCAACCTTCTCCTTTGTTGGTTCTGTTACAGCCTCTTCAGTTACAGTTTCTTCTTTTGGCTCTTCAGTTACAGCCTCTTCATTTGTATGCTGTGCATTCTCGTCAGCAAGGAGTTTTATTTCAATGAATGGTTTATCCTCCATGTTGATTGTCAACACTGAACTGTTGAGTTCTATGAATTTGTTCCTAATGATTGTAACCAAGAGATTCATCATCTCAACTTCATTGAGGTTTCTCCTTACATTGCTCAATTCTCCGTTCTTAAGCATCTTCGATATGAAGATTTCCGAACCTTCTGAAAAGATAGAAAGTTCATTAATTTCCTTCTGTGTCATTATTATTATTTTTCCTTTGTATAATATATAAGAAAAAAAATCGGACAAGCCAAATAATTGACCGCCCGATTTTGATTTTTTTCTCAATATGTTTGCATTTAATTTCCAATCAGTTTTCTTGCTTTTCCAAGCATATCCTCTACATTAGAGTCTTCGTTCATTCTCATTGAGTTGGTTGTCTTTGCATTCTTTGCAGTATATCCGAAAAGATATTTTATCCTGTCAACCTCATCCCTATGCTTGTTTTCATTCAATGCCTTTGTCACCTCTGGTTTTTCACCCCATTCGACGAGGTATTTTTCACCATTGCAGTCCTGCATAATGAACTTATTTCCATCCTCCTTGTATTCATCTGGCACATGTGCAAGCATCTGTGATTCTGAAATGAACTGAACCTTCTTGAACTTTAGAACATTCATCTTCTTCTGCTCACCTATGTTGGTGTGGTGGAGATGTGTGTCCTTCTTCTTTCTCTGTGGGTTCCTTATACCTATCTCAGAGCGTCTGTCACCTTCTGCCTTTTTAACGACCGCAAGTCTTTCAAGCTCTTTTGCAATTGCATCGTCAAAAGAAGCATTTCCATGTGGCTCCTTGGCATGGTTCTTCATTTCCAGTTCGCTTGAATAACCCATAAGGTTCGCTTTTGCTCTATCCCTGAATTTCTTGCTCAATTCGCCGTCATACTGCAAATCGCTGAGACCGTTCCTCGGCTGTCCAAGGTCAATCTTCTTCTTATTGGAGGTTTTTGAAAGGCCACCATCATAATCCTTGATTCTCTTTTCAGTTTCAAGGTTCGCTTTCCTGTTGATTTCCTTCTCCTTGCTCCTTACACCAGTTCCGAATACTGGCTTGAATTCTGAAGCACTCTCCTGGATTTTATTCTTCAACTCTCCGAACTTGTAACTTCTTGTTTCCATCATTATCTGTTGTTGTATGTTATTTTCTCTTTGAACGTCTTTTCTTGTTTGTAATCTTTCTCTTTGAACGTCTTTTCTTGTTTGTAGTCTTTCTCTTCACACCAATTGTTCTTTTTGGCATGAATATGAATGGATAGGTTACTCCACCGCTGGAATCACTTGTACCAACCATCAAGTTTCCGCTTGCCGTCGCACCCCCACCCATGGCAGAGCCACAGTCACATTCATTCAAACCTTTTCTCTTTCCGTCATTTGAAAAGAAACTGTCATAAAGACGCTTCATTTTGTCATTGAAACCATTGTTGTAAGCCGTATACCTTCTTTTATACACGGAATGCTTGTTTCCGTTGGCATCTTCTGGCTCGTCTATCTTGTCTTTCCTTGAGACAATCCCAAGGTCAAGCATCTTGTCAAGAAGGTCTGATTCCTCTATGCCATTCTCCTTGAAAAATGGGTCAAGATTAGGATGAAGGCTATTATTCATCAATTCATTGATGAACCCTCTCGCTTTCGTGGAAAACTCACCGAAAAGAACCTCTCTGTTTTCATATTCCCTTATCACATGAAGCTGTGATTCTGATATTATTATATCTGCCATGTCAAATCAAATATACCTATAAATATATACGCAAAAGAAAACAAACTTCAAACAATTAATTTGAAACTGCTGATTTCCAGAATGAATTCCTCTGCCATAAAATCTTGAAAATCTCATTAACAACATCAGCGGCAATCTCCTTTACCTTCTTTTTAAATTCCCTAGAAGACAACTTGTCTTCAAATTTGCTGATTATCATCGATGACACGTCGGACTTTGACAACTCTTCGTTTATTATCTTGTATAAAGTATTTTCATCTATACGCATATTACTTTTTTTTTCCTAATAAATATCTCCGTTTTTTCCTTTGATTGATATTTATAAATTGAAAAAAGATATCGACAGACTAATCAATAAGTCAAAAGATAAAAAATAAAGCATAAATTATAATTTATATTTCTTAATTCAAAATGGCAGATAATAAACATTTGCAACTTTTACGTAGTTCTCAGGCTTATACTGACCTTGCTGCTGCAAAGAAAGCCCTTGAAGGTAAATTGGCTACATTGAAAGACGGTGAGCCTGCTATAGCATCCTATGGTTCAGGTGCATCGGCTGGTGTTGTCCTTGGTATCAGGGCATTCGCTTCTGGTTCAAGTGGTACAAACTCAATATTCATTGATGCAGCCACCATAGAAGGCCTTATCAATAAAGTATCAGAGAATTCAAGCAATGCACTTAGCAGTGCACTTTCAAAACTCATACACTCAACAACAGGTAGTGGTCCTGTTGTTACCAATGTTACACAGGTCAATGGTAAGGTTTCGGTAACAAAGGGTGGCTTGACAGCATCTCAGGTTACACGAGTTGCTGCTGGTAATGTAACTGGCGCTACCGTTGAGGCCGCTCTCTTAGAACTTCAGAATAAAATCACTAGCTCTGCTAAGACCTATACCATAAAGAGTGTTGCAACTGGTGAATTGGCTGCAAATTCACTTGCAGAATATCAGTTATTTGAAAATGGCAAAGTTGTGGCTGATGCTGCTAAGATTGTTATTCCTAAGGACCAGTACTTGAAGGATGTAACATTTAGTACTGATACACAGGTACTTACCTTTAAATACAGTTTGGCTGATGGCACAGAGAAGAGTGTTGGAGTTAACATGGCAAGCATTGTCGTTGAGTCTGAGGTTGGAAACGGACTTCAGGTTGGAAGTGATAAAGTTATTAGTGTTAAACTTGATGCAGATAACGAGAACGGTTTCCTCACTGTAGGTGCTGGTGGCCTTAAACTTTCTGGTGTACAGAGTGCAATCAACACAGCCAAGGGAGAAGCAATCGATAGTGCTAATGGTACTGCACAGGGTTATGCAAGTACTGCAAAGTCAGAAGCCATTGCTGCAGCAAATAGTCATACTGACGCTCAGATAACTGCAACAAAGAAGCTCTTCCCAGTCGTCTCAGGTGGAACTAACATTACTGTAACTCCTACTACCTCTGAAGGAAAGCCTACTACTTATACAGTAAAAGCAACTGGTCTTGCAACATCTACAGACCTTACTAACCTGTCAAATAAGGTTAATAGTCTTACTGCTAAAAACATTAAGGCAACAACAATCACCTCTGGTAATACCACAATCGCTTTGACTGGTACAACCGTTGATGCTCAGCTTGCAGAACTTGCAAAGGGTGTAAAGACAGCACAGGCTGCTGCTAGTGTAATAACCGTTAAGGGTAGTGCAAATATTAGCGTAACAAAGTCTGACACTGGTAGTGAATTTACTGTTAGTGCAATTGGTCTTGCAACAACTGGTGAGGTTTCCACTGCAAAGACGGAAGCTATTAATAGTGCCAAGTCTTATACTGACGAAAAGGTTGCACCTCTCGCTACAACTGAAGCACTTAATGCTGCAAAGGATAGAATTACAACACTCGAAGGTAAGCAGTATACAATAAGTGGTGCAAGCGGTGTTACTGTAACTGGTACTGCTGCTGCAAAGACCATTTCGGTTAAACTTGATGCAAATAACGAGAATGGTTTCCTCACTGTAGTTGCTGGTGGTCTTAAACTTTCTGGTGTACAGAGTGCAATCAACACAGCCAAGAGCGGAGCTGTCGCTGACGCCAAGGCTTATACCAACGAAAAGGTTGCACCTCTCGCTACAACTGAAGCACTTAATGCTGCAAAGGGTAGAATCGACAAACTTGAGGCAGGATACGATTGTGGTACTTGGTAAAAACAAAAAACACACCTCAGACGGTGTGTTTTTTAAGTATGACTAAAACAAAAAGGCTCGGAAAACCGAGCCTTTTTTAATTTTTTTTCACCCTCAAAATATGTTACATTCCGTTTATCAGTTTGTTAAGTTCGTCTGTACTTATTGCCTCACACGCTATGAATGAAACCACAGCCCCTTTTGAATTCTTCATATACAGTTTTTCATTGTCAGCAAGATATGACATTGCAAGTTCTCCGCAATCAATGTTTGATGCCGTTGGTGCTGTACTTCCGCTTGTCCTATATAATAGTATTTTTTTCCTTGTCATTTCAGTTTCAAATTTAGTCTATTATTTTACCAAGTACCAGCATCAACTCCGCTTACTGTGATGGTTCCTCCGCTTATATTCTTTATCTTCTCGTTGATTTCGTCTATGGCCTTGTCCTGGTCTACATTCTTTGCTGTATTTTCCTCAATCTTTGTGGTGTTGACATATGTATTCTGAATGTTCTGTTCGATTTTCACATTCTGTTCAGAATCCACTATTGTCTGTTTCTGCATTCCCTGTTGACAATACGACTTTATTGGGATTGCATCTTCATCAAATCCGTATGTATATATATTATCTGCCATTGCTTTATATTAAAAAAATATTTACTCTTTATTAGCTTCCTTGTCTATCTTGTCAATCAAGTCTCCGTCTTCTGTCAGGGACTGTTTCCAGTTTATGAAGGCATCCCTTATCTTTTCCACAGTTCTAAGATTGGCATCTGTCAACTGTAGTCCGTCATTCCATATATAGCACCCATCACCAGACCTGTCCTTGTATCTGAACTGAAATGTAACACCGATACCGACAACTTCTCCGTTTATCACTATATCATGTATGTCTGGGTAATATTTCAATGCATCTTCCTTGAATGACACATCTCCTATTGTTTTTCTGATAGCATCCTTCTGAGAAGAAAGCACATCTCCAAACATGCGGTTCGTACTGTTGATTACATACGGTTTATCATTTGGCTGTATGTTGTCCATCCCATAGTTCAGATTTTTTTTTTCAGCCTCAGTCATGAGAACCTTGAATCTGTTGTATAGGTTATCGTTCTCCACAATGTTCTTTTCTTCTGGGAGGTCTATCTTCTTGTTCTCATATTTATGCTTCCTTATCTCATTGAGCATTTTCCTTGTATAATCCATGTTCCAAATTCATTTAAGCGCTTTTATGTGGAGTTTTTTTCCAAAACAATGGTGGTATTCAGCTTATGATGGGCATACCACCACTATTCCCACTAAAAAATCAACCTTGTGCAAGGCCGTTCCAAGAATAGACATAATCATATCCGATACTCCTATTGTCTGCTGTAACATACTTTGGAGACTCTTCTATGGTAGATTGCTCTTCATCCGTGTTCTCCTCCATTGGTACCTCTTCTTCTTTTATAGGCTCATCCATGGTTGTCTCTTCTTCTTTTTTACCCTCATCGGTAGTCTCTTCCAAAACATCTTCGTTTTCAGTTGTTTCTACCACATTTTCTTCCTTTGTTTCTTCAATTTTTTCTACATCAACAGTTTCCTCAACTTTTTTTGATGCATCAACTTTTTCATTTTTCTTATTAGCCATAAGTTTTTTTATTAATTCAATATATAAATATCTAACGGAACAAAAAATCAGCCTCCTTCATATCAAATACTTCCGCTCTCATTGTGTTGATAGCCTTAATCTTGAGCTGTCTTACTCTTTCACTGCTAAGATTGAGTTCCTTTCCGATTTCATTTATGTTATGCCCTTCACTATCGTCTTCAATGCCGAAGTATTTTGATATTATAATCCTCTCTCTGTCATCAAGTTTTGCAAGCAGTTTTTCAACGACGAAATGCTTCTGCTGCACCTCATAGAAATCCACGTTATTGTCGCTTATTCCGTTCAGTGAAGCATCATTTTCTTCAATGTCATCGTCTGGACACACGTTATCTGGATGTGCATTGTCACGGAAGACATCGTCAAATCCGCTTTCATTGGTTTCCCTCTCCCTCTGACTGACAATTTCCTTCATCATATGTTGCCTAATCCACCATACTGCATATGAGAAAAACTTAACGTCCCTTGACATGTCAAATCTCTCTATAGCCTTGAACATTCCGTTGTTTCCTGCTGATATAAGGTCAGCGATATCTACTCCGTTGTTCCTGTATTTCTTAGCTATATTGAACACGAACCTAAGGTTTGCGTTCACAATCCTATTTCTTGCATCCACATCACCTTCCTTGGCAAGTTTGAGGAGCCTGCGCTCCTCTTCCTTGCTTATAGGCTTATAGTACTTTAGTTCTTTGTAATATATCTTTACGGAATCAGAAAAGTCATTTTTTCCAACCTCCCTATTGTCTTCGTTATTAATCATTCCTACCATTAATTACTGCCATTATTTGCCGTTCTTTGTAAACAAAAGTCTGCTGACATTGTTCTCCTTCTTTATTGTCACTGTGCTTTCCGCATATTCCTTGACTGCATCGACATGCGTTATGAAGAATGCAAAATCATATGACTTCAATGATTTGTTTATCAGTGAAAATATATTTTCATAGTTGTCAAAAGCGACGCCAGAAAGTATTTCATCAAGAACAAGGAAATTCATCTGAGGTATGGTGCTTATGTCTGCAAGCACGGTTCTAAGTGCAAGTGCAGATGCCGTCCTTTCAAATCCGCTTCCAGAATTCAAATCAGCAACAACTCCGTTTCTTACAATATTGAATGTTATCTCATTCCTTGAATTTACGTCAACATTGACATCGAAATCACACACGTCGTCAAGAAGTTGGCTTAGTCTTGCATTCACGATTGGGAGAGTCTTTCTCATCACCATCTTTGATATTCCGTTTTTTCCGACCATATCAAGATATACCTTCCAGTTGTACACTGCCTTCTCTTCATCACATATCTTCTTCACAATATCCTCCCTTTCCTTTATTTCCTTTTCATAGGATGAAATGTTGGAGTTATTCTGTGTGATTGTCTTGATATTAGAGTCTCTTACTTCCCTTTTCGCCCTTATGTTTGCATCTGTATTCCTTATTGATATATCAATCGCATTGTTCTTCTCGATTGCAGATGCATTTTTTTCGTATTCCTTTTTGAGATTGTTCAGTTCTATATATTCTGACCTAAGTCGCTCTATATTCAGTTCTATTATCGGTTTCTGGGTATTCAGTTTGTTAAGCCTATTATATTTGTCCCTATCTCCTTTCTTGGCCTCAACAAGTTCATTGAGTCTGTTCACGTAAGATGTTACCTTTTTGCCTTCCACAACAAGTTCATCATACATCCTTGTCTGCTCTGAAATTTGCTTTTGATTGTCAACATTGTCGAGTTTCTTTCCGCATGTAGGGCAATACTCACCTTTTTTAAGTTCTTCAATAAGGTTCTTTATCCATATCGCTTCTTTTCTCTTCGATTGCTGCTCCATCATTGCTTTAGAGCGTTCATCAACGATGTTGTCATACTCTTCAACTGAAAACGACACATTACCAATCTCGGATATTTCACCAAGCAGTTTTTCGAGTTCGTATTTTTTTGTCTTTCCTTCGTCACTGATTGACTTCATCCTACTCTCAATTGTAGACTTGTCGATTTTAAGAACATCATTGTCAATCTGTTCCTTTGCGGTGAGCAATGTGTTTCTTGACTCTTCCAATGAAGCGATTTCCTTATCACACTTCGTGTTTTCTTCTGAAAGTGAGGCATTTGATTTCTTGAGTTCTTTTATTTCAACCTTATACGCCTCAATTTCCTGTTTTAATACCTCTCTGTCATATTTGTTCGACAGAAGTGATGGTTTTATTTCCGAGTTGTACTTTTCTCTTGCTATCTCGTTCTTTTCCTCCAACGGCAGAAGTCCAACCCATCTTGAAAACAGTCTTCCTCTGTCAGTTGGTTTCTCGTCAATCAGAGAATTCAGGTTTGAACCAGTTATACACATTATTAGGTCGAAGTCATCTTCACGGCCAATCGACTCTTTGATTATCTTATTCGTTGACCTTGTATCTTCTCCTGTTTCCATTTCAACGAAATCATCAAGTTCCTCCTTCTTGTCTCCGATTACCCTATAGTAGTCAACCTTTTGTGTTACCTTGCTCTTTTCGGTTCTTTTTCCGAGTTTTGGCCTTGAAAGAGTTCTCTTGATTATATAATCCTCTCCGTTGATGTTGAAACAACCCTCGACAACCACATTCGTCTCTTCTTTGAGGTATTTATTGAATATATCCTCCTGCACCTTCGCCTTTGATGTCTTTCCAAATAGAAGAAAATGAAGAAGGTCAACAGCAAATGTCGTCTTTCCGCTCTGGTTCGCAGGCTGTCCGTTTAGAAGAACAAGGCCTTTCAACGTCGTGAAATCAAAGAAATTGTCCTTTCCATATGATTGGAAATTGTCAAACCTAATCCACTTCAACTTGAACTTCTTCAACTTGTCATAGGCCTGGTAGTCAATCCTTCCGTTGATATCCTTGTCAATCCCTACAATATAATCAAAATCACAATCTGTGATATTGTTTATCTTTAAATACTCCTTGAACAGTTTTTGCTGAAAAGAAGGGTCTTGAATGTCATCAATTACCTTTCCAGTTATAGATTCAGACTCCACACTTTCATTCAAAGTGATGAAATTCGGAACAACAACTATGTTTTCCTTTGGAATTGAATACTTCTTTGAAGCTGCCGATACAATCTCCTTTTCCTTGTCCTTGGAATAATCATAAGGACTCACGTTCCAATGTATCTTTACCTTGTTTTTGGGATTTGTTTCAATCATTTTTAACCACTTTAATTTTTCTTCTTTTTACAACAATTTTACTATCACCGTTTTCTTTGTTGACAACTGACTTTTCATCTGACTTCGGGACTCTGTTGACAGGTTTATCTTCAATTTCACCACTTTCCCTCTTTTTGTTGTCTGACGGAGAGTTACCATAACGGAATATATTGAAGCCACGTAAAAGACATTGAGTTATAAAGCCAGCAACATCATTAATTCCATTTACCTTGCAATATTCCTTTATTTCCCTCTCAATCAATGCTCTGTTTGCCATGCAATAACGATTTTATGCAAATATACTAAAAAAACACACAATACCAAAGAAAATTAAATAAATTTTGAAAATTTTCTAAAAATATTAATTTCTAAAAAGACAAACTATGTATTTTTTTTATTAATAATAAATTATATATAATATTAATAATAAATTTATAATAATAATATATAATATATTAATTAAATTTATATATAAATTAGATTCTTAACTAAATGGAAGATAACAAAGAGATAATTTTGAGCCTTGATGTGTCAACTGCATGTATAGGAATATGTGTCCTTTTGAACGATGGAAGTGAGTATGGTAAAATCATAGAACTCACACACATCAACCCGAAATCACAAAACAGAAAGGCAAAAGGTATTGAAGAGATATTTCTGAAGAAAAGGTGCTTTGAGGAATATATACAGACATTCAAAGACTTCAACATAACAAAGGCTGTAATAGAAGAGCCACTGTTGTCGTCAAACAACAAAAACACAGTAGCAACATTGTTAAGGTTCAATGGAATGATTTCAGACTGCATATACAACACGTTCGGAATCGTACCAACATACATATCAAGTTATGACGCAAGGAAATACTCATTTCCAGAACTAATGGCGATAAGAAAGTACGGAAAGGATGAAAAACAATATGACCAAAAGAAAATTGAAAAATCAATACGGGATTCAAAACTTGTACTTTTCGGGTCATATCCTTGGACAATAGACAAAAAGACGGTACTACAGCAGAAAGTGTCTGAAATTTTCCCACAGATTGAATGGATATACAACAAAAAAGGAGAACTCGTCAAGCAGAATTTTGATGCTACAGATGCATATGTGGCATGCCTCGGACAGATGAACAAGGAAAGATACGGAGAACTCAACCAAACAGTTGAAAACATAAAGAAAGAAGGGAACAAGATAACATACGATGTGGTGTATTGGTCAAAACGTGAACATAGGACAACATACATTCAATAGAAAGCAAAAAAGAGTGGAAATTTCCACTCTTTTTTGTTGTTATAACATTAGAACAATCTAATACAAATTAATACTCCATAAGCGGCATCAATGGCCTTTTCGAGTCATCCATTCCGTGGCAGTCATTGTTTCCAATCGCATAATTAGGCTTCAGCCCAAGTTCTTCAGTGTTGAAATCAACTGCGTCACATACTTTCTGTAGTAGTTTGCTTTCAGTATATAGTTTTTCCATTTGAATTAAAATTTACATATAAATATCTTTTCCGTGTCAAAATCTTTTGGTATTTTTGCACCAAATGTTTAATTAAAAAACGATTTTTATGGTTGCTCCAGAAATAAGGAAAATGTATGATATACTTGTATCTTTTTTGGGAAAACCAAAAAATGAACTTGATGACAACCTGCAATTGCAGTTTTCATGCCCAAGATGTCAGGAGCGTGACGGTTTCAAGGGAAGGTACAAATACCATCTTGAAGTCAATATAGCCAAGGGAATATACAATTGTTGGAAATGTTCAAGCATAGATTCTTCCATGCATGGCAGCATATACAAGTTGATAAGAAAATACGGTAATCAATCCCTTCTGAAAGACTACAAGGATGCAGTGAATGGGTTTAGGGAGTCTTCGCTGTACAAGATAAAGTTCTATGACAAGGATTTTCAGGTTGACTATGAGGATATGCTCGAAGATGAACTTGACTTTCCAAAAGGCTATATTGCTTTGAAGGAAGATAGGCATTGCAACACAAAGGCATTTGAATATTTGCGTTCAAGGGGCATAGGATGGCCTATAATCGAAGATTACCATATGGGATTCACAACTACAGACACTGACAGAAAAAGTCTCTCAAATCGCATTATTTTACCTTCTTTTGATATTCATGGTAAGATGAATTATTGGACAGGTAGGGATTTCACTGGAAACAAGAAGAGGCAGAGGTATTTCAATCCTATAGTTGAAAGGAAGGAGATAATATTCAATGAAGACAAGATTGAATGGAATGCGGAAATAACATTGGTTGAAGGCCCTTTTGACAGTATTGTTGTACCGAATTCAGTACCTTTGCTTGGAAAAAGTCTTGGAGAGGACTATAAGTTATATAGGTCACTGTATGAAAAGTGTAATTCACATATAAACATATGGCTTGATGTTGATGGAATTGAAAGTGCGAGGAATATATATCACATTCTTGACAACGGAAGACTCAAGGATAGGGTAAGGATTATATATAACGAGAATTTTGACAAGGACCCAAGTGAGATATATCAGAAATATGGTCCTGTCGGGATAATGAGATGCATTAATACTGCACACAAAATTAAACAATAGAGAAGGAAATGAGTATAGTTAAAAGGATTTATCAGTTGTCGGACATACACATACCGACATATCAAAAACTTGACATATATGCAGAACAACTTGAAAAGGTTGTCAAGAGCATTTCGGAAGATGTGTCAAAGAGTGGGTTGAAATCAGAAGAGGTGCGTATTGTGATATGTGGCGACCTTGTACATTCAAAGAACATGGTGACAAATGAATTGAATGTATTCGTGTCACTCTTCATAAGACAACTTTCTTCAATAGCGAAAGTGATATGTTTTGCTGGAAACCATGACCTTATAGCATCAAACACATCAAGGACGGACACGATTTCTGCGATTTTTCAGACAGCTCAGTTTGACAATGCAATATTTCTTGACATGATTCTTGGTTATGAGAGTGGTATAGTGTATGATGATGATATAACATGGGCATTATATTCATATTTTGATGATTTCAATGCCCCAGACATAGAAAATTCAAGAAAAGAGCATCCAGAGAACAAGGTAATCGGGTTGTATCATGGAACAGTGGTTGGCACAAAGTTGTACAACGGTTTTGTAAGTGATGATGGAAATTCGACAGAATTGTTTGAAGGCTGTGATTGCGTAATGGCTGGACATATACACAAGAGACAGGAGTTGAAATGCGGAGACTGCCCTATAGTATACGCTGGCTCGACAATTCAACAGAACTACGGAGAATCAATCACACAGCACGGGTATGTGATATGGGATTTGGAAAATGACTCACATGAATTCGTCGACATACCGTCAGAATATTCATATCTTGACATTTCAATAAATTCACTTGAAGATATTGAAAACAACAAGGAAATATTGAACAACTATTAAGAGAAAAAAAAATGAGCACAACCTGTTTTGGAAGTGCTCATTTTCAGTATATTGCGATTATGCGGATTTGAATCTGACATTCACTATTGCCGTTGGTGGCATCATCTGTTCGAGGTAAGGCATTACCCTATCCTGCATGAATTTGACCTCTTCTTGGTATTCCTTTGAATATTCCTTGCTTGATGATAGGTATATGTCAATGTCAATGACCTTTGTATTTACAATCTGTAATGTGACACCGTCTGCGCCTACGATGTTCTTAACGAAACCATAGTCATTGATAGATGATATGTCTTCAGATGATGATGCGTCATATTTTGTATCATTTCCGTCCATATGCATCAGATTCATAAATGAGTGCACTTTCCTATCTTTGTGTAGGAACTCCATATATGTCTTCTTGGAATTGTCCGAAATCCCATTGAAGCCGATTGAATTAATGTCTTCATATGCAGCCTCAATGTCAGTGAAACAAGAGTTATCGAACAGTTCGTTTTCAGAAGCATATTTGAAGAGGTTTGAGAATCTGCTTACATATTCATATCCTCCGTCATATGCAAGATTTCCGATATGAGGGTTGTTTCCGTCGAATTTGTCGACTATACCACTTATCATAAGATAGTCGCCGTCATCATCTGAAAGCTGTGACCATCCATATCCCCCAATCTTGTCACAATATTCAGCACTTTCAAGTCTGAAATAGTTGGTGTTTCCGCCGAGTGAACCGTCAATGAATACGGCCATGTCAATGTCAGGGATATCATTGTTATCATCTGCCATTGTATCAGACGACTGTATAGTGAACGGTTTTTCCATGTCTCCAGTGTAATATACCTTTATTTGCGTTCCGTTTTCGTAGATTGAAAGGTCATATTTTCTGTTTTCAGAACGGTCACTGACATTTATGCATCCGTAAATCATCTCACCTCCTACAGAAACAGTAGCACCATACACCTCAACATTGAAGTACATGTAATGCTTATTTCCGTCAAATTCGTCATACATTCTGTAAATCTCCCCGTTTATTATGGCATAATTCACAGATATGTCATTGACGTAATATATGAGGCCATCATACATGTCGGAAGAAGGCTGAGAAACAAGGTCATTTAAGTCATCAACCTGTCTTATGTTTCTAAGTGTTTCCTTATAACCTTCAGATACAATCTTTCCGTTTATATCAAATCTATATGGCTTATACCTCATCCATCCTCCATACATCTGATAATACATGTCTCCGTCATATATACCGTTATTGCTGAAATAAGGATAAAGTCTTCTTGCCTTCACAGCATTCCCATTTTCGTCCTTATATGCATTCTTTTCATTGTCGCTTGTGTTCGGCATTTCACCATCCTTTCCAATAAGGAGTTTTGAAACGTCCCTATATGCGACAGGAATTCCCTGATATGGGATATATACTCCATTTATGTACGACTGTGTGTTGTATGGTATGGTTTTACAAGAATTATAGAAATCAATCTTGTACATTGACCTCATTTCATCCCAACCTTCCTTGATTGGAGGTGTGAATAACGTATATTCCGTAATATCAAAATCAAATGGTTTTTTATTGTTCAGATTCTTGCTATATCTGTTCTTTGTATTTTCATCCAACGAGTCATACCACCTTTTGCTTTTCAGACCAAAAAGTGACAGCATTGATTCGATTCCTTCAATTGTCCCTTTCTTTGACAAGATATTCCTTGAATTGATTCTTAGTCTCTTCATGAACTCGTTGTTCACATCTGGCATGGTATATTCCGTATCATTGTGGTAATTCCTTATCACGTTATTCACGATACCATCCTTCACATAATATGCCTGCCCACTATATGAAGGGACTTTGACCATTGTATCACATTCCATGTAGAAACCACCTTCATCGGTTCCGTATGGCTTTATAATGTCCGTGGTGTTCTCATGAAATTTCCTATCATAATAGTTTGATTTCTGATTTATGTCAGACCAATATGACTTGTGCACTTCATTTCCGTTCTTCCTGTCATATTCCTTCAGTTCAAATGGATATATTGCAGTGACTTCCCATCCGTCATTTTCAAGTAGGTCGGTGATGAAATAGTCTGGTGTGTTTGAGCGGTTGTCGTATGTAAGAGTGTTTGTCGTTGAAATGCAGTCGATAAAGCCCTTTTCATTGTCAAATACATAGCCGAGTATGTGTATCATTGACTTGAATTTCTCTCCGTTTTCAACGTACTCATTGTTCATTCCATCGTCATTTCCGTTGAAGTTTCTTGTCCAATCGAAATTCTTCAACGATTCGTGTGTCATGAGCCTATACATGTTGTCTGTGTATTTCTCGTCATATTCAAGTCCGATTTTCGCCAATGACTGTATGTATCTTTCAATATCATATCCACCAGACGATATGTTGTATCCCCCAGGCCCAATAGGAAGAGTGAATGACTCACTTGTCTTGTAGACACCCATCTCACCTTCATGCATCACCTCGAAATTGGCCTTGTTCTTTTCTCCGCTGAACACACCGAGAAGGCATTTCCCGAACATGGTAGAATTGTCAACGAAATCATCATATGCACACAGTGACGGCCTTGGCCTTATATGTACGAATAGGTTTTCTTCAGGAACCACATAGGAAACATTAAGGTCATTCCCAATGAATGCATATATTGTAATATTAGTTTCTACATCATCATCATCAAGCAATGCAGTCAATGTAACTTTTGCAATGTAATCTCCAACCTCTGGGCAGTACTTGCTTGAGAATTTGATGTCGTCACCAACAACCCTGCAATATATGGTATCTCCATTCTTGAAATTTGCATTTTCCAAGAAATGGTCTTTTTCAAAACAGAAGATATTGTATATTGTGACATCTTCCTTTATGTTTAGTGTGAAGTTAGGGTATGTGAATCCTATTTTCGGTATTTCAAGCATACCACCTTCAAGATTGTCATAAACATCAATGCTGTTCGGTTCTGAATTCCATTTGAAATAATATCCATCCGATGGAGATTCGTCATCAGTGTCCAAAAATAGAGAGTAGTTCAGATAGCCACCGTTTGCAAAATGTTTCAACGGGTTTGAAACCGACTTTTCATCAACTATCCTCGTATGTATGTCTATTCCGCCAGGATTTGAAACCTCATACATGTTTTCATTGAAAGAAACATATGTGACAGGAGTTCCAGAATCACCAAGTTCAAAGAAGTTCTTGTGTGCGGAATACCCTTCGGAATTAACGTTTCCCTTATAATCAAATGATGAACCGTCAACCGTAGTGACAAGTCTGTGTTTCATCACATTGTCACTTCCAGTTCCAGTATACAGTTCATATGGAAACGTGTCTATTATCTGCCCTACAGTTGTCTGTATAAGCCCATACAACGAGCCATAGCAGGCGAAAGAACGAAGGTCCATGAAGTCATTCCTAAGAACTATGTTCGTTTCTTTAGACCCATTGACATCGCTTGTGTAGTTTCTAAGCACATCCGCATTCCAAGTGTCACCGCTTTCACTGTTTGGAAGCCAACCCTTCTTTGTTACATGCCTTGACGGGCCACCAGAATTATTCACGGTCATTATGAAATTTCCGCTTGAATATATGGTAGACTGTCCAGTTGCGAACGTATTTATGCCACCAACGGTACTGATATCCCTTTCGAGTACAGTACCGTCCTTGACATCCTGGTGTTTCGTTCTAAGCCTGTAATTAGAGTGGCTTTTAATGTATTTTGGCATGTTCAAACTATAGTTTGTCAGTTATTGTTTGTGTAAAGTCAATGTTCTCAGACCTGTTTTCCTTCACTTCATACTGCGGTGTTCCTGTCTCACTTGACTTGAGTGTTGACATTTCATGCTGCACCAGTATGTTGTTGTCCTTGTCAAATGTCGTGACCAGTCCGTTATTGAGGTCACGAAGCTGGTTTCCAGTGAGTATGTTAGTTACCGTATCAATGTCGTTCTCTACCATTTCAAGTTCTATACATATCGGTTCAAACAACGTATTCACAAGATATATGTTCTGTGTGGCCTTTCCGATGAATGGTGTTGAACTTGCCTTGTAGCTAAGTGGCATTGAAGGTGTTACCGTTATGAATGTATATGTAGAATTTTCATTATATCTGTACGAGTAAGTCTTTGAATTGGTTGTCGTAGAAACATTGACGACAGGTTCGCACTTGTTGTTTGAAGTAACAATCCTTAGCTCGTTTGAACGTGTTCCGTCATTGTTTCTGTATATAACCCTATAACCGACAAGACCGTTGTTTACAGATGCGTCTCCCTTCAGTTCAGTAGGTATTGCCTTGAGGTCAATCACGATTCCTCTCACGGTAGGGAAGTCATGCAGTGTTGACACGTCCATTATGGTAACTGGTATCTCCTTCGGTTTTATGTAAATCGTGTAGAAACCTTTCTTTCCGAATATGTCTGTAGGGAGCTTAAGGTTATAAAGTCCGTCAACCATATTGTCATTTGTCTCGCTTTTAGAAAGGACGACATTCTTCATGTTGTCGGATGAAAGTTTCTCGAATTTGCTTCCTTCAACATCAGTGCTGTTTCTTGTCCTTGAATAAGAATATACTATGTCAACATAATTGGCTATCAAGTCATTACTTATTGACGTAGGTATGTTTGTTCCATAAACTCCGTTTGCCATCTCACTAAAGTGTTTCTTCTTCCAAATTGATTAATTTAAATGTTCCGTTTCCGTATTTTTCCATGGATTCCAACGAGTTTACCTCTCCGAATCGCAAGTGTTTGTCAAGGGCTGTAGCATATCCCCTATCTATATAAATATTGTTTTCCACCGTTTCAGGCATTGAATAGCCGATAAGTTCATCCTTCCTTATCGATGGTGACATAACCGTGTTTTCCGTGTCATATGAAGACGGATAAAGATACCAGTCGCACATTTCAACGCTCACGTCCATACCAGTGTCATCAGAATGCACTGTTTCAACATCCTTAATTACCTCATAGTATCTTATAGGGTAATTCTCCTCAGAAGACAACCAATATGAAGATGTCCTCTCTTCAAGAGTACAATGGTCAACACATTTCAAGCCTACTGGATTACCGTTAACCTCATACAATTTGATTTTTGATGTTTCATTGTCAACATAATATATGCAGTTCTTATAATATATAAAGTCAGCACATGGCACATCCACAAAACTATTGTCTTTAAGATTAGTAAGACACAACTTCAGTCTTGAAACTACTGTGTGACCCTCAAAGCACGGAATTATGCTGTTTGTGATTGTATTCCCTTCATAATCCTTGTAATACAAATTGACTGTATACAGTACATCACCACTATAGTATGTGATTCCGTCCTTCTCTCCAATTTTTACCGTATTGTTTGCCTTTCCGAGTTCGTATTTCAGGTCAAGCAATGTATTTTCTACAGGCTGTGTGAACTTTGAATTCAACGATGGCTTGAAGTATCCACCGAGGGCATTTCCGAGGTTGTCAAAAGTAAGTTTTGTCCTTTCGAATGAATCAAGAGATGAAGTTGTTCTTCCACTCAGCTGTTCCATATTGTCATGTTCGCAGAATTCATCTGGATGCGACGATTTGTAGTAATCATAATATCTCTCCCAATCCAAATCTGAGAATTCTATAGCTCCAGTCTGTTCGTCCTTTACAAATCCATTTCCACTTTTCAGAATATAAATGTCATTGTCATATATGCAAACCTCTCCTTTTGTGTATGTTTTTCCAGGAACAAATTTCTTTGCAAATGGGATGAGATTTCCGAAATCCTCAACTTTTCTCCCCAACGGTACATTCAGTGATATGCAAGGGATAAGGCTTTTCTTTTCCTTTGACACAACAGAGTTGATTCTGTCTACAGAATTCTTAAGATTTTCAATCCAATGTCCAAGCACGGAAAGCATGGTGTTACCTCCGTTTTTCCTATATTCGTTGGAGTCACAGCAATCATGAGATTCCTTCAACCTTGACATTCTTCCGTACATCCTACAAGCATCTGGGTAATATATTATACTATTCGGAAGACTGTTGATGCATGCAATCCATTCTTTCTCATTAGCCTGCAATTCAACACCCTCTCCTTTCATGGAAAGATACTCATCAATGAAATCAAGTGATACGAAATAATATCTGGAAAGCCATCTGTAAAAACCGTCACCTCCATGTTCCGTGAAAAGCCTGTCCATTTCCTCATATTCCTCCTTTCCAAGTACACTTCCTCCCATTGAGTGATAATATTCCACAGCATTTGAATACGGGCCGTGACACTCGTTTGAATAAATAAGCGAATTATATTTAACAAATCCGATGTACCATCCCTTCAACGTACAATAGGCAATGGTCTTACCTTCATACCTATCACCCATCTCCTTGGTGAAACCGCTATAAGGACCACATATGGATTCGTTTACCCCAAGAGGAATCATGTTGTAGTTTGCATTCCCATTAAAGGACGGGTCTCCGACATGCATGTACGACATGTCTCCGTCATTTATTGACGGATATGTCAGCGGATATCTTGTCTTGAAATCTTCAAGAGGTATGGTGTATGCTATTCTCTTCATTGTGTCAGCTTGTCTTTGTCTTTAATTCAAACAGATTGAATCTAAGTTTATTCTCACCTTCGACCTTTATTGCCTTGTCATACTTGTTTTCATCAGATATCATATATACGAATTTTCTTAAATCCTTTGAATATGATATTTTTATGGGAACATACAGTCTGTCGTATATTTCATTGAGCGCATATCCTTTCTTAAATGCTTCAAGTTTGTTATAATCCCATTTATCAATAGCATTCCTGTCACTGTCAGTTGCCACAAGCATTGGTATCTTGATTCCAACTCCAGCATGGAAGAACTCGAATTTCATATATATAGTCCTCTCAATCTTCTTGTCCGAGAAAGCCTTGAGGATATAGGAGTAGAATCCTTCATTTGAAGACTGTTTTTCATATCTTCCGAAAATTCTCATCCTACTTCCGAGTCTTGGAATGTCATCACAGTTCAATATTGATAGGTATTTTGTTTCCGTTGTCATTTTTATGGCGTCCAATTCACCAGTTATGTCGGTTGTTCGTGTACCATCAATCCAGAACGGTTCCCTAAGGACAGAAGGCCCTGCATTCTCATTCACCCATATTCCGTCAGTGATGCCGTTCATTCCAGTTCTGTTTGTGTCAGTTGACATTGCAACATCACCATAGAAATATTTTTTATAGGTATTGTTTGCTTTATCGAAATATTCTTTGTCCTCATTATATAATGTATCGAAATATGAGTCACAATCAAAGTAAATAGTAGAAGTGCCAAGAAGATTTTGTCTCAACGGGTCCTTTGAATCATAGTATGACACTCTAAGAAATGACTTCTCAAGTTTTTTACGTTTGACCTCCACATCATTTGTCGTGAAATAAAGGAATCCCAATAGGTCAGAGTTATTCATTATGGCATTTATCTGCCTGTCCTCACTGAAAGCATTGTACGGGTAATAATCCGTCATGAACCAATTTGAAAATACATTAGACAAAGAAGCATCATACTTTACATTGTAATCAGATTCGTTTTTTTCACTTGTCATGCCCTCATCACCTATTATCTTCCATGTCTCAAGGTCTCTTGTCCTAAAATGGAAATTGAACTCCATAACGTCAATATAAGAAGTCTTTCCTTCATTCATAAATACTGGCGTGTACATGTCCTTCTCCATGTCAACAATCGGATTTATGGTTTCATCAGCCATCTCACCGTAATGAATGCTTGTTATACCATCACTCTTGCTTAATGAGTAGTCAATGCTCTTTGACAGATTGACTGGGATTGACAAAAATGAATTGGATAACTTGAACTTTATCTTATTCTTTATGTCAGAAAGACCATATATCGATGATGGGCCATTGCTTTCAATTGCAAGAGGTATCCATTCATAATATGATAGAAGCGAACGCCCAAATGTGTTTGGTGTTTTATATAATGAAAAAGAATTACTTGAAGTAATCTCATCTATTATACTATCAACCAATGAATTATAATCACTTGTTAAATAGTTTCTCCTATCAATGTCAAGTTTACATACATATCTGTCACTTCCAATTACATCTATCAGTTTAAGATTGTATTGTGTGGAATAGCCAACATTCACATAGCTTCCGTAATTCCAAACCGTTCCGTTTACTTCCGTATTGTAGTTGTCAAATATTCTATATTTCGCCCCGTCTATAGACACTCCGTCATAAGACTTTACTGTGTATATTGTACCGCCCGTGTATACAACGTTACCATTATCATCAACACTAATTGTATAGGCATTATTTCCGCTGCCGTTGTTCAACACCCTGCGCAGCGTCTTTGCCTTTCCTTCTTCAGCACTAACTACCTTGAAATATAACATGCTACCATCATCAAGAATACATGAGGCGCCCATTTCTGTTGTTACATTATCGCTGTTTCCGTCATATTCAAGGTCATATTCACGCCCATCAATGTCTACACAGTCACACAGATTCTTTATCCTCTCATATCTTGCTCCGTTTATGGCTATGTATTCATGTCCCAAGTCATCAGATTCAAGCCTCACAGTCGAAACCATTGAAGAGCTTTTCAACGTAAGCCTATCACCAATCAGTATAGGAAGGTTTTCATTTGCCCTTACCGCAATGATGTCACCAGAAACAACCTCATCTGGCTCGAAAAACAGACAGTATAGTCTTCCGTTTATTTCAATTGAATTTGCCACATCTTCAGAATCCCCATACATCGACTTGTCATATGGGTTTATGTAAGGTATGTCAGAATCTGGTGTAACATCTGTCGATACAACTATATAGTCTTTGCCATCAATATTCAGGCCAAACCCTTTTATTGAACCGTCTTCGTTATGCAGATAGTGCAGTTCAAGTCTATCTCCATTGTATAGGATGTAAGGTCTGTATCCATATCTCCTTATAGACTTTGTGCTTATGGACATCGTTTCACTATTCTCAACCGAGAATTTCCTAACATAAGTGTTTGACGGATTTATGTTTTCAATGTCCCATGTAATTGGTTTTGTGAACGGATTCCCTTCAAAATCAGAGAAAAAAACGTTTGTCGCTACAGCATTGCTGTCTATGAGGACATTGTAGGTTATTCCATCGATATTGACATGTCCGTCTTCCACATATGCCTTTTCCGTGATGTCAAGTGATGTCGAGGAAGGGTCAGCATAATAGTCAATGCCACCGATTACGAAATGCAACTTTTTTGTACTAACATCCTGAAAATAAGTGTCCCCATCAGTCTCGATATACCTTATCATTCTCATTTTAGGCTCTTCGGAATAATAGTCAACATACGGAAAAAGGCTTATCGGCATTTTTTTCTTGTATGTTATGTATCCGTTACGCTTTACCGTATCAGATGTTGAAACGGTCACATCCATCAACTCTGGATAATATTCTGTTTCTACGGAAATCTTGTCATCGACACCAAATGAATTGCCATAGTCCGTTGTCCCACTTACATATGACATGTCATGGGATATATGAAAATCATTGACAGGAATTTCTCTTCTGTCAAGATTTGATGGTATTTTATATGAATATGTCAGCATTTAGAGTTCTTTTCGTTAATTGAATCATCTGAATTGGAATTTCCAAAGTCAGTCTCAATCGGAGATTCCTTGCCACCAAGAGGGCCAACGCCAAGTATGTCACCGATTCCATTTTCACCAAACGGGTCTTGTTCTCTCAAGAAAATGTCAATTCTTTTGTTGACATAAAGGCATCCGTTTGCGAACGGGTATTCCTCGACAATTCCGTCTACATCCTCGAATCCGTTCTGCACAACCTCTCTCCATCTGTAAAGGCCAGAACCATCGCTCGATATCCTTGCATAGCTTGGTATATCACCTTCTCTTTTGTACAGTCTGTATGATGATGGATTTCCAACATCTTCCACGGTATCTGAATCCAATGACACTTTCAATATATTCGTAGCAAGTATGTTGATGACATTGCATTGTATTTCCTTCCTTTTAGGTATGTCATAGAGTGAGATTGCGTCATCAAGGTTTATGTAGTTTTCACTTGATGTCGTTATTGTATATGTGCCATCTCCGTTGTCATTGATAGAATCAAGCATGTATTGTATTGGCTTGTTTTCGCTTAATTTACCAGAAAAACTCCTTATAGGTATTTCGTAATTGGACACATAGCAATATCCATTCATCTTACCAATAGGGTCATCGTCGAAAATATCCTCTGATAGGTAAAAACTGCCGTCAGTGGAATAGTCATCATATTCTATATCATGATACTTCACACCATGGAACATGCTTGCTCCATCCAGTCCGCTACCCCTCAATTCCCTCTGCTGTGTGTTGAATCTGTGCTTTATCGGCTGCAACACCTTCTCATTGCAAAGCACGTCGCAGTACTCACAAAGGTCTCCATAGAACATAGTCTGTCCGCTATATATGATTTCATCATCATCACTTTTACCTGATACACTCTGTGTAAGGCCACTATATATGATTTCATCATCACTTCTACCTAATGCACTCTGTGTAAGACCACTATAACCGTCTTCCACGTTGTTCATCACCCTTGTGTTACCTGCCCTATATTTTTCATGTGTTGCCATTGGATTAAGGTCAAGTCCGCAATTAAGTTTTCCGAAGCAATGAGAGTGCTCTATTGTAGATGCCGTCAAAATATTGTTATACCATTCCTTCCTTCCATAGTTCGTCTTGAAGAAACTGAGATACAATGAAGTCAAAGGCCTTCCAAGATTATCCTTTATGTTTGAGATGTCAATGTCGTCATTGAACACTATCTGTGCCATGTCGTCACCGTATATATTCTTTGCAAAAGAAAGCCTTGTCATCGTGCTCTGCTTTTCATATTCCATTTTTGAGTATTCGTCAATGTATCTTTTGCCGTTTCCATCTGGAATCTCCCCATATATCGTGGTTTCATTGATTTCTCCATCCATAAAGTCGAAATTCGGAAACCTTGAAAATATCCTAACATAATATTCACATTGATTTCCGTCAACAGTTTTTGCAAACGACAGGTTCTGTGACCCAATAGTTGATTCCGTGTCAAAGTCAGCATTTACATAATTGTTGAATGACTCAACGTATTTTTTATCTCCATAGTTGAATATGTTCTTCTTAGTGTCAAAATTCCCCTCTCCGAATATTTCAACAAGCCTGTCCCAATCAAATACACTTACCCATCTGTCACATATATTTTCGTCCATATATACGGAAAATGAATAGTCATCAATCACAGTGTCAACAACTACATTTTCTCCGACAACTGAAGTTTCCGAACCATCTTCCTTTGACCTGTATATATTCACAAGGTCTCCATTCTTTAGACCATGCTTACATGTAGAATATATTACGGTTTTCTGCAAGTCATCGTCATCGTTTTCAGATTCGTCAATGAAAGCAATTTTCAGTGTTCCGAGTTTTTCATCTATGCATGGTATGCCTTTCCTTGTGGATGAACACGGATATGTTAGGCAGTATTCCCAATTCTTCTCCATTCTGTTCATTATCCTATTGTAGTAAGGCATTATCGAATAGCATGAGCTGTCTGGGTACAGTTCTATGAAGGAATTTGCATCCCTATTGTTTATTACCCTTGAAATTCCAAGGTTAATGTTATTACCGTAATCATATGATTCTATTTTGGACCTGTTCAAGAAACCAACCCATCCGTTCTTTTCCACAAGCCTGCTTTGCAGACAGTCAGCAAAACTCAATATTCCGTTCTTTGAATACAGGTGCATGGTCTTTCTATCACCTACATCAACAACCCCAACCCCATTTATGTTGCTAAGGTACTTAGAATTATCACCATTTGGAGTGGCAACTATGCCATTGTCATGCATTGACATTGATGGGCTGAAAAGTTTCATAGTTTTTTCAGTGCCACCTGGGTATGTGGTGCTTTCTATGTCACACAACAAATCACTTATTGTATTGAACTTCACACCCTGCTCCTTGTAATAGTTTGGTATTTTTGTCTTTGAACGTAGCACATGATTGTCAAATATGTCTATTCCACAGTTGTATGTATAGTTTTTCCGAGAATCGTTGCCATATGTTATCTGTGTGTCTTGAATACAGTCAGAAATGTTACTTCCCCATTTGTATGAGTCTCCCTTTCCATATACCCCACCAATTGCCTTTGGTTCGAAGTTCAGACATTCACGATTCTTGCAATCATCCTCATTCTTCGTTATTTCGGTGACAAAGTTGAAAAGATGATTTGTAGCCACAAGATTTATCTGTGCTGTAAGCCTTATGGTGTTGCATGCTTCCCTTTCATCCAAATACAGGTCATACTCATTCACACGCTCGCTATAATCGTCCTCACACACACTTTTAATGTCATTTGACAAGTTTATGCGTGAAGACATGTTCTTTTCCTCTGAATCGGCATATCTGTATTTGTTTAATAAAATCTTTTCTTCCATCTTATGAGTCAAAACTTATTGTTATTGTCTTTTTCAGACAGGGAAGTGTTGTTTTTGTCTGATTTCCGTTCTGTGTTGTTTCAAGATGTGACACTTCGCAAGTCACGTAGCCATTTCCATTAACAACCATTTCGTCTGTCACTTTTATAACATTTTTCTCGCTTGTTATTGTTGTTACATTATAGTTAAATACTGCCTTGTATTTTATCTGAGAATCATTTGTTAATTGACAAGTTATGGTTAATTCATTGTCTTTGCCACCATTCTTCTCAATAGACACGACATATTCCTTGTTTATCAGATTAAACCTTACTCTCCTATTACCCAAAACATCATAATATATATCAATCGGGGTAGGTAGGCACAGTATTGACTTTTCCGCCTTTATGTTCCTACTGTCTATCACCTGAAACTTTATGAATCCCTTGCTGAATCCGAGCTTAAATCCTCTGCTATTAGAAACTCCCTTATCTACAAGTATATTATTGTTGTATACATAGTATTCAAACGGTCCGTTCAACAATTCTGAAATTGATATTTTGTATTTCCTAACAGCAACTCCAGTTCCTTCGTCACAATACACATCATCGGTCTTTTCAATTGAAATCATATCATCTGTCGTGACATCATTTGCAACAGGATAATATTTTGAATTAAATGCATCAATAGCAGAGCATCCACCTATAAGTCCGAAGTAAAAATAGAATGAATTGTCAGTCAAAAGTAAATCACTGTTATTTCTAAAATTCACATTTTTATCACTGTTATTTTCAAAAGTCACATTTTCATCACTGTTATATGAATCAACTGGATTTACATCATGGGCATACCGAAATGGTTTATAATCATTCTTATTTCTACTCTTTGGTAATCCGTATCTGAATCTGACATAAGACTTGTCGCACACTTCATCAACCAACGAATAACCCCTGCTTTCAACATACTTTGATAATCTTCCGTCAAATGAAGTAAGATAAAGTTGTGTTGGTACAAATGTCTTGTATTTTGTTACTGGGTTTTTCACGAACCTATTCATGTTATAGTTCATTGAAGCAAAATATGAACGCCTTTCATTGTTTGCAATGTCAAATCCGTCAATTATTCCATTTGTAGGTATAAGATATGGTTTACCATCCATTTTACCATAGAAAGATGTGTCATTCTGTACATCCAACTCGCAGATTCTCGACGTATTGACAAATGTCTTCGGGAAGTATGTCAGAAAGTCAGCATCACTGCTTACATGATATCCGAAAAACAATGAGCACATATCCTGACAGTTCTGGTTGAATTTTCCTGCTACTAGCCCAGTCTTTGTTGAATTATATTCCTTGTATGCTGAATAATACGCAGAGTCATATAGGTTTCTTGCCTCTGTTGTTTTTTCATATTTTTGACACTGAGAAAAATCCGTCCAGTAAGATTCTGCTTTAACTTCTGACCCTCCTGACGGTTTAGCATAGTTTCCGAATATGTCTACATTGTCACAGTTTGTTCCACCAGTGGTAAACATCTTCGCCAATTGTGCCTCATATCCATTCATGTTCATTCCAGATTCCTGCAATGTCTGAGGAGGTTGTAGCGGTGGGAATAGAGCTGTTGTTGGTTGCATTCCATCAAGTACATTTGGTAGCGAATCATATATGTCATTCAAATTACCCAACAACACGATGTCTGTCGAATAAAGTCTGACATATTGTTTTTTTTCACCGTCATTTGTATATGAATTTCCACCACATCGATAATAGAACACCAAATCATTCAAGTGTGTTTTTTTCATCGTCAGAAGACCTACCGAAAGGTTTATGTAACTAAAACATGAAGTTTTCTCTATAAGTGGAAGATAGTCACTGTCTTTATTTGTAGCCCATCTATTGACAGTACAATCTTTAACTGTGTATGTACCATCGCTATTATATACAAGATTGTGTCTCCCAGTTATGTGCACATTGCTGTATCTTCCGTTTACGGATAAATCATTCTTCTTTCCGAAATAGTCAAACGTTCCGTCCTTTGATGGTGTTATTTTCATTTTAGGGAAATACAGGCATCCGTTCACCCAATCATTTTCAAAGCAGAAAAGCAGGCCTTTGCTTGGATAGTCTCCGTTTGTTGAATTTTCCGTGAGATGCGTTCTGAACCAATTGTAGGTAGGTTTATCATTCCTATTTTCTGCGCCAGAGTACATCGTATTGTATGGGAAGGGGTTGAACCCATTTATCGAATCAATTGATGATATACATGAGAACGGTAGGCTGTATCCTATTGGATAATCGGCATAGTTCGGCTCTTTTTCATTGCTTAATTTCGTCTGAGCAGTAGGGCGGCTTCCATACTGTATCCTTGGATAATACTGCTTTACCGTATATATCTTTCCCCAGTATAGGTCCCTGAAACATGTTTCTGGTGTCTTTGAACCGAATTCATAGAAATTATCCCAATCGATGTCAGTCTCACCGACATTAATTAGGCCGTTTTTATAAACCAACTTTGGGTTACAAGGAACAAGCATCTTTACCGAATATTCATTGGAACTTGAGTCGGAAGCATCCGTTAGTGTAATTCTGAATCTTACGCTCGCCCTTGTCGGTATGCCCTTGTTAGGGTCTGATATAGGGATGATGTTTCCATATTCATCAGTTCCTATCCTATCAAGGTTCATCGGTATCGAATAGCACCATACTCCATTTCCGTCAATTATGCCATTCACATTGTCCTTCAACTGTTCAACTTGTCCGTCATGGGTCTTCCTTATTATCTCTATGTTTCCGCTGCTTGTTGTCAATGACCTAAACCTTCCGTTGTTTCCGTTTGGCATTCCGTATGTTCCGATATATGTTCCACCAGCATCGGTTATGGAAGAACCCACGAATACGCATGAAGGCTCGAACTTATAATCAATCTTGAAGTCAGTTCTTGTTATTCCTATTTCGTTTGAATTCCTGTCACCCCAGAAAGGATACACGAACACAGTTTTGTCCTGTGACATCAACTGTATGGCATTACCTACCTTTTCATCACTGAATTCTATGGGTGACTTGAAAAGGCTTGCATCATATCCTTTGGCAATGAAGTCATAAGGCTTTTGCGAAATCATCCCAACATCAGAAAGGTCACAGTCATAGTGTACCTGACACGTTCCAGTGGGTACACCAAAAATCATGTAGTCGCCAGCACTGTTCGTCACAGTTGTGTATTTCCAGTATTTGCCATATACCTCAACCTCTCCGTCATTGTCGAGCACAAGCCTCTTGTTCGGAAATGTTCCGACGCTCTTATGTTTTCCGTCAATTCCGACAAACTCGTCATTGGAAAGCAGATTGTATTTGACCCCGTCAATGTTTTTCGACTGTGTGGTGTTGTATGGGTATTCATTTGAAATGACATAAGAGTCCTTGTCTTCATCCGACAACGGGACGAAGACTGAAACCTTTACGTTGGGTACTCCGAACGAATCGTTTGCGAGAACCCTTCCAACGACAACTCCGTATTCTGAACTTGGAATCTGATAATCATCCTCAGTGTTTATTTCAAGGGAAAGCACCTTTATGGTGTCAATACCCTGTTTCAAATTCACCTTCAATACCTTGTCATCGCCACCTATGTCGGTCTTTAACCTATAGCTCTTATGAAACATCAGTTGTATTATTTCTGCTTAATCCTAACACGTATGTCCGTGTCTTTATTCTTCAATTCATACATTGCCTCACTGTCTCCAAGAAGAACAGAGTCGAGAGCATCCAAATCAATCTGTTCTACGCTTGCACCAGATATTGTAAACAATTGTTCTTCACTATTTCCGCACTCATCGGTTGAAGTGTCACTTAAAGAAGGCAACGGGCATATATCTGAACTATATGCACCACCGCTTATCTTGTATATTTTGACATCGATAAGGCTTATAAGTCCGTCTATGAGAGATATTTCCTTATTAAGGTCTCCGATGAATATGTCTTCACCCATATCTGTGTTGTTGACATCCATATATTTCTTTACCGTAGATATTATGTTTGACACTACATCTGCGGAATTGTATGATTTGTCAATGAATGCATCAATCAGGAATCCTACATTGTATATCTTTCCAGATTTCATTTCAACATAATCACCGATATTCTTGTAATGTGACAGATAGTTCTCTATATTTTCAGCAAGAGTTGATGGTATTGCCTTGTAAAGCTGTCCGTCAGCATTCATTCCAAGTATGCTAATGACAATCTTGTTGTTTTCCTCTGCCACTGAACATCTGAATGGTGCGCCGTATTTTGGTGGCATCTGCATAAGCCTTACCTTGTAATCCTTTAGTGTAACACATCTTTCCTGCGAAGCTATGTTGTATTTAATCATGTACTTCAATTCGTCCACAGAAGGTGCATTCTTTCCGACAACTCCGTTGGATACGTTCTTTACACTAATTCCTCTAAGTATCTCGCTCTTCAACGAAGATGTGACAGATGCATCACCACCCCTGTTCGGGAAGTCCACCTGCATTGTCTTTATTGTGTTCACAGCACCCTTTGCGACATTGGTTTCTATTCCTCCACCTACATTATACAGTACGAACATAGTCCACCCAGCTTTAGGAAGAACGCCAAGCATGTCATTGTTTATCACAGAAGACATCCTGTATTGTGCAAACGAACTTGCATCACTCGGATATTCCTGGTAATCAACACCAGAACCGAATATCAGCTTCATGTATCCATTGTCAGTGTATTCGGTAATGAATTTCTGTCTCAAAGGTCTCCATCCTCCACGATACACCCTCGTGACCCTCTTAATCCTCATTGTGGCCTCATCTATCCTTTCATATTCAGGAAAGTCATCATATGAGTCTGGGTCATACTTGTCATGCACAAGGTTGTTTTCAAGATTTCCGTTTTCATCTGGCTTCAAGAAACTTCCCCATCTCCACTGGTCGGTAAGAGCCTGAGTTTCAAAAAATCTGTAAGTTGTCACAGCACCGTTTCTGAAACGGTATTCCTCTTCGTTCACATAATATTCTGAAATTTCTGGCGAGAGATTCACATTTGAATTAGCCTTGAATATCACAGACTCGACATTTATCACATCATTGTCTGGAAGCATTATTTCCATGAATGGCTTTATATCATTTTCTCCAAGGACTTTCTTGTATACTTTTCTTGAACCAGCAGTTGCAATAGCGGTCTTTGTGACTGTATATCCAGTTATTTCACCATTTGCATTCCTTCTCGGCGAGTAAGACCTATTTGACACTGCATTTGAATTGAACTGCTCAGAAAAATCTATATTCTCATCTATCGTATATGAAAGGTTTCCAGTTCCTACAACGCAATTCCTCTGTATTATCGGGGCTGCATTCCAGTTCGGCTGTGATATGTCAACCTTTCCGTCAACATTGTATCCAGATGGAAGCACACAAGAAAATTCAACCTCACACATTCCAGCTTTTGGCCCAGGAACCTTCAGCCCGTTGCTCCTTGCCATGTTCATCAATGCTGACTTTGAAGATGTTGAATTAATCTGGGTATTCTGAAATACCCTATCTATATGATAGTTCAAAGAATCAACGCAGTCACTCATGAGGTCAACGAGCCACGAACTTATGCTTGAGTCATTTCCGAAATTATCTGACAATTGCGGATAGTTCGACCTACTGTAGTTTATTATGTCGTTCTTTATGCTGTCAAAATCCCTACTAAGGTAGTTTATATGATTAGATGCCATGTTGTTTTAAGTGCTTTAAATCTCAACAGCGACGCTGTTCTTATATTCATAGTTTCCTTCAGTGACCGTATAGTCAATCCTGACATAAATATCATCACCGCTTTCAGACGAAGCAACCTGTATGTTATCCAGTGAAACTCCGTCTATCCATTTTGTGACGGCGCTGAATATCTCGTTCTTTACATTTTCCCACGTGCTTTTGTCATTTGGCTCAAATATGTATCTTATAAGGTCGGTTCCATAATCTGGAAGCCTAAGCCTTTGGCCTTTAGGCGTGAATATCAAATGGAGGATTTGACTTGTAATCATCTCCTTGCGACTCTTGTTCAGGTCAAGTTCATATTTCTCAATACAATCGTTTGTAAATGGATATTTTATGTCAAAATATTGTTTTATAACCATAATAAATAATAGGTAATTGCATACCAATAATTATATAATATATAACATTTTCGGGCCAAAAAACAAAAAAGGCCAACGCTTATGCGATGGCCAAATACCTGCCAGACAATGGTTTGTCCGACATTCTATTATTCGTTGTTCGGTCTGTAGAATTCAGACCAATGAGAAATGATGTAGTTCGCTTTTGCATCCATGATTGCAAGAACAGTTTCATTGTTAAATTCTCCATTGAAGTTTGATTCCATTCTACAGAAAGGTCTTGTCTTTATCCTATGCAATGCATATTTCACGCCGAATGCATGCTTATAGTTGTCAATTCCGTTATAGATTGAAAAACCAATTTCCATCATCTTTCCACCTATAGATACATCATGCGACAGATAAATTCGATTCCTAACTCTTGCTACAAGTGTCAACTTTTGCTCTCCATGAGAATACTCCTTGACAATCAATTCTCTTCTCTGATTTTTCTTCGGCGACTTTGACAACTGTTTTCTTGACATTATTTTCCAATTTTCAATTCCACCACCGAAATCAACCATATACTTGACCACGGTCTTACCATCGCCACTCTGAATATCTCTTGCTTTTACGGTTCCTTCAATGCCAGTCTTTGCATCGAGAACCTTTTCTCCGACTTTAAATTTTGCCATGTTATTTCTGTTCTTTTTTTCCTATGCAAATATACCAAAAATTAATGCAACAAAAAAGAGGAAGGCAACAAATTGTGCATCTTCCTCATTTTTTTTCAGGATTGGAAATATTCATCATCTACATGTTCAAATTCCCTTTCTCCGCTAAGTCTCCAAATGTGTTGGTTTGAAGAGCCTCTGAAAGGCAATTGTACGTTTTTCTTGTCTTTCATGAACTTTCCGTCAACGAAATAGTTGCAACTGTACAGAACATTAAGCCTGTGTTTGTTTCCTTCTGCGACAAGTTCCTCAAGTGTAAAGCCACTGTAAAGCCATATATCTTTTTCTGGAAAATCATTCCTTATGTTTGAAATCAGTTCAAAGAGTTCATCCAACGAGTCGTCTGACTGATACAATGGGTCTCCTCCGCTGAAGGTGATTCCACTTATGTAAGGCTTTGACAATTCCTCCCATATTCTTTCTTTTGCCAAATACAGTTCATTACCTTTAAGATAGTCCTGCAACCACTTGTTGTGACATCCATCACACTTATGTCCACATCCAGAAATCCAACATGTGGCCCTATTTCCCTGTCCATTGTTAACATCTGGGCTTGTTATAGTAACGAACCTCATAGACAATCCTCCTCACTTATCTGTCTGTCAGTATGCTTTACTCTTTCGGATTCCTCGGCTTTCTTTCCTGGGTTGAAGTGGTTCACATCAGAACTGAGATAGCCAGTAATTCTTCTAAGCCTCTTTATCTTGTGTGAATGACATTTCGGACACTCATCAAACTCTCCTGTATATCCGCATTCCATACAAGTGTCAAGAGGTATGTTTATTGCGAAATATGGTATGTCCTTGTCCATTGCATAGTCAACCAAAGTCTCAATGGCATCTATGTTGTTCTTTGTTCCGTCTGGAAGTTCTACATATGTGATGCAGCCAGCAGAAGAATATGATGTAAGTTGACTTTCAATGTCAATCTTCTCGAAGGAGGTGACATGCTCCCATACTGGCACATGAATTGAGTTCGTAAAGTACTCTCTTTCTGATATGTTCTTCAGAATTCCATACTTCTTTCTGAATTTCTTCATTGCCGTATAGCAAAGGTTTTCAGCTGGTGTGTAGTACACTCCAAAGTTCAGTTTGTATTCCTCCTTGAACTCCTTGCATCTTTTTGCAAATAGGCCTTCAATCTTCTTTGCCAATTCCATTCCTTCCTCATGCACATGGTTTGTTCCAATCAATATCTCAAGAGTCTCAGCAAGGGCAAGTTGCCCAATCGCCAATGTTCCGTGTCTAAGTGCAGAAACAATACCTTCTTCTGGTATATAGCCAGCCATAGTATTGTTTTCATACATGAACGATGCAGAAGTTGCAGGTTGGCTCGCTATGTGGTTGAACCTTTCTATCAGCATATCCTTCGCCTCATGTATCTTCTTGTTAAGATATGTGAGGAAGGACTTTACAACCTCATCGCTGTTCTCATGTGCAAGTCTTACCATTTCCGCATATTCGCTTGTCACTGACTTGAACTTCTTCTCAATCACCTCCATTGCCAATGTCGGAAGTATTATTGTTGTCGGGCATATGTTTCCTCTACCGTCCTTTAACTGTCCGAAACCATTTATATCCCATCCGTTGGCGGTTCTACAATTGTGTGTAACAGTACAGTCATTTATGAGATAAAGTCTATCACCGTCAAGTTCAAATCCGTAGAAATCTCCATCACCAACCTCTTCTATGTCAATGTCGGTAATTCCACACATTCTATTAGGTTCATGGTCGAATGACTCGCAGAAAGCCTTAATCTTGACTCTATACGTTCCGTTTTCTGACTTCCTAAATGCACATGAGTAGCCAAGTGAACTTGCAATTCTCTTTACCTCAAGTACAAGTTCCTCGTCAGCATCTTCAAAACATATAGTCCTTTTTTCATTTGTGCTGCTGTTAAAGACTCCTGCGATGAGTCTGCTTCTCTGCCTTCTTGAGCCATACTGGTACATTTCAGGTATCCTTCTTTCTTCAATGCCGTCTGGTGCATCAGAATATCCTCCTATGAACAGACCAAGTTCTTTAGGGTCTACATCGAATTCCTTTTCTGAAAGGTCATATGTGCCCTTGTAACCATTGAAGTACGGCCTCTTTGAATATGGCAATTCAAGATAATCATGCACTGTCATTTCAACCTTGTCGCCATTCTTGAAGCCTTTGTATTTTGTCTTTCCGTTATATATCAAGGCAAGTACATGCCCTTCATTTACAATATAGTCGTCATCCATAAGTTGGCTTACCTTGAACATCCTATCGTGGCCATTTATCAGTGAAAGCACCTTTCTTGGTGTTCCGTCCCATCCCATTACCGAATCTCCGACAGCAATGTCCTCAACATTCCTATATGTTCCGTCAGACATTATTATCTTGGTTCCTGGCGCATGACATCCCATGGTTGAAAAATATGTCCTTGGGTCATTCCTGTCATATCCTGCGTTTCCAGACCAATCAACATTGGCATAGTTTGGATATATCCTACTTGCTGTAGACTTCAATGCAAGTCTCTTTAAGTCATAGTTTGGTGTTCCAGGCTTGTCATTAACTCCCTTCATGTATTGGAATATACCGCATGGGAATATTGATGTCGTGTAGTTTTGACCCAGTCCTTCAATAGACACTTCAAGAAGGGCCTTTATAACCATTCTACCCTCTGGTTCAGTACAAGTTCCATAGTTCAAAGAACTGAAAGGAAGTTGGTTGCCACTCCTTGATTGAAGGGAGTTGAGATTATGGTACATTCCTTCAACCGCCTGATACGTCTCCTTCTTCGTCTCGAACAATGCCCTCTGATAGAGTTTTCCGTTGAACAACTGATAATTGGCGAACTTCCACACATCGTCATCTTCAAGGTCTGGATGGGCTATATAGAAATCGGTTATCTTGTTCGTCACCCAATGGTTGAATTCATCATACTTCAATGAAAGAATGTCAAGGTAATAGAAATCATCCAATGACTTTATGTGCTCTGAGAGATAATGCTTCCTAAATGACTTTCTTACGTATGGCACCATCGTCCAATCTATATGACTACATGAAACTCCACCGAATTGTTGCAAGGACTGTATCTGAAATACAACCGCAACCAACTGCATCGCAGTGTTAACAGAACCAGCAGGCCTTATGTCAACCTGTCTTGTCTTGAAACCTTTGGCAAGAAGGTCATCAATTGGAATTGTAAGACAATTGTGTTCTCCTGCCGAATACGAATCAAGGTCATGGATGTATATCTCGTTTGATTCATGGTTCTTTCTGGATTTTTTTGACATGACATGTTTGAGGGCGTCATTCTTGCACACTACCCTTGCAGCTTCTCCAATTCTTCCCCCAAACGAATACTCGTCAACATTTGCATTCTGATTCTGAACATCACTTGCGTTCAGCTTCTTCTGCACCTCAAGTATAAGCCCTAATTTCTTTTCACGTATTTCATCACGTTTTTTCCTATAAAGTATGAATGACTCTACCACATCATACTTGTTCCTCTTTATTAATTCTTTTTGAATAATGTCCTGAATCTCCTCAACCGTCATTTCGTCCTGTTGCAAAGAATTTATTGCAGTATCAATCTGCTCGAAAAACTTTGTAGGAACTTCCTGTTCCACAGAGTTGAATGCTTTCTTTACTGCATTCTTTACTTTGTCAAAATCATATGGTTGACAAGATTCATCCCGTTTAATTACAATTCTCATGATAACTTTTTTAAATTACGTTAGTGGATGTTTCAATACATATACAGAAAAGCCAAAAAAAATGGCCATAAAAAAATCTTTTTTATACCTAAAAAAAGAATGCCTTTGGTAACCAATGAGTTTGACAAAAGCACTCAATTAATTTTTTTTTTCAGGCTTCTAACTTTTCGTTGAATTGTATACTTCCTTCAATAAATCTTTCTTTTTTTCGTCATTATGCTTGTTGAATGCAATTCCAGAATCATAATCAGTACAGTTTTCTGTAGAAATTGTACATGTTCCGTTGTTGAACATCACACCATCAATTACCCTTCCGCTTTGTCCTGCTCTGTTCTTCAATATCGAGATTGTCGCTATGTTTTCCGAAATGTCTTCAAGTGAGCGTGTTATTGACATTATTATATGGCTAATCTGAATCTTTCCGATTGCACCACCAGCCTTGTCCATAGTCACTAGTTCTGCGTTTATCGAGTCTCTGTTACCCTGTACTGGAACCCAAACCGCAATATTAAACTCATTAGCCATTGCCTCAATCTTTCTCATTGTATTGGACTCCTTTTCCCATTTTGTCATGGCAGAAGAACCTGTCAACTTAATACATTCAAAGTAATCTATAATCAATAGGTCTGGCCTGAAACCTTTGTTTATATGTTCGTTTACTATATCCCGTATGAATTCGACGGTCTTCTCTCCAGACTTGAGCCTTATAATAACTAGATTTTCCTGTATCAGTTCCTTGTCCTTGTAGTTTGACAGAAGTTCCTTTACATGGTCCGCATATTCCTTCTTTGAAAGGTTACATGCCTCAACCTGTGTGATTTTAGAGAAATGCTTGCGCTGAATCTGCTTTATTCTATCTTCAAATACGATTTGCATCACCTTGAAGCCTTTATAGTCATTCTGCGCTGTCTTCGCACTTGCAGCACTAAAGGCCATTGATGTGGTCACGGTTGTGTTGTGCGTTACAATAAAGTCATTCGTCAGATAAAGATGGTTTGGCGAATCAATTGAAATACACTGTGCATCTTCGACAACATCCTTCGTTATGGAATCTATGTATCTGCAAACATCATTGTCATATCTTACATTATATTCTCTAAATTTGAATACTTTGATTGACTTATCAAAAATGCGTATGGCAACCTCATATTGGCCTTCATTTGTCTTACTGATGAATGCATATCCTCCCAATGAATTTACTAGTAGTTTTACGAATTCTGCATTATTTCTCCACTTTGTAACATAAGAACAGTTTCCATCTTCGTCACACATCCCACTTAAATCCATAAGGCCATTCAGCAATTCGGTTCTCTTTTCAATCGAATTGTAAAGGTAAAGGTCAGTCTCATGTTCAGAAAAACTATCGCTTCTGATATCCTGAAGGTTTATTGCAATTCCGAACGTGTATGGGTTGAACGGAGTTTCCTTTTCCGCAAATACAACTGGCTTTGAGAATGGTATCTTAAAATCCTTCACTGATAGGTTGCTTTCAAGAATTTCACCCAACGACATTGTCCTATATGGGTTATCATCACCAAAACGTATACACACATCCCACAAATGTTCAATGTCACACAATACACTTGAATTGTCTGAGAAAGTGACACGATAAAGTTGTCTTTTGCCCTGTGGGTATATTCCAGTCACATTATGTGGAAGACCGTCGTCACCGATTACCTTGTCTGTGATTTTAATGTCACCCATTCTGACAAATCCTTTATCAGTAAGCACAAGTTCGTTTACACCCAAGGCTTTTCCGTATCCACTAGGGCCTACGATACAACCAAGTTCTCCCTTTCCTATACCTCCGTTAAGAGTCTCGTCTATAAGCCCGATTCCTGTTGGTATTACAACTCGGAAATCATCAGACAATGTCTCATTCATACCGTCAAACAACCTTGATTCCTCGTAATCCTTGTGATTTCCAGTATTCAAGGCATTCTTGAGTAGTTCTTCACACTTGTCATAATTTTCAAGGTCTCCGTTTCCTGCCAACTTCAACATCTCGTTTGCAGCCTTTATGATATTCTGCTGCTTGAAGAATTTCGTTGCAAGTTCTCTTGTCTGTTTTGAACCGTCTGATGGTGTGTTCCTTATCTTCTTTATAACTCCATCGCAAATCTCAATATCCGTCTGCGTATGTGCCTTCTGTCTCAATTCAATTGACATTGAACTGTACGATGGTACATCACCATTGGCCCTAAAATATTCAAGCATTGTACCGACATATGTCCTAAGATATTGACCAGTAAACATGTTCTGGTCAATTATAGGGGCAAGTTCCTTAAAGCAATCCTTGTCTTCCATGAATTCCTTGACAAGTTTGTACTGATAGTCCTCACCAAGATATTTTAAGGTAGATTTGTCAACAGAATTATTAAGCATATCAAATTCAAATTAAAAAATAAACAATACATATAAAATATTGAAAAAATGTCAAGGAAGTCAAAAAAAACAACCTTGACATAGTTTCATTCCTTAGAAATACATCCGTTACTGATTCTTCTTCATGTGTCTGTCTTTCGGAGAAACATAAAGTTCGCTCATGTACTTCTTGGTCTTCTCTGACACATAGGCACCCCACATAGAATCAATCTTGCTGTTGTACGATTCTATATTAAGGGAATACTTCTTTCCCTTTGTCGGCTTGTCAAAAACAGGAGTCATCCAAGGCTTTCCAAATGCATCAAATACAGGGACATCGTTTCCATCAGAATCCTTTACAGTCTTCTGAACGTAGATTGGGTTTCCGTTCTCGTCTCTCTTGATGTCACAGTTGTTGTACTCTTCAACCGTGTGATAGTCCGAAATCTTCTCGTAATAACCATCAAACGAAGAGCATACCTCATATACCATCTTCTGAATGATTGGAACCAAATCCTCTTTGTCATAAATCATCTGCTTGAGAACATATAGGTCTCCAGAAAGCTGGTTTCCATGGCTTTCAAAGAACCTTTCCTTGTCATAAATCGTAGAGTTCTCACCCTTGATGATTTTTACCTGTCTGTTGGTGAGGTCAATGTTCTTTCTCACATACATAGGGTAGTAACGGGCATCCCATGTCTTCGACAAAACCTCTTCACCATTGTCGTAGATTGTGAATTTCAGTACAGACAAGCCCTCTTCAGAAAGAGGTTCAGTCATAATCTCTGGCTCCCACTCTGGATACTCAACTTTACCACCTACAGTGTCAAATACTGGGAGGTGATAGTGCATGTACACACGACTCTTAGACTTCAGGTCATTGTCAATAAGCTCGACCATCTTGTCAACCTCATTCTTGAATTCAGAGGTCTGCATCGACTTGTCAATGTAGCCATTGATGCGGAAATTGCGCTTACAAACCAGGAAATCGTTAATGAAAAGCGCAAATTCAAAATGTCCCTTCTCTCTCTTTAATGGCTTCTTATCGCCACCCTCAACATTAATTTCGCTCTCGGAAAGAGCCTTCTCCTTAAATTCTTCTATACTCATCTTCTATGAATAAAAGGTAAAACATTGTGGCTATCTAAAACATATGTCGGACCTCTGCCACTGAAATCCGATGCAAATATACTATTTTTTTTCCTAACAGACAATACCAGACAACTCATTTTTTTTTAAGGCATTTTTCTTATAATATTCAATCTCCTTGTCCCTTATCCTTGAAAACTGTCCGAACACGTTTCCAAATGAGTTTATGTTCTTTGAAAGTTCATCCATACCATTTGCTTCTATTATGGAATAGACATTTCTTATATCTCTTCCTTCTGGGTCTATTGGTGCACCATATATTTCCGAAAGCTCTTTTTCGGCGTCATCTGTAAGAAGTGGTTCTGAAAGGTCTATTATCTTCCTATTCACATCATACACATCCTTACCCTGACAACCGTCAGTAATTCTATTTACAGCATTTTCGAGGCATTTGAGGGGTTTTTTCTTCTCGGCCTTACGTTCTTCCAACAACCGCCTGCAAGTGCCCAGAAAGCCCTCTAAAGTGGCTTTTTCGGATATTATCTGTGGGTAATACTTCTTCAGACTTATCTCACCAAAACCTTTTATACCTTTTATGTTGTCTGACGAGTCTCCACATATCATTTTCTTCAATACCACATTACAACTCGGCATTCCAAGTACGTCAATGTCGTTCTTTGGGGAAACGAACACTTTCTTTGATGGAATATATAGGCATATGTCATCCTTTATCAACTGCGACAAGTCCATGTCTTCTGACACAATCACTATATAGTCATTCTCGCCCTTCTTCTTGCAGTAATATGAAATAAGGTCATCACCCTCCACATTCTCATACATATACTGCCTTACAAACAGTTCATCAAGGATTTCCTGCAATATCGAACGCTGCCTTTGGAAATTCTCGTCATCAGTTTCTCCCCTTCTTACGCCAATTTTGTTCTTCTTGTGATATTCCATCACTTTCCTACAATATGCTGCAATGTATGCCTCATAATCCGATTGTGGGTCTGATATTGCAGATGCAGCCTCATAGTTCTTGTCCCTGTTTGCTTTATAGTCAGCATACAGTTTCCATCTTAAAGAACCAGAATTAAAACCGTCCCAACATACCGCACAATGGTTGAAATCCCTCTTCATCAACAGTTTCCCAACACTGCGTAGGAACAATAAAATGGCTCCGTACTCCTCGCCTTTTGAATTCATCAAGTCCTTGTTCACCAAAGATGCCTTCAATACGCTGTTTCCGTCAATAAGAAGATGATACACTTTCCTTGATGTGTCTATGTTGTTCGATTTTGCGACACTTTCCCTAACTACCTGTTTCATTTTTTCGATAAACTCTTATGCAAATATACCAAAAAATAATTAGTCAGACAAACTATTTATGTTATAAGGCGCTTGCCTTTTTGGAAATAGATTTTGACAATGCCAAAGATACAAAAAAGAGAACCTAAAAACAAATACGAGGAATATTGTTGGAAAAACGCCACAGAGTTCCTTAAACTTGTCATTGATTTCCTTTCAAACGAAAACGAGGGGGAAAGATACTATCAGCCGACAGTGCTATCAACAAGACTCGGGCCAGACGGAAAACCAAGGATTAAACTTGCCAACAACAAATCTGGTACGCAGTTAATAGATTTTGTCTATGTCTCAAACATTATAAGGCTGTTTTTTAGGCTCGGTGACGACACAAGAAGCTATTTTGAATACAAGAACGGTTATTTGAATTATGTTGTCAACCACTTCCAACGAGTCAATAGAGACATTGATGGAAACGAAAAATATGTCAACGGACATCTTGATGGTATAAAAGGAAAGAAAATCTTCAGATACGGAAAGACAAAAAGTCCTATCGGAAGATACAAACGGCACGGGAGCGACGGCACAACTGAATACGGATATAGGTGGAATAGATATTTTGAGCCAGAATATACAGTCAGTGGTACAGGAGAAGTGGGGAGGTCGACAGACTATAGGTACGGCGAATATCCTCAGAATTGGTTCCCTAAAAAAGACGAAGAATCAAGCCTTGACATATTGGTGCTTGCCAAAATGATTGTCAAGACATTCTGTGACATCAAGGACGAAAAGGCAAAGGCACTGTTCATCGCTTTCCTCAAAGGAAGCAAAATAGGAGAAATCGATGGTCTGAAGATATTGAGACGAGGAGATATAGGTTCAATAACGAACTATTGCGAAAAAAGAATAGATTCCGAACTTGGACTTAATAAACAATCCTATTATCCGAAACTTAAACCACAATACAACAATACTACTGACGAAATACATTATTTTGATTCAAATGGAACACCTTCCGATTCTGATATGGAACATATTTCCGACAGAATTAAAGTTGAAAACATAATAAGGAATACAATTAGGAAATATCTCAACGAGAATGTATTCTAAAAGAAAAAAATAACAGAAATGAGCAACCTACAATGGCTGCTCATTTTTTTTTGCTATAATATGCTTGTTTAACGGTATCTTTCTTTTTGATATGACTCATCGTCAGCATAGTGATGTGCCTGTCGTACCCCATCCCATGTAGCATCGTCCATTTCAAGTCTATTAACGAGCTGACTTCCTCTTCCAACGTGGAACGTTATCTGCCTTATTCCTTTTGTGGGCTCTCTAAAGGCAACTATGGCTCTTTTCTCGTCAGCAGCAACATCATATCCGTTCCTCTCGTACCAATCAATCAGTTTCGCCAATGCACGTTCCTTGAAACTGTATATAACATTATTAAGTCTGAAATCCTTATCATCAAGTGTTTCGTCTGGATACTTGTCCCACATTCCAGGACGTACCTTAAATGCGCTGTGGTTGATGTATGCGAGTTTCCTAACGACCTCCCATACTTCATTTGGCGAAAGACTGTCCAAATTTGACAACAGTGGCTTTATCTGCATCATCAGATTATTGACTTCTATGACTCCGTTCTCTTCGCTCTGGAACCACTTGCCGTATTCCTCCATAATGCAGTTTCTGATTATGTTGTGCAAATCAGATTCTGTCAATCTTATAATATTTCTCTTCATTTTTAAAAATTGTTTTTATCTTACATAGAAATTAACGAAAGGCTTTGTCTTCTGTATTTCAAGATTGGCCTGTACCATCTTCTGCATATTTTCGGCCATTGCCCAAGGAAGCATTCCCTGATACCTCTCTTTCAGAAGCCCGAGAACCCTGTCCCTTTCCTTCTGTCCGTCATCATGCAGCGTCTGCCAGTTAAGCGTGGCTTCTGACTGCGGTATTTTTATGGCACCAGAAAAACGTCCGAATATGTTTCCGAGCGTTATCTGCGACAATGCCGTAAGCAATTGTCTTATTGTCTGCTGTGTCTGGTAATTCATCAGTTCATATTGCATTTCCCTCAACGGAACGTCGCTCGGTGAAACTATGACCGTATCCCTATGCTCAAGTCTGCATTCATCAATCTGTTCCTTTGAACCATCAGTCTCGTAATAGTTGTACCACACATAACAGTCCCTATACCTTCCCCATCCTTTGTCATCCATCGCCATGTTTCCGAATGTGTTAGGGTTTGTAGACCCTGGTACTGAAAGAAGGTGCAGAAGGTGCGTTCCGTTTGGTCCAAGTGTTATCTTGTATGCAAGGTCATTCATGAAGAACTTGTTCTTGTACTTCAAGTCTGCTGAAAGCAATGCAGTATCATATGCACTTCCGATGCAGCCATAGAATCCGTTGAATCCAGCAGCACTTCCAAACTGTGTTCCAAACCCGAGTCCTCCGTTGAATGCCATTCCAAGCCCTCCGTTCTGAGTGAACATGGCTGCCTTTGTCGTGCTTGGTGTAATCCACATCACTCTGTTCACTTCTCTTCCTGCTGGTATTACATACACCTGTTTCCCTGGCTCTATTGCGATGAAATCCTTCTTCAGTTCGTATTTCGGGTTTGTCCCCCTTGCCTGCAAACCTACCTCCTTTGAACACCACTCCGCATATGATAATGTCCAGTCCATTGACCTTGTCGTAAGCGCATACATAAGGTCTTCCGTTGAATTCACGAAATTTGACCTGTCCTTTCCGAGCATATTTAGCCAATTCGACTCTATGATGAACTGCTGTGTTGTTTCCGCATAGTCGCCTATTGCCTGTTTCATGAGCCTACACATGGTATCATCAGTCAACGGAACACTTCTTATAGGGGCACCCAAAAACGTCCTTATGTCTTCAAACATCTCCTTGAGTTCTTCTGTGAGTATCATAGTGGTTTTACTTTTTCCATTTCATTTATTTTTTTCCAGAACATCTTCTTCTGTTCGCTTATCGCCATTTCACCAAGCCCTCCAAGGTGCTCGTTCATACTTGTAATTGCATTATTGGTTATGGTAGTTATCGCTTCATTCTGTGACAACATTATACTTGGCTCAACGGATTCGTGCATGGAATCGGTACCACTATAATCAAGGTCACTTGTATCATATCCCTCTCCACTGTCTTCGAGTCCGAAAACATAACCTTCTGGCACTCCTACGGTATTAGCAATCTGCATTTCCCTTTTATTGTCGAGTTTGTTCGCCATCGAGCCATGTGCCTTAACAAATACAATGTACTTGCCTCCGCTTTGCGACAACAGCTGTTTTATCCTATCGTCTGGTATCTCATAACATAAATGGCACTGGTAGCAATTCACATTCTTCAACGCTTTTCCATTCACCGAGAAGTCAGTCCTTCCACACGGACACTTATAATAGTAGTTACCGTTTGGCGTCATTGAACCGTCTGGGCCAATAGAGCACAACGGAATCGGTATTCTTGATATTGCATTGAATTCATTTGAAATGTTCTTTCCTTCATAGGTGTCTGGCATTGCATCATACATTTTCTGTGGGACTGCATAGAAATATCTTGCCACGGAATCACCCTTCATGCTTATTCTTGACGCATTTATCACTATGTTCTTTATTCCCTCGAAATTCAAATTCCTACATGAGTATGCTGCAGTGTTGACACCGATAAGCCTAAAATCGCCAGCCACCTTGTCAAACTCATCGAGAAGCCATTGGCCTATGAAGTCTCCGTTCTCGTTAAGCCTTATATCCTTTACCCTTGTGTGTTGCTTTAGTATTTCAAGAACCTGTTGTGGGAGTTCCGAAAATTCAAGTGATGCGAATTTCTCGCCATTAACCTTTGGTCCAACCTTTGATATCAGTTCATAGAATTCCTGACTTTTATTCTTTTCAGAAACCATGTCTTTCACTTCTGGAATTGCAGATGTATAGTCCACCACATATGCTCTAAGCATGTTTACGATTAGTTTCATCAATTCTGGGTCATTATGCCCAGCCTCCCACAAAAGATGTTTCTTATCATTTGAAAGTTTCTCATTTCCGTAATGTCTTCCTTCACCGCTTCTTGCATAACATGCATGCTTTACAAGACATTCGTTCCATGCAGGGCATCTGAATGCGGATGTGAAGTTTATCAAGAGTGCATCCTTTACCTTTCTGTTTCCAAGTGAGAAGTTCGGGATTTCCATCTCAATGCCATATGTTGATGCAAGATATCTGTCAACCATATTCCTTTTCATTTGGAACACAGCTTCATCTCTTGTGTATTTGTATCTTCTCGAAGAAGCGCCCATCCAATTGGTCACATCTCTCCCCACCATATTATTCAGGTCAAAGTCAGAATCATCAAGACTTCCATCAGATGCTATTTTGTTTCCGTATTTTAGCACCATCTTGGAGGAAGGTGATATTGAACTGTCATACATATACATCAAATCAAGGGAATCTATAAAATCCTTCATCCTCAATATTTCATTGTATGAAAGGCCATATGTCTGACCATTGGAAACCATATTCTTCAACCTCTCCCAATTCTGTCCTCCAGTCTTTCCAGTTACCTTCCTCAATATGTCAATCACATTCTTTGCTTTTTCAGTTATCTGAGGGCTTAGGTCTAAACCGTTCAAGGCATTTTGTCTTTCCTTGTAAACATCTTTCTCTTTGAAGTTTGGGTTTATTCCGATTTCATCTGCAACGCCAATTAGGTTATCATCAGACTTTAGTTTGTCTGACAAAGACTTTGACAGTTTGCCCTTTGCCATCTTTATGAATTTGTCATTTGCGGTGTCCTCATTCAGCACGAAAGCTATGCTTGACCATTTATCAACTATTTTATCAATTAAATCCATTAGAAAGTTTTTGTATAATATATAAATATCTGAAAAACAACAAAGGTTGTACGTTTTTCGTACAACCTTTTCTATCATTAGGATTCATCTTCAACTTCTTCATATGAGATGTCGGATTCTTCAATATTGAACTTTCCGTTAGCCCTATCATTAAGTTCCTTCAATATCTGCGACACATGTTGTTTCTTGTATGTGTCAAGTTCATCAAGGCCGATGAAACCACAGTCTGTGGCTATTATCGCACCCTCATAGCAGACATTGTACGGTGCATCAAGATGGTTTTTCTGTACCTTAATCTTCGTCTGTATTCCATAGGTATAGTCAAGGCCTTTTGATGTTGCCTTTAGGAATTTGATGCCAGCCACGTTTACGCCTCCAAGCACATATGTTACTCTTGCAGCATAATGCAATGAGCTTCCTCCCTTCTGTCTCATTATAGGCATTCCCATAGGATTTGTCATGTTGTCCATCCATACCTTGTTGATATACACGAATGTGTTTGTATGCTTTGAAGAAACCTTTCTTGATGAAGGTATCCTATTGTTCGTGATATTTGAAAATGCCCTTGATATTGCTGCTGCTGCCCACATCGGATTGGCCATCTTTCCAGCAGAATATTCCTGAAAACATGCAATACTTCCGACACTGTCCCAACAGAATAGGAACGATGCATCAATCTCTCCAGACTCTTGTGCGTCCATTAGGTCATTCATTGCCTTCGCTATATCTTCAAGCACTGCTGAATTCCTCTTCTTTGAAAGTGTCTTTCCAGTAGAATAGTCATATGTACCATATTGTTCTGCAAGTATCCTATTGTTGTAGTAGATGAAGTCTCCGTCATAGTTTATGACCTTGTGTTCAACATGCTTTTTTATTTCACCAGTCTCTTCATCAACATCTTCAACCTCAACGTCACCATATATAGGCTCTGCTTTAAAACCCATTGACATTGCATATTGGAAACTGAAACTGTTCTCAGTATCGAATATTACAGGGATTATCTTCTGATTCTGTGCTGCCACAAGAAGGTGGTTTAGCATTGTTGTCTTTCCTACGTTACTGTGTCCCAATATTTCGCTAACAAAACCAATTGGAACTCCTGGGAGTTTTGTAACATCCTGAAATGATTTCGGCATGATAAGCCAATCCAAAGGCTTGTTTGCATTGCTTATCGCAAGTTCGCTTTCCTTCACAATCTCACCTTCCTTTGGCCTTTCTATCGCCATTCCAGTCTTTTCCTTCCATGCACCCAAACCTCTTTTCTGAATGCCAGTACCCTTCTTGATTGCTTGTTTTACCATAACAAATTATTTTCTTTCTTTAATTTTCTCTGTGTTGATACTGACAACGGCATTTTGCATGCTTGCTTTTGCCGTTGTCAGAAATTGCTCTTTAGAATGGAAGGTCATCATCATACCCATGTGAGCCTTCACTGTCAGAATTTGATACGATTGCCTTTTCTGTCTTGGTTTTCCCAGTATCAACCGTAAACGAAGAGAAATCATTGGTCTTCTGCGTAAGATTCTCCATAACCTCCTGCTCCTTCGCCTCTTTGCTTATCTTTTCAGCATCATAGGAAGCAATGAATCTGTTCAGGTTCTTTGACCATACTGGATATTCTCCCTGCGCAACAATCGCCATGTATTCATAATCCTTTACGCTGTATACATCTTCCCATTTCTTCGAGTCATTAACCCATTCTTCCATTTTGGATTCATCCTTATGCAATGGTGTATATTCATCATCGTCAGAAATAATGTATACCATTGATTCCTTTCCAGATTTGTTTACCTGTCTCTTGACATTGATAATCAAATCCTTTCCATTGTACAAATCAAAAATGTTCTTGCCTTTTTCCTTCCTTGTGAGGAAAATAGAATAAATCTGGTCAAAAATACCCTTTCCATTTGCCGAGCCTGGGAATCTCCAGAACTTGACGCCGTGGTCTTCATGGGCTCTGTCAATACAACGCACAAGCCAATAGTCCTTTGGCTTATTCATGAATTCAATGTCTCCATATTCCTTCTTCTTTACCTCGTCCTTTTCCTTGAAATAAAGACTTCTTGCCTTGTCTGCCATTTCACAGAATGGGCATTTGTCACTCTTTCCCATTCCAATCGGACACATGAACTTCTTCCAAACCTTCTTTCCGTTCTCGTTCGTCATTTTCACAGAGTGGACCACAATCTTCTTGAATGGACTTAACTCCGTGTCTGAAAACGGAAGAAGCCTGATTGTAATCAACTTTTCGTTCTCGTTCTTTTCAAGCCTTGTGTCGAGGTAGTTGTTAACATCAAATTCCACCTTTGAATACTTCTGTTTTTTCTCCTGTGACTGCTTTGCAGCCTCATCCATTTCAACCTTTTGAGCAATAATGCTCTCAACATCAATGTTTTTAACCATTTTTTTTTTAATTTACCGTATTTTATTTCAACCGTTTTTGGCTGTTGCAAATATACCAAAATATATTGATACAAGCAACAACCATACACATAATAAATATCTTGAAAAATACTAACATAGTCATTTGACGCAAAAAAAACCGCCTCTCCATTGAGCTGCGGTTACTAGTTTATTAAAATCCTCTGAATATCTTTTCCATTGACTGGTCGAGGTCGTTGTCATCGAACGTCTTCTCTATATCAACATTGGAAAAGTCATCAATGTCCTTATTCCTTATCTCGTATTCTTTTTTTTCAGACTCTCCGTCGCCATACCTTGCATCATACACACCTTCCATTTCCTTTCTCTTCCAGTAGTCATTTGGGCTTACATTGAACGGATATGTGTCAAGGCTTCTCATTTCAAGCCTCTCCTTCTGGGTCGGTACTCTTCTTTCGAGTTCACTCTTCAGATTGTTTATCTCATTGTTGTTGTGGTCGATGATGTTGTTCATCTTCTCGACAGCTGCCATGAGCGACTCAATCCTATTGTCAAGCTGTCCGAGGTCTTTTCCGACCATGTTCTGCTTCTTGTTGAGTTTTTCCTGTGCATTCGTCAAATCATCAACATCAATCACATCATCTTCATCATCGCCGAATTCATCATCCATAGATAGCATATCATTTGGTGTTGACTCGTCTCCGTCACCAAATCCATCATCCATTGGTGGCGCTTGCCTGTCATCCATTGGAGGCGTCTGACCACCATCCATTGGAGGTGTCTGTCCGTCATCAGCAGGCATGTTGTTAGGCTGTCCCTGTCCGTCACTTTGTGGCATACCACCACTAGGCTGCATTCCACCGTTATTCATCTGTCCGTCTTCGTTTCCTCCCATATTGTCCTGTGGCATGTTTCCACCCTGCTGCTCCTCGTCGTCGTCAGCCTCTTCCAATGATGTTGAAATATAACCTTCAGAAAGCCTCATGAACTGTTTGTGCGCTTCCATCAGATTGTGCCTTTTAATATATTCCTTGTCCATTTTCTAAAAAATCGGATTTTTTCATCTATTAGTCCACCAGAAGCTCACGGTTATCCTCTGTAAGCACTATTCTAGAGCCTACTGTGCGCTCTATGAGGCTGTTGTCCTTCTTGAGCACCTTAAAGCTATTCTCATCACCTCCATTCAATATCTGGTTTGCAAGTTCAATCTTTTCCTTTGTATCCATAACAATATAAACTTAATTTTCACTTATTTCTTCACCATGAATTGGTTCTTCCTCCTTTTTATGCGCCTTTTTGTTTTTTTTAACCTGGACTTTAACTTCTACTTCATTGGCTTCCAATACCGTATCCATCGGCTCTTCAACAACGACAGGTTCTGCATCGACAGTTTTATGTGTCTCTACTGGAACCCTCTTCGGTGTTATGAAAATCCTTTTGGGCATCTTTTTTATTGCTATTTTTCTCATAAAAAAACTATTCTTAATATATAAATATCAATTATCTTAAAAAAAAAATCACTTAATAATTGACTATTTTGTCGCATTGTTTGTTATTAGTTGTGGTATGACATACTCAATATCCTTGAACCAGTCCTTCAGGTGCCAAAGTTTTCTATTTGAACCGAAAACAAGCCTATTTCTTTCACCGTTGCGTATCTTTGATATTATTTTTTCCCTATCAATACCCATAAATCCCATAAAACGCATTGAAAGTCCTATTACCTTGCCTCCATCCAACGGATAATATATCATATCCCTATCAATGAATATATAGTTCACTTCCCTTCCAAGCCTATTTTTCATCAATATGCCATATAGCCTTTTGAATGAACTGTATTTAAGTTTATATACATTTATATATGTATAATCAACCTTCTTTGATACGGAATCTATTATGTAATCCTTGAATTCTTCGATATTTTCCTCATATATTTCCCTTTTTTCAGTGTTCTTGAATGTCCACATGTTTCCGTCTGGGAACATATGTTCAAGGATGTCGAATTCAAACCCGTTCCTTTCGGCATATTTCTTTGCAAGAGACAATCCTACCACCAGTTTCGGAACATTGAATACGCAGTCCTTTTCGTCATCCACTACCTTCACTATATCGTCGGGAAATCCATTACATGCAGTATCAGATATTATATAGCCGAATAAAAACATATTTGCACCAATTAAATCAATAACTGATGTAAATATACTAAAAAACCATTAAATAGGCAAATGTTATGCCTTGAAATGTTTGACGTCATTGTTGTCCTGACAAGACGGATGCCTCCACAACACGGCTGCAAAATCACCTTGGTTGCTTGTAGAGTATGTCATAGCATTATTTTGTATGCAGTCACTTCTCCAGTCAACTCCAGTCCACATCATTCCGTGCTGTCTACCACTCACTCCCTTGTAAAGTGTTGCTATGTCTCCTGGTCTAAGGTCTTTCTTACTATTGAGCTGACTTATTGTTCCGTGCCATACGGCAACCATTCCACATCCTTCAAGGCAATGCTTTGAATTACTGTATGTTACAGTACCATTGACCCCGTTCCACCATGTTAGGTTGATTCCAGCCCTTCTATACCAAGTTGTAGGGCCAGAAACGCAATTTCCGTTGTACTCATTTTTCTGAAGCTGCCATTCGTTGGAATACTTTCCGTCACACACCTTCACGGCCTTATGGCCCTTCTGTCTTGCCATTCTTCCGAACGTATCGCTCTTCAATGATGCCACATTCGACAATATTCGTTTCATCTTTTCGTTTGATACCTTGTTGCTGAAGTTTCCGTTCTTCAGTTCAGAGCTTGATATGCATGACTCGGCATACTGTCCGCTTATACTTATACATTGCTTTACAGAACTTTCGTTCGCTCCTTTCGTCAGTTCAAACACCTCCTCAACCTTGGAATCCTGCAAGTCGACAAACTGCCTGAATATAGCCTTTACTCCAGATGCGCTTGAAATACCTCTGTTTCTGAAATATTTTATAAGTGAGAGTTTCAACGACGGATTCAGTTCTTTCACGCCAATCTTTGGAATCTTTCCAGCCTCATTCTTCGACACGTCATGGTTTGAGGTTACTGCAACGACTTGTTTTGACGGTGGTGTGCTTGTGATGTGTACTATCACAGAAACAGCATCAGCATCCATTGATGCGCCACCTACATCCCAATATATATAGTCAGCCCATTTCCAATATGTGTTTAGGAGACAATCGAACATTGCATTTGTGGCATTGTCAGCACCATCCGCATAGTATTTGGCCCATCTTCCGACTCCCTTTTTGATTGAAAGTCTTGTGTTTGAATAGGATTCTGTAGTCCTAAGTGAATATTCAACAGCCTTTTCAAGTCCGTGCATATAATCCCAGTTCGTGTATTTCTTTCCACTGTCTTCTGTGTATTCAACACTGACAGACTTTGAGTTTGACTGTATTGCATTCATTACTTTCTCGCCTTGGTCGGCCCATCTCTTTCCTGCCTTCTGTGGTCTTTCATACTTGGCCATCCACACATCAGCCGCAATTGATGGGTTTGGTGAAGAACTTAAAAGTGGTAATTGTTTTGCGCACTTACATATGTACCTTACCTGTGTCTCAAACGATATGGGGAACCTTATATTTGCCTTCCATATTTCGTTTTTAGTCCTCTGACTGCAAACTTTGCCATGCCAATACGGTTCTACCTTGTTGGTAAGCGCCTGTAGTTTCTTTATCGCCTCTTCCTTCTTTATGTTGTATGCATACATAAATAGATTTACAGCCTCTCCGCCGTTTCTTCCATTCTCATCTACGCCCCTGAACGAACAAAGGCCACCACCTGCACAATGATAGGCATTGCTTCCGCTTTGGTCGTTTCCGTCAATGGTAAGCATATATGGTTCAAATCCAGACTCCTGAAATATGTTGGCACACACTCCCTTGGCTCCATTTTCTCCTACGACCTTCTTCAATGCATTGTATGTCACGGCACAATACGCAGATGCTGATGCATTTGTCGGCGTACCAATCTCCATATCTGAAATGTTTGGGCAAAGTGGGTTTACGTATGCATAGCTGCAGTCATTTCCTATGTTTGCCATCCTTGTTGTGGCATCTGCTGGATTTAAACCGTATGTAGAGTCGGTTGTCTCACCGTATATATAACTCCTGACAGCCCTCGTTGAATTCCTTGACATCCTTATTCCCTTGAATGTTGTTGTCATGTTACCAGGCTCAATCTGATGACTCACATTGAATATGAGGTAACTTCCTCTGAACATCGGTATGTTGTTCAATACGAAGTACATCATCGGCTGCACCCATGCACACCCTAACATTGTCACTGTGCATGTATATGAATTGTTTGAGTATATGGTATACAAGTCCTGTCCAACAGTGGCCTCCCTCGGTCCGTTGTCCAAATCATCTCCGTTAGCACTACACACGAGGAATTTCGCCTTTATGGACTGTTCTGTTGCCATTGGAGCATTCATGTCAACCTGTATATTGCTGAAATAACTCTGGTATTGCTGTCCGTATGTAACTCCGAATGCTGGTATCGAATATCCGTTCGACGAATTCTTCTCGCTTATCATTACTGGCCATGTTGTCTTGTCGTTCAGATAAAAAGAATCGTCTGGATAATCAGCACCGTCAACATCAAGATGTGATGAGGCCTCATATGGATACAGGACAACAAAATCTGGATGGTTCGCAGGGCGTGTCGCATCTATATACGGTATGGGCTTGAACATCCTCTGCATCATCTCTGGGTTTGACAGGTCAGCAAAGTTCTGTAGACACATGAACTGGAATTTGTTTATTGCATAAAGCTCTGACAGCATTGAAAGCATCGAATATCCGTTCTTGAACTGCGACGCAATCAGAGTGTCAACGAGAACTCCAAGATTCAGATACATTGATTTTCCTATCTTGTTGTAGGCAGAATCTATGAAGTGGAATGAATGGTCTTCATCGTAGAACATGCTCTCCAACTTGTAGTTGCTGTTGTCCAAATCACTAGATATCCACTTGTCATACAACATCTTTATGTAATTGTACAATCCAATCTTGATGTCGTCATTGTCCTTTGATATGATAAGTTCAGCCGTATCGCCGTCTTCCTTAGGCGTCAATTCCTTGCCAAGTACGGTAAGTACGCCGTCAAGATATGCTTTTAGTTGTGATGTCTTCAATGAAAGGCTAATTCCGTTTGTGTTGAATTTTGTCGTGAAACATACAGCAGTAACCTGAAGAAGGTCCATGATTGTTCTCGACATGATGTCTGAAGACTCATAAGTGATTTTTGTAGAAGAGATTCCATCCTCAACGTTATAAACCTTATTGAATGCAGCCCAATCTTCAACCTTTTTGGAAATTCTCTCTTTAAGGTCATCCCCACTATAGCCATTTATATATTTAATGAAGTCGTCGTATGTAACACCTTTCTTCAACTTCAACTCATAAGTGTTCTTTATGTCCTTGAAACTTGTTTCTACCCATTCTTTGAAATATTTCATCAGGTGGTCACTTATTCCCTTTCTTGTTTCATTGGATTTTTCATTCCTTTTTTTCCAAATTCTTGCACCCCATTGTAACAGTTGGAGTTTGTACACATATCTGAATGATGGTTTGTTATATTTATCAAATCGGTCTATAGGGTCATGTGAACTTTTAGTGAGACTTGAAAGGAAGCATTCCGCCTTTTCATAATCACCAACCTTATTGTTGTAATCGACAGTGAAGAATATTGGTTTGTCTGCACCATTATTCCATGTAAATGTCAAACCATCGGCCCTCTCTACGCTACCAGAATCGGTATATGAAATTACACTACTTATATTCTTGTATTTTTTTTCGTTCGTGTCGTACAATGCTACATAATTACCATTGAAAAGGCTTTCCTTATTGAATTCAAGGCATTTGAACCTTTCCTTTATGGTCTCGTCAGCATATTCTGAATTGCACAACTGATTATAGCAGCCTCTCATATAAGAAACTGGGGACTCCATGATTTTGACAATCATAGAATCGCTGTCATCAACATAAACATCATCCCTTCCCTTTACCTTTGCGGAATCCGTCAATATAAACTTGTCGAGTTTTGAGGTGGTGAGGCCTTTTCCTGTCTCATATGAATATCCCCACTCCTTCCATGTCCAGTCCTTTATAGGCAAAATACGGCCCTTGTCAGAGAAATCTCCGACATACATATAAGACATGTTTCCATATGGCTGTATCAGCTGCTTTACCCTATACCACGGATTTGACTTTGCATTCTTTACAAGTCTCTCTGTGCCACTGTTCACGAACCTTATTATCTTCGTGGTTGTGATGTCTGCAATGGAATCCCTTAACTTTCCAATACTACTATTGTCCTTGTATTTGTCATAAAATGACTCAGCATCAAGCATTCCAAGTGCTTTCACGTTGTCACCTTCGGCAACATTCTGCGTCCCGATTACAGTAAATGCCCTAACACAGAACCTTGCAAAAACATCGTCAGCATCATCAAGTTTCACTTTCCCAAACGGATTTTCCCCGTCCTTCACAAACAGGTCTGTGAAAGATATAGCATTCTTTATTCCACACTTTTCAATGCTGCCAGAGGGACTTTCATACATCGAAACATACTTGTTCATTTCATCACTGGCATGTTCAATGCCAGCAAGAATACCCTCAACAAGAGAAACTTCCTCGAACTTGTCTGGGCCACCGAATTTGCCAATCCATGAACTTTCGTTCTTTGTAACACCGTCAAGCGTCACCTTTTCCGTAACTTCTGGGAACGGAGCAACCTCGACATTGCTACTTGCACTGTCCTTTGAATTGTTTCCTATTATGTCTGGGAAGTTCTGCACTGTCACCCCAAGGCTGTCAGTTGTCCTATTTGAGTTTATGATGTTTGAAGCGCATCTTGATATGCAGTATACATATGTCTCGAAATGCGCCATTATTACCTTGGTTATATTTTCAACCGTAGGTGGAAAGCCAATGACTTCCTCAAATTTTTTCCTTATAATCCTCTCTTCTGCCTTTTCTTGTATCTTCCTCGCATTGTTTTCGGTTTCCGTTGTCGCAACGTCAATAGGAGTTCCGAGTACATCCTTAAGCCCAAGGTCATTGTAGACATAAAACAGGCTGTCAAGCCCATCTGACCACAACTTGTACCAATTACGGGCCTTGTTGGAAATATATTTTTCAAGTTCTTTCTGTAACGCAGGGTCGGTTATAAGACGTGTGTTTACCTTATTGTTGTCCCCATATACGTCACCATAATCTCCGACCATTGAAAACTTGACCTTGCCAGACCACTTGTCAAGACCTTTAATGCTATTATATTGTTTCCTTATCTTTTCATTTAGTTCGGAGAATGCATTTACCATCTCTGTGATGTATTCTGGTTCGTCGTCCAATTTGCAATCAAGTACATATATGTAACTGTTGGTACCATCTGGGTGTATAACAGTGTCCTGCGCAAGTCTCGGCTTTGTCTTGTTGCTCTCAAGTTTCTTGATACATGCTTGGTAGCCTTCCTTTAACTGCCTTACTACATTGTCTTCTTCAGTAGAGCCTTTCACATCAAGTCCGAGCTCTTTCTTCACGACATTGGCGAATCCGTCCTTTTCTATATCCGCAGCGACATCCTTCTTTACCTTCATATAGTCCCTGCACAGCTCTCCAAGCCTCTGCATTGGAGAATCCATTCCTACAGAGTTGGTGACGGTAAATCTGCTTCCGTTGTTGTCATCCCAATATTTCCTTCCAAGGTATTCAGAATACGGTGCAGCCACAATTGCATTCACCATGACATCATTAAAGAACGAGAACTGATATCCTATGAACTTAGCCGTTACATTGAAGTTTCCAGTATTTGAATCAAAAGAACTCCTGAAATCTGAGCATGTGAGTTCATATGAAACCATGTCACCGTACAAACCCTTTACCTTCAATGTGAATTTCGGGTACGGGAAAGTAAAGAAACATTTGAAGAACGAGCCCTCTACGTTGTTGTTCACCACTCCGTCCATTCCGTTTCTCGAAACGTTGTGCCTCATTTCCTCCTGTGCAAAAAGTGACACACCCCTCACATCAATGAACTGTATGGTGACTTCTGGTACCATGAAGTTGTTGTAGCTTATGTCAATTGACTTTATCCCAAACATCTCGCATGTGCCCTCGCTGAGAACGTCGTAAAGGTAACAGTCCGTATAGTTTGTGGTAAGCGAATTTACGAATCCTTCCTTGTTGATTCCAGTGGGTATTTTCGTGCCTCCCATGAATCTGACAACCTCTCCGTCCTTTGAACTCTGCCAGCTCATCTCTATATTGCTGTTCGAGGCGTCCGTGGACTTCGCATACGTCCTCCCCTTGACCTCCACATCAAGGTCAACCGAAATGCATAGGTCTTCCAAGTCAACGGACTTGTTGACCTTTCCTTTCGCAGTCTCATATGACGTTACATCATCAATGGCGTTAGGTTCTACATATACCACCTGGTTTTCCTGTATTATAGATGACATCTTCGTTTCTTTAATTAATAGTTTCCTTCTATCTGTCTGTTTACCTTTATGTCGTTCTCGTATTGTACAATCGTGCTTTCAAGTGGGTAAGGTATCCTTATCTTCTCACCGTCCTCAATCAAGAACTCTATGGACGGAAGGGTAGGATTCGCCTGCAATATGAGCCAACCGTAATTGGCGTCATTATAATACCTATATGAAAGAAGGTCCAACCTTGACATACCACTCTCCCAATACGTGTACTTGTCAGTAGACTTCACTGGTATCCTTATGAACGGAACAATTGCCACAGTCCCGTCTCCCCCAATAAATGACTTGTATCTGCTGTATGATGACATTTTAAAATCACTTAATTAGTTTTATTCCCTTCGTATGCCTTGAAATTCTTCACTGCACCAAGACCTCCATCCTCATATTCAATATTCTCAGCCCTATTATCATATACACTAGTATTGGCATAATAATTGAACGAAATCGCATTCTGTAGCCTCTGTATCGGCCCTCCGAGGTCACTTCCACCTATGAACTTGAAGTTCAGTGAAATGTCTGCAATCATCGGCATCATGCCAATTCCTTCCTGATTCATGTCCCATACAAGTGGGTCGTATGTTATCTGTAGGGAGTCTATCAATATCTTCGTGTTGTAAAAGTCTCCAATTCTAAGCACACAAACTGGAGGTCTTCCGAATGAAAGGTTATTTGCATTGCCGTTGTTCGTATCAGAAGAACTTATTGTAGGGCCTTGTCTCATGCACTGGTTGAGGAACGTAAGCCTTGCATTGAAACCCTCTGGACTCATTGAATGGAAACACGGATTGAAGTATTTCACTCTCTCACTCAACTGTTTTACGATGAATGGGTCATTTTCCTTCAATTTGTCAAAGAATTTTGCCTCTTCATCATATCTGTAGTGCTTCTTCTTCAACGCCACGGTCTTTCCGCCGTCTGGTTCCTCAGTAGAGCCTTTGGTCTGTTTCGTTACGGTTTTTGTGCCAGGTTCTGAGGCCTGTGTTTTTGATGCATCTTCAGTTTCAGAGCCTCCATAATGTATGATTACCATTGCCATCCTTGACATCTTGTCAATTTTGTCGTTTACATCGTCCTTCTTCTTTTTCCCTTCTGGTGATTTTTCGTATTTTCCGATTGTCGCCTTGACATCAATACCCTTCACATTCTTGTCAATCCACTCCTTTATCGTCTTTGCCCTATTCTTTGCAAGTGAAAGTTGGTTGCTGTCTGATTTTGCAGAATTGGATGCCTTTGATGCCATTCCGTCACATACAATTTCAGTAATCTTTCCCTTGTTTCCAGCAAGTATGTCCTTTATCACACTTACCTTGTTGCTGTCATATAGGCCATTGAGAATCCCACTTTCGTCCCCATTTACAGCGACAAAGAACTCTGTGAGGCTACATGTATCACCACTTACCTTGAAGTGGTTCACAGCATCCATGTATCCAGTTGAATTCAACTTATAACTCTTCTTGTCAATATATGAATCAGAGCCACCCAAAAGTGTCTGATTGAACGTATTCTTGTCTGCCCTATAATAATACCTCCTTTTGTGCCATTCTTCGGCAGCCTTCTCACCAGTAGGGCATTTGATTTTCTTGCTGACATACTTGCTGCCATACATCTTCATCAATATTATGTCTTCCCCACCGTTTGATACCGTAGTTATGGCATTGGTGTCAGTTAATTCGCTCACAAGACTCACACTACTGTCACGCATTTCATATCCACCGACAATGCTTCCGTTCCACTTTATCGTCTTTGTCATGTCCGTGTCAATGTCCTGTATGTCATTCCTTGAACCAGAAACATATTTTTTCTGTGCACCAATGCCATTCAGCAGATATTGTATCGGGTCTACATTCCCATTTATCTTGTCGTCCATTCCAGAATAGTTGTTCGGATAGAACACCATAAAACTAATTGTCTTGTCCTTTACATCAGTGTCTTCAACCTTCTTCTCCACCTTTGGTTTATCCTCTTTCTTCGGCTCCTCTTCCTCCTTCTTCAGTTCAAGAATTTCACACCCTGCAAAGAATCTGAGCATTTTCTGCTCATTGGAGTCAATTTCACCTGGTGGCTTACTGTTCGATGTGTTCTCACGCTCCCAATAGTCAAGCACAGACGGATGGTCTATAAGCATCTTAAACTGCAACGTACCAGTTCTTGTGGTGTTTGAATACGTATACATCGGCTCACCCCTTCCAATGAATGTCTGCTGCTGCCAATCAGCGTTGCTGTTTTCATTGAATTTCAATCCATACGGAGGAAACCACATTATTCTTCCACCAAGAGGCCCTTTCTGTTCTGGTGATAGTACATTTTCCTCATCACTGTCACCATAATCGCAGAACATTCCTTTCCATGCAAGATTCTCTATTGAAAACATGCAATGCCTCAGCATGTCAGTTGGATTTTTCGCCTCATTGTCTGGTGTTATGCTCACGAATCCGTTGGTTTTACCGTCAGCACCAAACATTGTGCCATACTTTGACAGCCTCTTTCCCCCAGATTCAAAGCCACTACTACTGATACTTCTTAATTTCGACCATCCTTTCATATCGTCAAGATATTCCATCGTTGCGGAGGAACCGTCATCGTCAACAAACGGCCTTATTGTGTCTTTCACGACATTCTTGTATTGATGGTGCCATGTCCAAACCCTACAATACGGATTCAGATAGCCATTGTCATAACTCTTCTCTGCCTTCTTCAAGTTCCTTCCATGTGACATGCCATATTCTGTATCGATTGCCGATGCACCGACAAAACCATCATCAGGAGAGCTAGTGAAGAAACCAGCGTGTATTGTCTTAAATCTTTTTGATATGTAATCATCCTTCACATTTTTGAACCATCTGTTCGTCTTCATGAGCAAAGATGATAAATCTGATACATTCTCTATTTCTTCATACTCTGAATATGGATTTCCACTATAGTCTTCGTGGTATGTTGGGAGTACGGTCTTTTCATCATATACAGCATGCTTTGTCTTGTCAGAAGCAACATCCTTTGAAAAGACATTCACACTATCAACTTTAGGGTTGAACCTATCGTTTATGTCATTACCACGTTCGCTGCTCGGGTCTACAAGTATGGGTTTTGTTATAGGTCTGTCAATCTCACCGTCTTCGCCGTAAAATGAAAACCCTTTAGACGAGGAAATGCTGTTTACACTTCTGTTAATGTACGGATAGTTGTTCTTGAGCAGACTCACCTTTTTCGGCCCATGTGTACAATATGTCACAAGACTGCTAAGTTCGTTCGCAGCTTCATCAAAGAAAAACTGCCACGAACCAAGATTGTATGTCGCCAGACTTGTAGCGACGTTATTTATGATAGTATCGTAAAACAAACCCATGTAATACCCTATAATTAATAATAATTAACGATTAAGAAACATATTTCAAAACAAGTTGGTGCAAAGCAACTAAAACTACTTTTTATGCCATTTGGTTAAGCCCATATGATGTCTTGTTCCTATTGTACCAGTTCTCATTGGCATTTCTTCCAGCGTTTCCGTTTCTATTAAGGCCACTGGTTATTATGTCGATAATCTCGCGCTGCAATGCCTGGTTTCCCTCTATAAGTTTCTTTATGTCATTTGCAGTCATCTTTGCACCTCCGTTAAGGTCTATCGAACCACTAACCTTCAAGGATATGCTTCCTTCGACTGGTTCCCTCGAATAGCCCTGTTGCGAATTTGCATTAGGCTCATTCACAACACTTGCTTCAATGTACTTTCCTTCAACTTTGTCTGCCCCAATCTCAGAGGCATACATCATTCCCTCCTGTGTCAAGTATACATTGTTTCTTGCTGCCGTCGCATTGACATTTCCAAGCTGTCTTGCAATAAATGCCACATTATAATCTATGCTTTCAACTGGAAGAACAATCCTTCTCAGGTTTTCCTTTGTATTGGAATCGTCTATCTTTTCAATTTCCTTCGCAATGGCATCGTCCTCGCTATGGTCTTGAAATTCCTTTCCTACTGCACCTCCAGCCTTCTTGCCTGCATATGCACCATAAATACCACCTGCAATTCCACCTATGGCACCACCTATTGCAGTACCTATTCCTGGGGCTATTACACTACCTATGGTTGCACCCAATTTGGCACCAACTATACCACCACCAGCGACGCCAAGGCCTTCTCCAATGGCCTCAGACCTCTTTCCAGTCCTCTGATTCTTGGCATATATGTCTCTCTGCTTTGCTTCTCCTTCAGAAATGACACCCCTATCAAAAAGTCCTCTTGTAGCACCTGCATTTACATCATAATCCTCATTTGCACGAGTTATACCATCATACATTGTATATGCTCCAGCGGCGACACTTATAACGGAACCAAGTTTTGCCACCCTTCCTGGTTTTGATGCAAATTTTCCAATCTTGGAGTTCTTCAGTTTTACAAGTTTTCTATACCTTGCGAATTTGCTGCCATTTGAAGCAGCCCCACCTCCTGTTCTCGGAGTTCCCGTAGTGGTGCCCCCACCAGTATCAACAGGAGGATTAACACCAGAGCCTACACTTCCTGGCCCACCAGACGACCCAATGCCTCTTCCTGAAAGAATCTGTTTGCCTAATGACCTAAGTGACTGTGCGCTATATGCAGTGACTCCTGCGCCGACTCCAAGAGCGCCGATTCCCAATGCGGTCATTATAGAACCATCATTGAATGGGTTTTCATTATTGATGCCAGTAAGTGCGGTGTCGATACCTTCCATCGGACTGTTCAGCAATTGGGCCTTTGAAGTCTTCCATTGGTCCTGCATCGACTTCCATCTTTCCTCCGTTCCTATAAGGGCTATCGCTATCTTCCTTACATTTCCCCTTATATCCTCGACTGGGTCCATCCTATCCTTCATGATTGACCTCATCTGACTCTCTGTCAGAGTCTTGACATCAACATTCTCGTGCGTCTCGCCAGTCTCGTCCTGAAACGTAATCTGCCACTGCCCAGTATCCTTGTTGAACTGTGCCTTGTTCTCTATAGATGAAAGTTCCTCGGAGTCTTTTCCGTATCTGTCAACAAGCCTCTTTGCATAGGATTCGATGTCCTTGTTCTTTGCCTGTGCCTTTGCAGTCTGTACGGCGGTGTCTGGGTTCATTCCAATGGCCTTTGCCTGCTCACGCATAATCTGAAGCTGTATCGGGTCAATTCTCGCCTCACCAGTCTTCCTATCAAACACGGCCTGTGTTCCGAACATGTCACTCATGCGCTTGAACAACGCTTCTGGGTCTGACAATGCCTCATACATCATCTGCATGGGGTTTCCGCCGAACATGGCTCCACTTCCTCCAAGAACCTGTAGTTTTGCAGAACCTTCAATTGCACCTTCAATCGAACTGAACTTGTCTGCCACGCTTGCGACTTCCTGCAAGTCCATCTTGATTTTCTGCGAGTATATGGTCATCTTGGATATACCATCCACTCCGTTCCTGAACGTGAGCTTGTTGGCGAGTGACATGTTCTTTACGAAAGCCTCACTTGCCTTTACCGTATCCAGACCACTATTTGCAGCCCTGGCGTAGTTCTTGTCAAGAAGTTCTGTAGCCTGCTGTGATGTAGAGCCCATATTGTCCATCATCTCAATGGCGCTCGATACGGTCTCATCACCGATTATCTTTGATGTGGCTGCAATGTCTTCAATCTGTGACTTTGAAAGGAGTGATGCCTTACCAGTTGCCTTTGAAAACGCATCCTGCATCTTCATTGCCTGGTCCGCAGTAATGGCGAAGTTCCTTGAAAGCTCCTTTGAGGTGGCCATGAGGTACTGCGTGTACGCCCTTGCACCGTCCTTTGTGGTTATACCAAGTCTTTTTGACGAAGCTATTGCCTGTGCATTGTATTTTAGCCACATCTGTGCTCCGTCCTTGACCTGCTTGAATACCTCTGAGCCTACAGCCTTAATTGCATTCCACACCCTAAGGTTCTTTTCAAGTATCTCGTTGCTCCTCTTCTCTTCCTCGTTTATCTTGCGGTAATCTACCGATATTGAAGCAAGTCTCTTGTTCAATACTTCGAGAAGTTCTTTGTATTCCTTTGTTCCTTTCTTGAACCCCTTGGTAGCCTTGTCCGCATAACTTCCCTTTCCGTATTTGGCTATTATTCCAGCCCTATTGGCATCAATTGCCTTGGAGAGTTTGTCAATCTCATTTGAAAGCCTCAGTTTCTCAGCCTTGTTCCTTTTTGTGTTCTTGTATGAGCTTTTCAACTTCTCCATGTGCTCGGTAGCCTTGACGAACTCCTCCCTGAACTTTAATACGTCAGCAAGCATGTTTTCATCAAGGTCTCTCCTTCCACCAGCGGTTTTGACCATTTCTTCATAGAACTTCGACGTGTATTCCTTCTGTGATTCAATTGAATCGCTCATTTTGAGTATGGCGTCATTAAGTGCATCCAAATATTCTTTGGTCGCACCGTCTTTCATGGCCTTCTTGTATCTATCCTCGTACCTTTCAAGCCTGTCACCTTCCTTGTCAAACATTTTGTTCATCCGTTTGACCAGGTCAATTATTGTTTCTTCGTATTTTTTTTCCGCCATTTCTGCTCTATTCTATATAATATCAACGGTTTTCATTGAAAACCACTGCTGTGAAAGCGTCTTTCCGTCACACTCTATAAATATTATTTTGAGTATTTTTAACAATTTTTGCTTGCCCATTCTTAAAGATTATGGTATATTTTCAACGTCTAACAATATATATATAAAATTCTATGGGTAGAAAATATTATCGTCGTCTGAATAATGACACATGGTTTGAGTATGATATGTGGGAGAGCGGAATCGTAAATCCTGGCACGTACTATCCAATGCCTTTATGGTTGAAGATTTTCTTTTTTGTACCTCTTGGTGCATGTGCAGCGGTCATCATATGGACTATTATAAAGGTAATGATTTACGGCCCTACCGTCCATTAATTGGAACTGTCAGAAAGAAAAATTGGCTGTCTACCAACATTATTGAAGGTAGGCAGCCGTTTTTGTTTATATAATAAAAATAGCAAATCAGTTCCTATGCATTGCCATGTCAGCCACATTGTTTATTGCATCACCGCCAAGTTCGATTCCGTTGCTGTGTGAATTCTCCTCCTTTGTGACCTCATTGTGTCTTTTTATGTAGTATTTCCTGTCCTTCGTCGGCATGTTCATGAGTTCAGAGTATGGGATGTGTATATACTTGAAGCATCCAAACAGTTCTTCTCTCAGTGCCTGTGCAAAGTTAGGAGATATGCCAGAAAACATAATCGTCCCATTCAAGAAAGCACTTGAACGAGCCACCTCCCATTGACTCGGGCCTTTCAACTTCAACTTCAAAGTTAACGCCTGGTTGGTTGTCATACACATAACGTCTGAATGCAAGTGAATCACTTGCTGGCATATTCATTACCGTGTTGTGTATGTAATCCCTATCAGTGTTACCGTTTATACTAACAATCTGCATTTCCATTGTGTTTGTCACGGTTTTCGTATAAGGCATACCGTCTTTTCCACCGCCCATACTGTCAAGCCATTTCTTCAGTTTGTTGTTTGCATCAATGACCATATTTCTGTTGGCGTCTGACATGTTCTTGTCCGACTGCAATGCATTCTTAATCTTCTGTATGGCATCACTGACATCAAATGAAATTATGTTTCCATTCTCGTTCTTGTTCAGTTTCTGAAGCAGTTTTTCATCCTTCTTTGTAAGGAATTTGAATTTAAGCCTATTCTTTGTCCTTGGCAATGTAAAGTCAAAATATCCGTTTTCATCTCCCTTCAATGTGAACTGCCTATACTTGAGTTTTGAAAGGTCTACATCCGTATCAATCTTCTTTCCACTCTTAGGGTCTGTGGCCGTAATCGGAAAATTATTTCCATAACTTGTTCCCCTCAAGAACACCATAATTGCATCAACATCACCAGAAACAAGCGAATCCACATCGATGTCCTTGTTCAATATCTTTTTCTTCAACAATATGTTTATGATTGAACCAGATTCATATAGATTTGGCGATGTTATAAGATTTTCATCGGATGCCGTAAGGTATGCAACTGGTATTCTGTCAATCTTATTCTTGTAGCACTCACCTCTGCTTGGGAGGGGTATAATGTCATACTGTGCATTCGGGTCAATATTGTTATACATTGACTCGTCCATATTGATTTCATTGCTCGCTTCCTCCAATTTATGCCTAAAATCTTCATTTGTGCTGTCCGCAAGGGCATAAAGGTCAGTGTCTTCAGAAAACTTCTTGTAAAAAGCATCTGAATCACTCTTTGCAAGCTCTTCCATATCAAGGTTGTCCTTGTTTTCATCTCTAATCCTTGAAAGCTCGTCGAATATGTTCTTTCCGTCAGAGTCATTTATGATTGCAGATGATAGGTCCATGTGCTCATTCTTCTTTTTTTCGTCAGAAACACATTTCTTTGTGAATTCTGGGTCAATTTTCGACATTTGTGAAAGAGTTTCGTTTATCAGCATGTCAATCCTTTCAACAGACTCTTCCTTACCCTTAAGCAAAGACTCATCCCTGGTTTTTAACTGCATCTGATATGTAGCTTTTAATATTAGAAGTTGCTTCCTCTCTTCATCTTTCTTTTTTTTACCTGTTTTTGCCATTTTTCTTCTTTATTTTTTTTTATTTAACGAGCTGCATTTTGCTTACATAGAATATATAACGCATTTTTGAGAGTTTTTCTTCTATTTCACTGCCTTCCAACTGAAATGTAACCTCATTGCCAGACTTATTTATGAATGAAAGCCTAAGGTCTCTCCTTGGTATGTTTGTGTCAATCCATTTTTCACCCATTTCCTTCGCATATGAAAGGATGTTAGAAGTTTCCCTTTCCCACGATGACAGTTCTTCCTCAAATTCACCCTCCATTGTAGAAATGTTGAACTGCACCGTAACCAAAAATTCATTTTGTGAGACGAATTTGTCAATCATACTGTCAACCGTCTCTGGAATTGCTCCGTCTGGCGAATATAACGTACATTCTGACTTCGTATAGTCGATTTTTATCTCAGGTACTGCCTCATGTCCTCTACTCATTCCGAAAATGTTGTTTGATGACAGTGTGTTCGATGCCATTGCATTGAATACCAAAGAGCCGTTTTCCTCTTCCTCTTTTCTCAATGCTTCAATGTAGTCACCCTCTCCCTTGTAATACCCCTCCATATCACATGATTGAGAATCATTTGCCTGATATGGAATAAACATCTTAAAAACCATGTATAATTTATTCTTTCTTTTCTTTCAGAATCCTGTCAATAGTATTGACATGTCTCTTTTTCTTCTCTTTGTTAATCAGGGCCTTTTCTCCCTGTAATTTCAGCTTGCTTTTTAGGACGGACATGACCATTGAAGGGTTTTCACGTATGTCCTTCTCCCATATGTAAAGGATTGGTATACCATGCAATGCAGCCCAATTGTACTTGTATTCGTCAACTTTCTGTCTCCTTTTCTGCGTCCTATTTAGGTCCTTTTCCTCGTATATCCTACTGTCACCGTGCCAATATGAGCCGTTCACCTCTATTATAAGGTTCTCCTCATAGCAATAATAATCGAAAAACCTCTTTATTTCAATAGCCTCGAACTGCCATATGTATTTGACGCCAAGTCTGTCAAGAAAATCCCTTGCAAAATCCTGTTCAAGTTTGGATGTGCCGAATTCTGGATGCTTTCTCTTCTCTTTCGTTGGCCTTGAAAGCCTTGGAATCCTATCATCTGAACTCAAATTCCTCTTCGTCTTCTTCTTTTTTGCTGGTTTATGGGTCTGTTTCCTAACTACCTGTTTCATGCTGATTATTCTTCTAAAATATACATTTTATTCACTAAAAAGCCAAAAAAATAGGCCATACTTTTGTATGACCATTGATTTTTTATATATTATGTTGCAAATACATCTGCTTAATAGCAAAGAATACAATATTGTGGCTGTATTGACAAGGTAATCTCGGCAAGAGCACTTGTGTTATAAGCCAAACTACCGAAATCAGTATTGTCACCAAGCATGCAGTTCTTGAGAATCCACTTGGAAACGACCGTTCCAGTTGGGTCAAGCATTTCAAGCTCAAGGTCTCTCATATATCCTGCTGCATATCCCATGCGGCCTGTTACTGACTCTGCATGCAGACGAACCCATTCCATTACAGCCTGTGATGCTGAAGGACCGATTGGGTCTCTCAGAGTAATCTGCAATGCACTCCATGTGTATCTGCCTGCTACATAGGTGGACGTGTTAATGAAAGGTATTTCCTCCTTGCTTATATTAATCTTCGGTCTTTGTGCTGTTGCAACCCACCATTCCTGGATTCCGAGGTCGGAGGGAAAGCGCAGTATGAACCTATTTTGCCTCAACGGTTCATATTGCATAGGGGCATTCAAAAGTAAATCTGCCATTTTATTATCTGATTATAAAAAATTATTTACGTTCAACTTATGATTCCGTTTATGGAACCTTGATTTAACCATCTCAACATCAATCAAGACAGCTTTTTTTTCGTTCACTTAATAAATATCACGAACTGAAATTAGACTCCGCCGTTTCCAGAAGCACTATCTTTTTCAGAGACAGCCTTGTCACACATGAGCCATATTTTCTTGTAGAACTGATATGCCTCACCGTCAACGTCATGTGCATAATCCTGTAATCCACCTAATGCGATTTCCCTTATCTGTGAGATGCGCTCGTCTGTATTTGAAAGGTCTTCATCTGTCTTCTCGTCATCACCGCTTTTTACGTCATAGCCATCGTAGTCTGGGGCGTCTTCATTGTCAGTTTCATCATATCCGTACTCGTCACCGTAGTCTGTATCACGTGACATGCCGTAATCTTCCTTGAGGATTCTTGATGCGATGCTGAACCGCCTAAGTGCCTTGTCTAATTCACTCATTCTTCTCATATGTGATGTGTTTAATGTTGAATTCTTCGTTATTTATATATAAATATTGTTTTGATTTATTTTTTTTTTTAGTATATTTGCAAACGACAAATATTTCAATTCATGAAAAAAAAAGTATATGGAAAGGAAAATATGTCTCTTGATGATTTCAAGGATTTCATTTCAAGGACATATACTGGAAAATATTCGGGCAAATATACGCTTGACGAATCAACATGGGTTGATAAGGATACTCCTATGATGATTCATTGCAGGGAACACGGATGGTTTGAAAGAATACCTTCCGAATTTGCAGAAGGTTTCGTGTGCCCATATGAATCAAATGCAATGAGAAACAACATTGATTGGCAGAAAAGGGCATTTTTGGAAAAAGCAAGTATGAAATTCGGTGGAAGGTTCGAATATGAGATTGATACATACACAAATTCAAAGAATAAGATACGGATACTGTGCAATAGACATGGCTGGTTCAATGACACTCCAGACCATCATTTGAGTAGAGTTGACGGTGGTTGTAGGGAGTGTTTCAAAGAAACCATGCATTCCAAATTCTCAAAGACATCAGAAGACTTCATAGCCGAATCAAAGCAGATATGGGGTAATGACGCATTTGACTATTCAAAGACTGAATATGTAAATAGAAATGAAAAGGTAACACTTATATGCAGGAAACATGGAATTGAATTCACACAGGTTGCATACAAACACCTTGCACATCACAAACAATGTCCTGAATGTCTTCGTGAGGACAATGTAAGAAGAAATCTCATGACAAAAGAACATTTCGTTGAAAGGGCAAATATCACCCATAACGGAAGATATTCTTATGAAAAGACAGATACTAAGCATCGTGATGAAGACGGAAAAGTTATAATTACATGTCCGATACACGGAGATTACAGACAAAACCCAAATGACCATATCTATAGAAACGCTTGCCCAAAATGTGCTGGGCTTATTTCAAGACCAGAAGACGAAATACTGTCATTCGTTAAGTCGTTGGTTGGAAATGATTCTGTAATACAAAGAAATCATGGCATACTTGGAGGAAAGGAAATAGACATATATGTACCAAACGAGAAAATTGCAATAGAATTCAATGGTCTACATTGGCATACTGAAGAATTTGCAAGAGGAAGTGAATACCATCTTTCAAAACTTGAAGAGTGCAACAAGAAAGGAATAAAACTGATTCAGATATTCGAGGATGAATGGTTGGAACACAAGGAAATAGTTCTGTCAAAAATAAGACATCATTTACACAAGGACAAACCAATAAAGAAAGTACGTGGACACAAGTGCTTGATTGAAGAAATTGAGCCATCAACAGCAAGGCAATTCTTTGAAGTAAACCACATACAGGGATTCTCTGGCGGAAGTATTATAATCGGTGCATTTTTTGAAGGAGAGCTTGTAGGCTCATGTATATTCAAGAAAAATGGAAGCAATTGTTATGAGCTTGTAAGAATGGCAACGATGAACGGATATTTATGCCATGGAGTATGCGGAAAGATATTTTCTTATTTTGTACAGAAATACAATCCAATTGAAATAAAGTCATTTGCAGACAGAAGATGGACATTGAATTCTGAAGACAATATATATGTTAGGCTGGGATTTGTTCTTGAAAAAACATTGAAGCCAGATTATAGGTATGTCGTGGGGAATAAAAGAGTCCACAAATTCAATTTCAGAAAGAACAGGTTGTCAAAAGAATATGCCTTGCCATTGTCCATGACAGAAAAGGAAATGTGCGACAAACTCGGCTTTCATAGAATATGGGATTGTGGCCTATTCAAATATGTATGGAAAAAACAAATTCAATAACGTGAAAAAGAAAAGAAAAATCAAACCAATTGTAATCGGAGACGATTATCTCAAAATTCAAAGAAAACTGAATAGAGAACTTGAATTGGAAAGAAACGGAGGGAGATGGATTTCAATTAACAGAGTCCACAAATCAAAGAAGGCATACGATAGAAAAAGAGACAAGAAAGTCAAAATGGATGACTCTTGTCTCTCTTTTTTTGCCTTGTATTGTTATTGCCAGTCATTTCTTTAACGTATTTTGACTTGCCGTCCATGTAGTTCTTAACTTCTATTATATTGATTTATGTTTATTAATATACCGATAAATAGCTTTTTCGTAATATTTATATATACAAAAAACAATATAGAATATGAAAAAGATTAGGTTGACAGAATCGGACCTTTATAGACTAATTAAGGAATCCGTAAAGAATATATTGAAAGAAGATTATTCATACAATGGCTTTGTAGATTCCTTGGGTGGTGATTTTGATGATGATTGGGATGATGACTCAGAGCGTAGGGATGCCTTGGAGAACAAGATTTGGAAGGCTATTGTGCAGTTGGCTGGTGGCCACCCAAAAAGAAACAGTGTAATGTTCCGTGACCTTGTTGAAATGCTTCAAAGCAAGTTTAATTTCACATATATGGATAGTGAAGATAGAAGAATATGCCACAATTTCAGCAACGGACAGTATCTTTTAACAGTATTTCCAAGTGGCTACAGTGAAAATCAAGGAGAAATGAGAATTTTCAATATCCATCTTTCTTAAGACATGAACAGCATATACAAATAAATCCAGGCACACAAACATGCCTGGATTTATTTTTTTTTCTCTCTAATCTTCGCTTGCGGTCTTTGCGTTATCGGAATATGTTTCCTCTACAACGTCAACAGCATCTTCAACGATGTCTTTCACTTCCCTTTCTTCCATAATGCTCTAATTTATTTTTTTTTTTATAATACTTTCTTCAATAAAGACCTGACATCCTTTACTGGTATTTTTTCATATGTGCCGTCTTCTTTAAGCCATATGATAATTCTATGCGTCATTTCATATCCAAGTTGTTCAAGTCCCATGGCATACAATGACAATTGTATCGTATAGTGGCTTAGGGGCTCGTCTACGAGGTTTTCAAATGGTGGCAGCATCATCTTACCATGGGCTCTGTTATAATCACTCACAAGCGACTTATTTGTCTTCCAGTCAGCCATGAACGGCCTTATCACTCCATCCTTTCCCCTTGCAGCAAACAATAGGTCAAAAGTCCCACAATACTGTTCATTCAATGAAAGTGTGTCATTGTATCCAGTGTATATCTTCGCTTCTGGTATTACTGGCCACACACTATAATTTGGAAGAAGGTCTTCATAGAATTTGGATGCTGCTATCTCCTTGCCTCCATAAGGTATTAGAAAGCCGTCCTCAAACTGATAATGTGAGACCTCATTGTCAATAAGGTCATATTTACCTTGAAACATGTACATACATGACTCTCCGAAAAGGTGTGTCTTAGACCCGTTACTTGTTGAAGTGATATTGGTCTGCTTCCATTGTCTTTTGAGTTCTTCTGGGTCTATTCCTTCCTTCTTCGCCTTGTTTATCCTTATTGCATCCCAATCTACATGTGGCTCGAACTTCTGAACTATGCTTGATACTGATGGTAGCTCTGTGTCTTTTCCGTCTTTTCCGTGTAGAATATATTTGTGTGGTCCCTCGAAGAATTCAAGGTTTGAAAATGCACTTATAATCTTCTCACGCATTTCCTTTACCTCATCTGGTTCTGGGCAATTCTTCAGCCTTTTCTCAATATCCGATGTATGTAGCATGTTTATTTGTTTATACTGTTTATAAGATTCGGGCTCATTATGAATGTGTCCACATTGTCTGGATTGAAGTCATTTATATTGTCTATGTCGCAATATGACATTGCCGAGGAAAGGTAGTCATTCATGTTCTTTGTCCACTTGTCAATATTTGTCGTACATTCAAGGTGCTTCTCTGTGCCTTCGCTTGTTCCCTTCTTTTTTCCGAAAAGGTCTTCCTGTCCCTTCTTTGATGCCATGCCATAGAATATCTTGTAAAGTCTGTCATACCCATATATTCCCTTTGAATCAGTAATTGTGAATCCATCTTCACATTCTCTTACAGATGTCCCATTCTTCAACGTGTCAATATACACGGTCTTTCCGTTCTTGTCATATGCATATGTCTTGGCACAGCTTTCAACAAGCCTTGAAAGTACACTTCCTATCATTACATAGTCAGCACCTAATGCAAGTGCCTTTATCACATCCGTGTAGTTTCTTATTCCACCATCCGCAATAACTTTAGTCACGCAGGCAATGTCACCACTTGGTTCATATGACTTCTTCATTTCATATATTTCACTAAGAAGGTTCACAATACCATAGTGGATGCCAGTGTTGCTTGTTGTAAGGCAGCCACATCCTCCTCCTACCCCACATCTAACGAAATCAATTCCAGCATTGCAGCAGTATTTGTATGTCTCTGGGTTGGCTATGTTTCCTGTCATAAGCACAATTCCGTCCTTTCCATACTTCTTCTTGGCTATCTCACAGAGTCTGAATATGGCATCCATATTTCCGTTTGCAATATCTATAAGCACATGTACAGTATTGTCGAATCTGTCATTCTTTCTTATCATACTGTCAAATTCTGAAAGTGAATATGCGACCCATTTTCCGTCAAGAAGATACTCGTTTCTTGTTTCCATATCAATGTTTCTCGGCAATATAGGGATGATATGGTTCTTTGAGAATATTGAGTAGTTTCTTTCATCTATTACGGTACTCATAGGTGCTGTAAATATCGGCAGGTTGTTGCCTTTCATGGTAACGCACTGTGAACGGTGTCTAACAAAACTCCTATCTGATGGACGAATTGATATATCGTCATAACCGTAAGTCATTGTTTTTACATTGAACATTATATACTATCTATTTTAAATTAAACTGTACGGTGCAAATATACCAAAATATTGCCACTTGGGCAATGAAAATATTTGAAAAAAAAATAGAAAACAAAAAATGGACAAGATATTCTCCTGTCCATTTCTATATATAATCGATAGATTTAGTTGATGCTACTTTTTCTTTTTCGAGCATGCAAATCCGTTTTCAGAGAAGCACTTTGCCACATTTGAAGACATTTCCTTTATTGATTCCCTTATTTTCGTTTTAATCTTGTTCATTGGAAGGATTCCGCTTTGTCTTACGAATATGGAGAATGAAACATACTTGTTGTAGTTCTTCTTCAGGTTTGCCGAAGTGAAATTGAAGTCGCTTATCATCCTATTCTGCAATATTTCACCGTTTGACCTTACATATTTTCTGAATTCTGCAACGCATTTCCTCTCTATTGCAGAGATTGACTTCTCATATTCCTCCAAGGTGAGTTCTTCTTTCGGTATTGCGAACAGGCTGAACATTATTTCAACGACACGTGGGTCATCAACGTTGAAGAACTTCAGTTTCACAACAAGTCCTCTGTTAATCTTTAGGTCATCGGTTATCTGCAAGACACTTCTCTTTGTCATTTCCTTTTACATCTTTTCACTAAAATATAAGGAAATTCAAGTGCAAAGACAAAACTTTTCGGTTATTTATTTCTCCAAAAGTATATCTTTTATCTCAAGCATTTGTGCAATATCCTTTACAATTGTATCCTTGCAGTATTCCTTGTCATCTATCTGCTTTTCAAGGCCTCTGAGCATATCCTTATCATCTTCACTCTCAGCCTCTGTCATAAGCCTTGAAATCGTCTCCATACACTCGTTCTTGAACTTGCCAAATAGTTTCCTCTGGTTTTCCTCGACTCTTGGCTTCTTGAAATCTATTATGTCCTTTACAATAGACTGCTCCTCTTCAGTGAGTGAACCCATCTTCATTTCAAGGTCCTCTGTCATCTTTTCTATGGAGTCTTTATCCTCCACGACAGATGCCTTATGGTTTCCAACGTAGTCTGCTATCGAATTCACTGCATTCGTGTATTCCGTGAGGTTCGTCAGTTTCTTGTCTTCTGTAAGCACCTTTTCGCAGTTCCTGAAATAGGATGCAGTATCCTCGTCAATCACGATTCCACCTATTTCATGTTTTGCAAGCAACTTACCAAATTTGTTTACCGATTCTTTTACTGTATTACTATCAATATTCTTCTTTGCAAGTTCTACGGATTCCATCACATATGCTTTTGCGTCACCGTCACAGGAATATCTCCTAAGTGAATCTATGAATTTGAACTGTGAAAGCAGATTCTTGTCTTCCTTTATGAGTTTCACGCATTCTTTCAGTGCCTTCCTATCCTTTGTGAACAGTTTCGGAAGTTCACTCTCAAGCATGTAGTTCAACTCACCGAAACTCAATTCGTTGTTCTTTTTCGGATAGCTAGAGCATTCCTTGTATTTCTCATATGTCTCATTGGATTCTTTTATGAGCCTATCTGCAAGTCTGAAATCATCCTTCTGCATGGCTTCATTCATTCTTATGGCCAAATCCTGCCATTTCTTGACATATCTGTAATATTCTTTCATGTGGTTTTAACAATCAAACGATATTATATATAATAAATATGCAAACAGCAAGAAAAAACCAGAGATTCATTGCAAATCCCTGGTTCTCCATATAGTCTGTTCGTTGCTTAGTCTTCAAAGTATACACCCTTGTTTGTGACAACGAAATTGATTCCGATGTACTCAAGTGCCCTTATTGGCTTTATGTATATTGTCGCATTGATTTCAAGCCTATCCCTTGCCTCCTCAGATTCGTCAACATCCATATGCCAGTTGCTTATTGCCCTATTGGCCACAAAGCCAGACATAATTCCGCTGATGATACTCCTGAATGACTTAACGGTAGATGAGTCGTTTGGCTCAAATATAAGTCCGAGAGTGCCGATTGCAATTAGCTTCCTCATTCTGAGCACACAGCGTCTAACGTCAATCCTTGAGAGAAGGTCATCAGTTTCCCTAAGTGTCTTCTGTCCCATAATGACAAGTCCTTCATGGGCATATGTACGTACTGGGTTGATTGAAGCCTCGTAGAGTTCATCCGACTCTGCAATCTTGAGGTTTTTCCTTGCACGTATTGCATTCACCCTACCTCTTGTAAGACCAGCAGGGGCAAGGTTCATCGTAGTATTGCTATTGTCAGATTCTGCCATGTTCCTAACGACATCCCTTGTTGCTGGGATATAGAGATATTCACCATTGTCCTCAATCTTCACCCAAGGATAGTATGTGGCTGCATATCCGCTGTGGAGGCCACTGTCAGTGACACTGAAAACAGTTTCATCAACAATCTGCATCTCATCAGCATAGTCACCTGCGCCTAATTCCTTGTCTGGTGTGGTTACAATGTAAAGGGTGTCTGCACGGTCTTCAAGAATATCGAAAATTTCACTTACGAGCTTTGTGTTGTTTACCATGTCAATACCTGGAGTTGCAAGGAGGTTTATATCAACCTCTTCTGGGTTCTTGAGCAATGACACACCTGCAAGGGTACTGTAGTAGTCACTTGTTATTGCTGCTCCCTCGATTTCATTCTCTGTAGTGAGAGTGTCGAATGAATAACCTACACCGTCATTCCTGTTGATATAGCCCTTATAGTTGGCACAAGAGAAATCGTCAGTGTTGCTTCTCTGCTCACGGTAGATATCCCAACCGTCAAAGCCCTGTGCAAACACCATTGTGAACTTCCTTAGCTTGACGTCCTCATAAATGCTTCCAACCATTCCGTCTTCGGTTGTAATTATTGGCATGTTTGTCATGTTTGATGTACGTGCGTTTACACTTACACTATCAAACACATATCCACTCTCGCCGTCAACACTTATGCTTGGCATTCCTTCCTTGCCACTGTATGACTCTTTGCTTACTCGGCAATCAAGATGGAAGCCATGACTCACATAGTTAGGGTCTTCAAGTGTTGCCATGTTACCCTTGAACGAGAAATAATCATAATCATAACCAGTAATGTCTGAAATACCGAAATACTGCTTTCGCATTGGTTTATCCTCGTCATAATTGAGGTTGTATCTGATGTCGGCCATTGAAGCATTCACCTTGTTTCCACCTGCTATTGTCTCTCCGTCATATCTTGGAATGGGATAACCGAGGAAACCACATGGAACAGAATTCTCTGCGGAAACAGAATCCATAACCTCAACGGTCATGTACTTTGACTTGCTCTCGTATTGTCCGTCAATGGTACCAATCATATAGCCGATATATTTCTTGCCATGTGACATTGTGCACCTTGGGAAACGCTCAAGAACAACCGACAAAGCATCACTGTCATCATAAGAACGTACAACCACGTCAAACTGACCGAGGTCTGGGCGTATATTCTCTATCGAAACCTTTACTTCGTTCAATGAATTCGAACCGTCAGATATGGTGTGGAATCTAAACATTCTATTCAGTTCAATCTTCTTTCCGTCACCCTTCGCATTTGAAACTACCCAAGGAGTTGAAGAATATCTATATGCTGACTTGTAGTTGTTTACGTCGCATGTAATCTGTTTCAGTTCACTATTGGCACCGTCGTCTCCAGTCTCAAAAATCTTATAGTGAATTTCATAATTGTCCATAGGTGTATTTCCATCAGCAATCTCGAGTCTGTATTTTTTGCCCTGTATCACGGTCCAACTACCATCAACATTCTTTTCAATTTGTTTTGCATCTTGGCTTACGCTACTTGCATCTGCATCGAAAAGATTGAAAACATAGGTCTTGTCTGCAATAACAAGTGCAAATTCCTTCCCAGACTCTTCAGATTCTTCAGTGCTACCAGTGCCCGTTACGACCGTTTTTGCAACATTTATGGTAAAACCTGTCTTTGCTTTCGAGAACGTTACATCGCCTACTTCCTTACTTGCTTCCCCATCTCTCACCTTTCTTTCTCCAATTGCAGCCAACTTGTAATACAGTCCGTCACTGTAGTTATATACAATAGAGCCTCTTCTGTTGCTTTCGTTTGTCTCATGCTCTGTGCGGAGTCTGTCTTCTACACGGATTTTATCATCTTCTGTGAGACCAGTCATGGAACTATTGCTGTAAGCCTTGTATACATAATGTTTCTTTCCGTTCTTGTCCGTATACATTGCAACAGTGTAGATATGACCTTCCTTGCAGTCTTCGATAGAATCAGTATGCTCATCAGTACTATACTCGAAAAGATGGCACTTAATGTTTTCTGGGCTGTATGCCTTTCCGTAAAGAACTCTCTTACCCAAATCCTTCTTCGTGAGCTCTTCCTCATGTTTTGAAAGAAGGCCGTTTACTGCATTAATTCCATTATAGTCAGCGACAAAGCCTACATTATATGTGGCAAGTTCCTTTGAGATTCTATCATATCCCTGTGATACCAGGTCTTTCCATGCAACATCATACAAAGACTCTACAAACAGAGGCTGGTCGCCATCATCATTTGAACTACCAAGCACATTCAAAATATAATCCTTATCAGAGGGGTTAAGTGAAACAGGAATGCTTACAACACCATTCTTTTTTTCTTCATCAGACTTAATTTTACTTACTTTCTCGTTTGATGCACCGACAATGCACTTTATAGTGAAGCGTCCGAGATTGCCGTATGATGCATCAAAATACTCCTTAGTGCTATCTGTTCCAGCACTGAGGCTGTACTCATCACATGTGTTGTTTGATGACATTGATACGTATTGAGAAAGACAGACGGCGTCCATGTTATATGACTTTGGCGCATTGCATGCTACAACCTCACCCTTTTCTCCGACATCATATGTTATAGAATCAAATGCGCTCTGACATTGACAATTGTTTTTATCACTTGTCGCATATTCTGGTCTATACTTGTATGTTCCTCTTGAACGGAGAACTGCAATTACCTTTTCGTCTTCTCCATCTTTTGAACCAGTAATCATCCATGCAGGGCCAGCATTATAACCGCTAAAACCAAGCGTCCTCACAACACAAAGCTGGCTGCTCTTTGTGAGATAGTCCTTTGCAATGTAGGGTAATTCATACTTCGGATACTTTGAACCGATAAATTTCTTTGCGCTCGTACCACCAAACACGCTTGAAAACTCCTTTTGTGACGTAATCCAATATGGTTGGAACGCAGGACCCTTCAAGGTTTCACCAACTACGGCGAGTTTAGTGATACCCAAACTGTTTGCAGCTGCCTTCATATCCACGGTCTCAGACATGTATACACCAGGCGATACGTGGATTCTATTTGTAGATTCTGCCATTATTATAATTTGTTTTATTTATTTATTTACTTTTTGTATAATGTATTTTTTTTACAAAAATTAATACATTTTTTAATATAAATATCTTGCGAAATTCAAAAACAAAAGCCAACAAGCAAATATTTAGATACTCGTCGGCTTTTTAAGTCAAATCGTTATGTTTTCAGTCGTATTTTCAATATTTCTGTCGATTATTGTGCTTGGGTCATAGCATACAAGCCTTATTCTTGCATCCTTTGTCTCGTTCTTCAACGTACATGAAACCTTTACCGTGTCACCGTCATTGAATGTGACGTCTGAATTCTCTACATCAACAATTTCAGAATTCAAGCATATTTCATATGTCTTTATATTGTTAAGTTCAATAGTTTCCATTTCAAGTGTGGTATCAAGTTCGAATTCACATACTTTGCTACATTCTGTAAAATTGATTGTAATCACAACTTTCCTGTTTACGTATATTGAATCTTCAGTACCAGCCCAACACTCCTGTTTTCCTTCATGTTCCTCGAATTCAACACTATTGTCAACCTTACATACCTGTTCGTCAAACGGAACCTCAACTTCAATGTTTTCAATCTTGGCACTGTCACATCCGACAGAAGTCTGCACATTTATGTTGTTCTTGTCAAACATTTCTTCTGTCTTGAATTTTTCAACCTTTCTTTTTTTTCTTGAATTGATGCCTGCTACAAATGACATGTTCTTTCTTGACGGAACCTTCTGTACAACGTAATCTTCCTGTCTTATCAGATACCCAAGCAGCTTTATCTTGTATGACTGTGCATAATATTTCCTATCATCAATCTGGTATTCACTCTCGTCTTCAATGGAATCAAGCGTCATTGGCATTGAATATCCGTTCGGAAATACATACTTCTCAAAACCCTTAAATTCCGCAAGGACTTTTTCGTTCATCTCGTTTAATATCTTATATGAACTTGTGAATACGGTTATAGTATATAACAGGTCAACGACATAAGGCTGTTTCATTGAATACTGTTCGATTATCTCGTCTCCATTGTCATCATATGTCACATTCCTGAATATCGGATAGAGTATTTCCGTAGGTATGTTGAAGCTATCGCCGTACATTGTGCCCTTCTGTGGGTTGTTGTCCCTTGTCAGTGTCTTGAAGTTTATCTCTATGTTTCCCTTGTCATCAACTTCCTTCCAATTCTGTCCATACTCACTTATCCTCTGATTTGAGAATAGTTTGTATGTAGGGAACCGTTTTCCATTCAATTCAAGACAAAAACACTTGTCGACAAAATCAAACACACACTTGTCAATATCTTCATATGTAACAGTTTTTGGGAAATTTGCCTGATTTTCAAGAACTCTCTTTACAAAATTCAGCCTTCTTTCCTTCCCTATCGATATATTTCTGTTCTTGAACGGTCTGTATATATGTTTTGGTCGTTGCATTATAAAATCAATTAAATATTAAATTCATCAGCTGGTCTGCATGTTATCGACCTATAATACGGGATTGTTCCGAAAGCAAGGTGTTTATTGCTATAATTGTCACGTCCATCATTCTCAACAGACCAATATGCACAATGTCTTTCATCAATCTGTACGCCAATATAATCACCAGTCTTTATGTCCACACCGATTTCATCGAGAGTGCTTTGATAGACATGGAAATGCAGTTTTCCAAGTTTCTGGTATGTCCCTAAATTCTTGGTCTTGTCATATCCTTTAAGTTCGGCATCTTCAATCTCATACACACATGGTATCTCAACTGGAGGGTCACACACAATTTTGTCCTTCTCTATCTCACCGTATAGTTTGTCCTGGTTTGACTTTGGTAAATTCACGCTATAAAGTATCACACGCTGTCCCATGTCTCCCTCGACATACTCTCTTCCAAGTTCCATATCGAAATTGAACTGTTCTCTATCGTAAAAAAGTCCGTTTCTTGTTATTGGGACCCTTCTCTGTTGCTTTGTATTGAATTGTATATTAGGCATTTCAAAATCACTTTTCCAATAAATACCACAAAGCAAGCAACATTAGAGAAATCAATTGATAAGTATTCTCTTTATGGCAAGTTTTCTCTCTACCTCATCATAACTTTCACCGAACATGAAATACAGCCTTCCGTCTTCTGGGTATGAATCAAGCCCTACAAGACTTTGCCATGCAATGGCAACGATACCGTCAAGGGCATCCTGCATCGAAAAACTGCCAGAATCCTGTATCAAGTCGAAATTGATTGTTGTCTTTATTGTGACCACCTTCTGCACATACTTGCTGTCTGGTTCAACCCCATTACATATTCCAGATGGCATGAATTCAAAATTTACCCCCCAAAATTCATCCTTGAATGCCGTGAATATCAATTCATACACATTCAACCCTCCACTTTCAACACCTACATTTCTCACAAACCCAAGACATAGGTCATCATCGTCATAGTCATATGTATCATCAAATTCACCGCTGTTTACTCCAGAGTTGTCAAAACTACCATCAAATGGGTCAGTCGTATCCTCTGTTGGGTTGTATATATAATCCTTGTTCATTGCTTATCCGATTCTTTCTTTATTATCTGATTGATTATAAAATCCTTCTTCAGCACAGTATTCCAAATCTTCTCGTATTGGGTATCATTGAATATTTGGAATATGATATGGCACTCCCTTTTCTGTGTCCTTCTCCATATCCTATCCATCATCTGTTGGTTGTTTCCTGGTACATAGTCGAAATTGTTGAACACCATATATCTTGCATTTACAATATTGATTCCAACACCAGCACTTATTATATTTCCAATGAAAACCATTACGTTCGGATTCTTGTAAAATTCCTCTATTGCTGCATCCTTCTGCTTAAGTCCCATTTTTCCGTTGTATATCACAGCCTTGTCGCCATAATAGTCTTTTAGTGTATATAGTTCTTCGTCATAACAGCACACTATGACAACCTTCTCACCTCTTTTCAGTAACTTATCAACTATTTCCTCTGTGTGTGGTACCATTATGTTTGATATGTACTTTCTGTACACAGCACCTTCAAGAAGGTCCTTGTTTATTTCCTTGTCAGCATCCTCCTTCTTCTTGGCCTCTTCATATTCAGACCATAATCTGTCATACTCAGACTTCTGCGACGGTTCCATATCATAGAACATCTCATGTATATGTTTCTTCACAAGTCCATCTATGTCATCCTTTACCCTTCTTAGGTATACTGAAGATATCTTCTCCTTCAACTCATCAAGGTTTGATTCTCCGTTTGCAATTGTCATCATCCTACATCTCCCCTCTATCATTGACTGCAAGTTTGACTTCTCTTTGTCAGTAAGTTCATACCAGTTCCTTTTTCCCAAAGAAGATATGTACTTATTTGAAATCGCATTCCTCTTCGCCTTGTCCTTCGGGTGGCATATTTTCCTTGCATTGCAATATCTATTCATGTATGCATTATAGTTGTCCGTTATCGGATGTCCTATAAGTTTCAACACGTTATACAGATTCTGTGGATTGTTCGTTATCGGGGTTCCAGTTGAAAGATATATGCTGTCTGGTTTTCCCCTCTTTATCAATCCTTGAATTACCTTGTATCTAATTGAGTCCTTGTTTGACAGCTTATGGGCCTCGTCTATTATCAAGAGAGACTTTCTATTGATGATGTATTTAAGCATCGGACTCCTTTCAATCATGTCTTCAGTGAGGTTTCTGACTCTACTTCCTACATTATAGAATTCGTCTATTATATCGAAATTCACGATGACAAATCTGTTGTCCTGCCACTTTCCGCAACTCTTTGCTTCGTCGATAAGTTCCTCTCTGCTCTTGCCAGATTTGTTATGACCATACCCAAGAAAATCCTCAAGCTCACCTTTCTTCTTGTCACTGAATCCGTCAACTATTGAAATGTACTTCTCGTCCACGTAATAAGACAATTCACTTTTCCAATTTGTCTTTATTGAAGCAGGGCACATTATGATTACAGAATCGAAATTGCCCTCAATGGCTGCAACACTAAGTGTAAGCGTGTTGTGTGTTACAATATAGTTCTTTCCTGTTAGATATGTATGTGTTTCAGCATCCACTGCAAGACACTGTGCGTCACTTTTCCTTGAGTAGACTATGGAATTGATGTATCTCCTACATTGGTTGCTCTCGGTTGAAAAATACAATTCTATAAAAATCATGAAACAATCGAGTAAATCGACGGTATGCGCAGTTCCTCCAAGTGAATTCACAATCTCAGAAACGCTATCAGCAAGATATTTTGAAATACAGACCAAAGATAACTTTCCGTGTCCTATGTCTTTTGATATTCCTCGTAGGATATCCATCCTCTGTGAAACACTGCCAATCTTATATGCTTCTATTCCAGATAAGTCAAATGCATCATCGCAATCATGTACAATACTCTTACTAAAACACTTTGACAGGTTTTTGCCGACCGCATACGGTTCTATGGCATATTTTATACTTCTATACTGTACGGGCTTTGTCATAGGTATCTCAAACCTGAAATCTCCGTTATCCGTATAAATCCCAAGTTCATCTATTTCACAAAGCTGCATAGTTTCCCATTCACCACCTTCGCGCCTTACTTCCCACAGATGCTCCATTCCACACTCACACGAAGAACCATCATTGAATGTAACTCTGTATATATCTTTGTCCTTATGCCTATATGTATTCAATACAATGGTCTCATTTCCGAACTTGTCAAAAACAACATCCCCCTTTGAAATGTCACCCATCATTACAAATCCATTAGGTGTTGGTATTAACGAATCTAATGGTTCCATTTTACCAAACCCCATGTCATCCGCAAGAATACACTTCTTCCTTGACAAGAGGAACTTTACACCCTCTTTTTGCTCTTCAGTTATCTTTCTTGAAGAATCAACCCTTGAAGCAAGCCTGTCATATCTTTCAAAATCAATGTTGACATCATGATAATCACCAATAAGAAAATCGGTCAATATGGCCTCTTTTCTGCAAAATGTAAGTATCCCATTCTCTTGTGACCTTCTGAATCTTGAATATAACACATATACACCGTCAGCCTGTCCCATGTAATAACCAATCTCCATTACCTTTGGTGTGAATTCAAAACCAAGTTCCTTTTTCTTCTTTTCACCCCACCAGTCGGCTATCTTGACAATTTTACCAATGAACCTTGGCTCAAAATCATAGTTTTCAATAATGAAATCCGCTTGAAAATCATTCAATGTAATTGACTTATACGCATAAACCTTGTTCTTCAAATCAATTATATAACCATTATTCCCTTTGTAACCCTTCAATAAATCATATGCCTTAGATATCCTTTCAATACAACCCATTTCCAAACAAACTTAAAATCTATCTTTTGATTATATACTAGAATTTATTTAAAATAATATATTTAATTTTAAATTTAATATATATGTTTATTATTAATAATATTATATATAATATATAATCTAGAATAAATATAATTCAAAGTAAATTTATATTATTTATTAATAAATTATATTAAATATATTTAAAATATAAATTAAAATAATTAATATATAATATTATAATCAAAGATTGTTGTTTGTTCTAAAACTTTTTGGTACATTTGCAGAAATTAAAGCAAGAAAATGGTCAAATCGGTTATAAAGAATGTTGGAACAAATCAGCACAAGATACTATCAGACATAATCAAACTACATAACAATGGACAAGGATTTGAACTTGACCCAACGTATTCAAAGGGAAAGTTCTATGGTGAATTTTCGTATACCAACGATAAAGGTGAGAAAGAGAGTATAACAATACCTCAACCGAAATACAAGATGGACGTATACCCTCTCAACGATGATGTGGTCAAGATTGAAGAAATGGGCAAATTTCCACTCGGAGACATGTCTGTCAAAAGCTGTAATGTTGACCTTCCGTTTGTTGTTGCAAAAGGTCCTTCAATGAACAAGTTCAAGGAGAATAGCAATATCATTTCAAACAGGTTTTCAGCATTCAGCTGCAAAGAAGACTTAATCAAAACATATTACCACTTCTTGAAAGAATGTTACAGAGTGCTTTCAGATAATGGAATACTTGTTCTCAAATGTCAAAGAAGCATAAATGCTGGCAAAACTATCAACACTCCAGAAATAACGTGGATGTTCGCTGAAAGTATTGGCTTTGATTGTATTGACTCATTCTTCCTTGTAGCAAAGAGCAGACTGATAAGTGGAAAAGTTAAGAACCAAGAACATAGTAGGTCTTATACTTCAACTTTCTATGTATTCAAAAAATCGCTCAAGAAGAAAGTTGATTGTCTTTCAGTATTTGACAATGACGTAGTGTCAGAAATTCTGAATGGAATTAGAAAGAACAACATCAAGAATAATAGGAAATTTTTAAGTCAAATTGATAATGAAGAAAATAATAATAAATAAGTCAACAAATCGTTGCGGTACAGAACTGCTTGAATTGTTTGAGACAATATCTGGAAGATATTTCAGATGGATATCTAATGGTAGTTTATTGGCATTTGTTCAACCATATTCTGTCGATTATTTGCGTGGAGAAATCAAAGCTATAGAAATAATGCCAAGCAATAAAATTATCATTGATAATACATTTAGTGTGGATTTCGCAAAATACAAAGATAATTGTCTTGAAGAGATTTCTTTTAAGGAATTTTTGCAGTCGGGAATTGATTTGGTCAAAGAGATTATTGATAAGAAAGAAAATGGTTGAGCATTGGAATTTCCAATGCTCATTTTTTTTTTGTGTTTTTGTTAATGATTCTATCTTCTAAGAATCCTACCAATGACATTTGAAACTGCTTCGTTTATTGTTTCGGCAAGTTCCTTTCCAGTTATGCTGACCGTATTTTCTTTCAGATATTCATAACCAGATTCATCACATGCAGCATTCCATACGCCGATTAGATAATCAATGTCATCGTCTCTATATGCATCTGCCCACTCATTGAATTCAATATTTCCATCTGACATTTCTATTGCAGACACGGCATCGGATATTATTCCATCATCTGTTTCAAAGTCTTCGTTCAACTTTCTTCTGTAGTTTCTTTTGAAGTCCTCTTTAAGACACAGTTTCAAGAGATACGAGTATTTGTTCATGGCTGCGAGAAGGTTTTCAACAACGCTTTTAAGCCCTACGAGACTCTGCCCCTTGAGTGACTTATGGAATGAAGATGTTTCAGCCGTGATGTCACTAAGGAACTTTTTTGATGAATAGAGTTTGTATTTTTCACTCTTTATGGAGCCCTTTGAGAATTGTCCGTAAATTCCTTGACATATCTCTCCTATTTCATCTTGACTGTCTGCTATCGTTTTGTATATATCGTCAAACAGTTTATGCTCTGACATGTTCGATGCAGAGAAATGTGCATTCTTTATCGCTGTCTTGTATCCTTCGAGCTTGCAAAGGAACTTCAATATGTTTTTTGCTTGTGTCATTTCAAATCCCTTTCTTTTTTTACAAAATATTTGTCAAAATAGCCATAAGTCTTCTCAACTCCTTTGTTTTCAATTTATATCTTGAGCCAGAATCTGACAAGTCTCCGTTAAGTTTTTTGTTCAATTGAGACTGTGCGCCTTCTGGCGTGTGGTCTGGATAGAGTCTTTCAGCTACTTTCTTTACGTTCATATAACCACCTTTAAGGAGTTTCTTGATGTCTGACTGCTCCATGTCGTTCACGTTCTTGTTGTATATCTTGTCGTCATATACATCAAAATCCTTCCTAAGTCCACCCCTTGCCTTTATTGCCTTTTTCTTGAATGCCTTGGTGTCTTTTTCGTCGTCATCATTCTTCTTGGAATCCTTGTTGTTTTTCTTTTTCTTTCTTTTCTCAAAGATTAGGTTTCTTGAAAGATAAGAATCCACGGTTTCTGTAATGACATAATCTATGTTATCTCTTACCATTATGTTTTGACTTTTCTTATAAATATACGTCAATTTTATATTTTTGCATATTCTACTATTGTTGTTTTTGTTTTGTTTTGGTATATTTGCATTGTTTAATCAAATATAGTTTTTTAGAAATGGCAAAATTATTCAAGACAAGTGATGATGCTTATGAATTCATCACAAACGAGTGGGAGCAAACAGATGCATCGAAAATAGGAGTTCGCCTGAAAGTAATTAGCACATCGAAGGCAAGACAGATATTGAAGTTGTCAAAGGTAAGTGCAACTACAGAGTATCTTATTCGTGAACAGGATGTGATTACACTTGTTGTTTATGAGGACGCATGGGACAAATTGTCTGATGTTGACAAGATTCTTCTGTTGAGGGGCTTGTTCTCTGTTGTATCATATGATACTGAAAAGGAACGTATTGTAATTGATAACAGGCCATATGCAGACCTTTTCAATATGAGGCATTCCAAGGATTCAAATGGAAACGAGTATCTTGACAAATATGACAACACTCTTGAAACATGTTCATTGCTTTTGCAACAGATTGAGGAACAGGAGAAGGAGGAAAAGATGAGAAAGGCAGAAGAGAAGAAAGCGAAGAAGCACAAGTAATTTAAAATATTTTTGTATGCTTGATATTCAAAGGGATTTTAGGAAATTTGCATTGAGCAACGGCGTCTCAAGAGGTGCCGTTGACTCTCTTGAGAACCAAGTTTTTCCAACTGTTATTGAAGAGCGCAGCAGCGCAATGAGGGCAGTTGAAATGAATGTATTTTCAAGACTCATACAAGACAGAATTGTGTTTCTAAGTGATGACGTGACATCTGACAGTATGGATGTAATAAGTGCTCAGTTGCTTTATCTTGACTCTGTAGATGATTCAGACATTAACCTATACATAAATTCTGGTGGAGGTGACTGCTATTCTGGGCTTGAACTTGTTTCCGTGATGGATTTTGTCTCATCAGACATATCTACCACTGTGCTTGGTCTTGCTGCATCAATGGCAGCTGTAATATCATCAAGCGGAACAAAAGGAAAGCGTTTTGTTCTTCCATATTCGAGATTCATGATACATCAGCCATCAAGCAGTTTCGGATATTCAAAATACACAGACAGCACAATTGCATTGAAGGAAATGGAATCTGTGAAAAATGACCTTTATGAGATTTTGTCAAAGAACAGTGGAAATTCAATCGAGGATGTTGAAAAGATGTGCAGTAATGGTGATTTATGGATGAAGGGACAGCAGATTATAGACAACAAGTGGGCAGATTCGGTAATCAAGTCAAGAAAAAAATGATATGCTTCCTATATTTATAGGAAAACGAATACACCATGGCCTGTAATTGTAGTAAGCGAAATGTAGTAAGACAAATCAAACAAAAGGTACCGAAGACACCAGTACAAAGGCATATAACGCCAAAAAGGATAATAAGAAAAGTTGTTAGATAAATTTAAAAGAGCGGATAATTCTTAGGAATTTCTGCTTTTTTTTATAAAGGTACAATTATGTCAGGAAAAATAAACATTGTAAATATACACACTACCGATTGTTCAAATGTGAAGAACTATTATTATATTGGTAGGTCAAGAAGTGGAAATCCATTGTCAAACCCATTCACGCATAATGGAAAGAAGTCTTCACTTGCAAAGTTGTCATTCAAGACAAGAGACGAGGCAATAGATGCATATGAGAAATACTTCAATGCAGCATATGGACAGCCAGGATATGAAGACCTGACTAATGCTTTCAATGAAATATATGAGAAATACAAGAACGGAGAAGATATAACTCTCGGGTGTTTCTGTTATCCGTTGAGGTGTCATGGAAATATAATAGCCTCACAGTTGCAGAAAAAACTAATAAGGGAAAAAATTGCAGAACGCAAAAGTCGCAGTGAGAATGCTTAAAAGAAAGGATTTTCTTCCAACGAGTCTATTATCGCTTGAAATTTCTTGCAGTTTTCTGCAAATGATTCAACATCAACCTTTTCCATTAGGAACCACTCCCCTTCTTCTCTGCTTGTGCTGTATTTAGTATGGAGCATCTTTTCAAGTTTGAATGGTTTGTTTGTTAGGAAACAATCAATCAATACTATCCTATTTCCATTACCAGTCTGTAGTTTTTTTATTCTATCTTCTATCTTTGGTGATTTTGTAACTCCAATCTTATACATTACATTGTCTCCATCTTCCTTTAGAAGATAGACATATCCATAACCATCTTTTAACATTTTTGTATATCTCTTTTTTAAAAAAATAAGAAATTTGTTTGCATATACAAAATTGTTTTGGTATATTTGCATTGTTAATAACATTAATATAATTTGCTATGGATTTAAACAAACAGCGTAGATTTATTTTTACAAAAGAATATAAGACTGACAAGGGAAGTATACCAGAAGGTTCTCAACTTGATGAGTTTAGGGGTATGTATTACTTTAATGGTGGTTTGTGTGATACGTATTCAACTGGACTGTTTGAGTATATGTTGAACAACCATAAATTACGGCAGGAATACCTAACCGAGGTAAAAATTATTGAAAACAAGGTTTAATTAAAAAAAAAAATAAAGAAATGAGTATTATTAGTAATTCTTTCAAGAGAAACGCAGGTTTGAAATTTGCAAAATCGCTTAATGTAGATGACGAAAAAATGGTCAATAACATAGTAGACGCTTGGATTAAAGGATTTGAGGTTAGCGAGAGCATGTTTGTTGAGCAGGACTAAATAGTTGACATTTTGGTTGGAAATCTTGACAGGAAACTGCCAAGATTTTTTTGTTTGGCACGATTGTTGCACTTATATTGCAAAATAAAGAATAATAAACAAAAACATATATTTTTCAATGGAAAAAGTAATAGGAATTGACTTAGGTACCTCAACGCTTTCAACGGCTGTATTTGAAGGTACTTCTCCTGTTGTCATTACCAATAGTGAGGGACGAAGAACTACGCCATCCATGGTAAGTTTTGACAAAAACGGTGAAAGGAAGATAGGCGACGGTGCAAAGCGTCAGGCAGTGACAAATCCAAAGACCACTGTGTATGAAGTGAAGAGACTTATGGGAAACAAATACGATGAATGTAAGTCTGAGATAAACAGGGTTTCGTATGACGTGGTTGATGAAAACGGCCTCCCAAGAATTGTAATAAACGACAAGAAATATTCCCCAGAAGAAATTTCTGCAATGTATCTTCAAAAGATGAAACAGACTGCTGAAGATTATATTGGTGGAGAGGTCAAGAAGTGTGTTGTGACAGTTCCTGCATATTTCAATGATGTTCAGAGAAATGCAACAAAGAATGCAGTTGAGATTGCTGGCATGGAATGTCTTAGGATTATAAATGAGCCTACAGCAGCAGCATTGGCCTATGGAATTGACAAGTCTGACAAGGATATGAATGTTGCTGTATATGACTTTGGAGGAGGCACAATGGACATTTCAATCCTTAATTTTGGTGGTGGTGTATTTGAAGTACTTTCTTCTGACGGAGACACACATCTTGGTGGTTCTGACGTAGACGAGAGAGTTGTGAACTGGCTTGTTGACGAATTCAAGAAAGAAGAGGGTGTAGACCTGTCAAAGGACCATATGGCAATGCAGAGATTTAAGGAGGCTGCTGAAAAGGCGAAGATTGAACTTTCTTCATCTTTAAGTACAGAAATAAACCTTCCATACATAACAGCTGTTGACGGAGTTCCAAAGCACCTTGTAAAAACACTTGGGCGTGCAAAGTTCGAGTCACTGATTGCTGATATCATAAAGCGCACGATTGAACCATGCAAATCGGCCTTGAAGGCTGCTGGTCTTTCAACAAAGGACATTGATGAGGTTATACTTGTTGGTGGTTCAACGAGAATTCCTGCTATACAGAAAGCGGTAGAGGAGTTTTTCGGAAAGGCCCCTTCACATGCAGTAAATCCAGATGAGGCTGTTGCAATCGGCGCTGCAATACAGGGTGCAATTCTTGCAGGAAACGAGAATGTAGGAGATGTTGTTCTGCTCGATGTGACACCATTGAATCTTGGTATTGAGACCGTAGGAAACGTTCTTACGACACTTGTGGAGTCAAACACTACAATACCATGCAAGAAGACAATGACATTCAGCAATGCACAGGATATGCAACCAGAGGCGTCAATCATGGTGTTCTCTGGAAACAGGCCTATGGCATATCAGAACAAACTTCTCGGGCAGTTCAACATTGAACTTACACCAAGTCCAAAGGGAATGAACCAGATTGAGGTATCTTTTGATATTGATGCAAATGGAATACTTACTGTTTCTGCCGTGGATAAGGCCCTCAATAAGCCGAATACCATCAGAATTGAGTCCTCATCTAATCTTACAAAGGAAGAAATTGACAAGATGAAGGCTGAGGCTGATGCAAATGCTGAAACCGACAAGAAGTTGAAGAAAGATGCTGACACAATAAATTCAGCCGACAGTTTTGCATTCTCAATTGAAAAATCAATGGAAGATATGAAGGACAAGATAAGTGACTCCGACAAGGACGAAATCAAGCAACTCATTGAGAAACTGAAGAAGGCAGTATCTGAAAGGAATGTTGGTGATGTTGAGAAGCACGAGTCCGAGTTGAAAGAAAAATGGACTCCGATAATACAGAAAGTATATCAGAGTGGACAGCCAAATGCAAACAGCAGCAATCCATTCGATTTTTTCACAAAACAAACAAACGCATCTGATAAGAAAAGCGACACTGATTTTGAGGAAGTGAAGTAAATTTTGGAATATAGAAATGTGGGGTTGCTTTAATTGCAACTCCACATTTTTTTGTTAAAAAATGCAAATATATTTGTATTGGTCATTGTTTTTTTGTACCTTTGCTGTAGATTTTATTAAATATGGAAAACAAGAAGGATTATTATAAGATTTTGGGAATCACTGAAGACGAGAAAAAGTTAAAAGGTGATGAATTCAACAAGATATTGAAGAGGAATTTCAGAAAGTTAAGCCTTAAATATCACCCAGACAGAAATCCAGGAGACAAGGATGCTGAAGAGAAATTCAAGGATGTTGCAGAGGCATATGATACTTTGCTTAATAAGAGGGATGAATATGACAACCCGATGAGTGGTTTCTCTTTTTCTGGGCCTTCAGACATTGATGAGATACTTAGACAATTCAGACATTCTTTTGGGTTCGGTTTTGGTGATGGTATGGATACGCAGGAAGTTGGTGATGATGTCAGCGGAACCGTAACGTTTACGCTTGAAGAAGCATTGAACGGAACGACAAAGAAAGTGAGATATAGGAGACATGTACGCTGCAATAAGTGTAATGGAACTGGCATTGGCAAAAACGGAAAGAAAGTGAAATGCAGTCATTGTGGAGGCCATGGAAGGATTGTTCAGTCGAACGGATGGATGACAATGGAGCAGACCTGTCCGTATTGCGGAGGAAGTGGCGAAGAGATAAAGAATCCATGCAAATCATGCAATGGAACTGGTCTTAGGGAAGTCGTAGAAGAAGAATCTTTCAAGTTAGGAAAAGGAATTGCAGAAGGAATGACTTTTGTAAAACGTGGAAAAGGAAACGAGGTTGCTTCTGCCGATGGAAAGAGTGGAGACCTTTACATTGTTCTGAAAGAGATACATGGAAGATTTGAAAGGCGAGGTGATGATGTCTTGACCACAATAGATGTTAATGTATTTGATGCAATTACTGGATGCAAGATGTCTGTAAAGGGACTTGATGGAAAATATTTTGATGTTGAGATACCAAAATGCTCTGAAGAGGATTCTATTGTAACGTGTAAAGGAAAGGGTCTTCCAAGATATTCTGACACATATGTAGGAAACCTTATATGTAGGATACACATCAAAATGCCAAAGTCTTTATCTGATTCACAAATCAAGGCGATTAAGGAAATTAAATGATGGTCAATATAATAGAAGACACACCATTGATTGGAAATGTTGGCTGTTATGATGTGATACTTGTCGGAACGAACTGTTATCAAACCATGAGAAACGGGTTTCAGTACGACATTGCAAAAAAATATCCGATTGTAAAGAAAATGAACAATTCAACAAAATATGCGGATATCAGCAAGGTAGGCACAATACTTGAATGTGACACAAATGACAGTCCGTTGATTACGTTGCTATATATATCATTTGGCTATAATTTCAAGGGAAATTCGGATTTATATCTTGACTATGAAGGTCTTGAAAAATGTCTAAGACTTTGCAACATTCTATACAGAGGGAAGAAAGTAGCCACCACATTGATAGGTTGTACCAAATATGATGGAAACGGTGACGAGAACACTGTGCTTGACATCATTAAAAAGGTGATGAGAGATGTTGATATTGATGTGTATAGATATAGACAGGAATCATATAGGGAAATCAAAAGAAGAGAATCTGACGAATACATGATTGAAAAATACGGAACAAAAAGAAAGAAATATGATAAAAAGACTTGAATTGACAGAAGACCATCTCAAACTTATAAATCTGATTAGGTTTGAAGATGATGATGAGAACAACAAGGTTAGTATTGACAAGGTAAATCCATATATCCTGTCTGGCAAACTTGAGGACATTGCATTTGCCCTTGGTCTTTCGCATTTGGCAATACCGAACACTGAGGATGATGAAAACGGTGCTGCATTCCCAGACGAAACAGAGGAATACATGCTTTCCGTACACCATTACATTGTAGATAATATATATGACATTGAGGTGCTTATACACCAAATGGTATTGAAGGGTGGCATAAAGCCTGGTAAATACAAGTGTATTGACACTGAAGAGATTTGGAAAAGAGAAGAATAACAAAAGCGTATAAATTTATGGAAGATAATAAAATATTGTATGATTACAAGAGAAGGTCGTCGATAGTTGATGAAAATTCACTTGCAACTCTTGACTATTTGTATAGCCTTTCGATGCCGAAGCCATTAACATCTTATTCCGAAATGGAAAATGACGATACACACTCAAATGGCGAATATGTATGGCCTATGGATTTCTATTACATCCCAGAGAATGTTATGAATGAGATTTGGGATAACAGACTAGATGCATATAACATTAGGATGTACTGGGAAGACTGCCTTGGTAGTCTTATAAAGATGCTTTTTGAAGAACCAGGAGCCAAGACAGTATATAGTCCTACAGAATGGTCTAATGGAAAGAATGTAAAGCATTATGAGACCATTCCAATGTTGAAGGATGTTATCGGTGAAGATTCATCAGACAAGGTTAAGGATATACTGGAAACATACAAGAAATCGTACAAGTGGGGCATTGCTGACTACAATAGGTTCAATTTCGCAAAGCTCAATGCGCCGTCAAACAATAGAGAAATAGTTATAAGTGCATGGAAAGATGTCTTTGGTGTTGATGTTGAGATACCAGACGACAGTACATGGATGGATGTATATACAGCAATTGACGAAGAAGAAAACAACGAAGATAACGAATAATGTCAAACATTAACAGGAAAAGCAACAACAAACCCTCATATAGGGTTAACGGGGAGATTTTCATAGAAGGCTCCCCAATGGTAAGATTGATTTCACCAGACGGTTCAAATGAAGTTGTGCACATTTCAAAAGCAAGGGAGCTTGCAAAGGAACTTGAACTTGACCTTGTTGAAATAAGCCCATCTGCAAAGCCTCCAGTTGTAAAGATTGCAGACTATTCAAAGATGCTATATGAATTGAAGAAGAATGCAAAGAAGCAACAGCACAATGCAAAAGCCTTGAAGGAAATACAGTTGTCTGTCTCGATTGCCGATAACGACATGAAGACAAAGGCAAAGAATGCTGCCAAATTCATAATGGAAGGTTCAAAGGTGAAGGTTGTCCTTACAATGAAAGGAAGGGAGAAGGCAAGAAGGGATGAAAACAAAAAGTCAATATACAAATTCATCACAATGCTTGATGATATCGCTGTGCCAGAATCAATGCCAAAAGACGAAGGAGAAAACAAGACAATTGTAATATTGAAGCGAAAAAACAACATAAATGTTAATAATTGTTAATGCTTGATTTTTTTTTATTGGAATACTTGCGTATGTCAAAATCTATAATTAACTTTGCAAAAGAAAAAATAAAACAAAAGAAATAAGATTATGGAAAGAACAAAGACTATCACACTTACAAAAACACAGAAACCTTTTCTTGTACGTGATGAAATCCTTACAATGTACTATAACGACATACGCAAGTATCCAGTATTATCACAGGAAGAAACTGTCGAATTGTTCAGGCTGTTCAAGCACGGTTCTTCATTGGAACGTGAATATGCCAGAACCAAACTGTTCAACCACAATGCCAAACTTGTCACTGCAATGGCAAGACAGTATTGTGGTGTGAACGACAGTCTTATGGATTTGATTGAAGAGGGTAACATTGGCCTTCTTAATGCAATAAACAAGTTTGATGTAGGCAAGGCATCTTCGTTTCAGAAATTCGCATTGTTCCATATAAGAAGAGAAATAAATCTTTTCAAGACAAATTATTCATCAATGGTACAACAGGCCAATCGTTCAAAGACAGACAATAAGATTTCTACGATTGTCTCTGATTTCATACAGAAAGAAAACAGAATGCCAACTGATGATGAAGTCTTGTCAGAGTATAATGAAAGAAATCCGAAAAAGAAAATAAACGATAAGGAAGACACTATAAGTGTTGAGTATGTCTATATTGATTCTTTCAACCCTAAAGGTGGAGAATTCTCTGACGCCCAATCATATGTCGAATATTCAAACAAAACATGTTCACACAATGATTATCTGGGGAAAATCATTAGTGATTGCAATAAAGAACTTTTGGATAGACTCATGATAGGACTCACTCCAAATGAAAAGAAAGCAATAACATTGTTCTATGGCCTTGAAAATGGTATAGAGTGTTCTCTTGGCGTTGTCGGTACAATGATGAACTGCACATCGGAAAGAGTAAGGCAGTTATGTAAATCAGCAGTTGAGAAAATGTCAAAAAAAGCAACCAATAAATAGGCTATTGTGGAAAGTGGTTGACGAGATTGCGATGTTTTCTATATAATACAACCATACACAATTAAAGCATTATTAACCATGTCAAAAGAACCAAAAAACATAAGCAAGGCAAGAAGGGTTATAAGAAAAGCAAAGTCTACCATTAACCCACAACAAATCATTGATGTGATTAGACATGACATACCGAATGCAAGGCTTAACGACTGCAAATACCTTGCTGGTGTTACAAGAATGTATTTGAACAATGAACTTTATGACTATGAGACAATAGGAAAACTAAATCAAACGCTCAAACTGCTTGCTACAGCACATGCAGATGAATACGACAATAACCTTAACGGAATAGCAGCAAATGAGCTTATTGAACGCTTCAGAACAGAAAGTAATGTTGAATATAGTAATGACGTGAAAGCACATAATGCCACGCAGTTCGTTGAAAATACACACTATAAAATATATAAAATTGAGAGTTTTGAGGAAGCAAGCAAATTCAGTCATTACACCAGTTGGTGTGTGACAAAAAACGAAAATAACTATGATGCTTATACAAACAATGGTTATGGGTTGTTCTATTTCTGTATTAGGGATGATTTTAAGTCTGTTGAGGAAGTCAAATCTGAAGGTTGTCCTTTGGACAATTATGGTTTGTCAATGATTGCCACATCTGTTGATGAGGATGGAAAGTGTAACACAATTACATGTCGTTGGAACCATGATAATAATGGCAATGACAATATTATGACCCCTATGCAGTTATCAAAGCTGATTGGTAGGAATTACTATGAAGTATTTAAGCCTTATACGAAGGAGGAGTTGTATGCCAAGGGATTGGTTCCGACAAGTGATGTGCAGATGCTACTTGACCAAGGGAAAAAACCAAATAAAATATTTAGTAAAATGCTTAATAGTAGTATTGATGGCATTCTGATAGTCAGTCTTAACGAAAAGAAATGGAACTTTTTTGATATCTCTAAGAACATGATATTATGTTCTGAGTGGTATGGTTATGTTGGGTATTTCCATGATGGTTTTGCAGTTGTTAGAAGAGGTGATGGTAAATGTAACTTAATAAAACCAGATGGAAGTGTACTATGTGACGAGTGGTATTATTTTGTTTATGACTTCAAAAATGGTTTTGCAGTTGTTAGAAGAGGTGATGGCAAATGTAATTTTATAAAGTCAGATGGTAGTATTTTGTCTTCTGAGTGGTATAAAAGTACTGATTATTTCTATAATGGCTTTGCACGTGTACAAAGGGATGATTGGAAATGGAATTTCATAAAGCCAGATGGTAGTATTTTGTGTTCTGAGTGGTATAAAACTGTTAGTGATTTCAAGAAAGGTGTTGCAAAAGTACAAAGATATGATGGGCAATTTTTCTATATTGACACAAAAGGAGAAATAATTGGCTAATCAATAAATACCAACAAGGGCTAACAAAAATGAGCACTTCCAAATAGGTTGTGCTCATTTTTTCTATATGCTGCATTCGAATATTGTAACAACATCACCATCCTTCAATGGTAACACATATTTCTCATAGAATGATGTAATCCATTCATAGTTTTTACGGTCACTTGCATCATGCCATCCGTTCTTGTCAAGATATGCATAATTCCAATATGAACAGTTGTATTTTATGTAATTTTCGACATTCTCAAATGCCTCAAAATATCTTTTTTGGTTCTTTATGTTATCATATATTGACTTTTCCTGTGAATTTTGCGGTTCCCTTTCTCCATTATAAAGTTCCCATGATATTCTATAGAGGTCGCAATTTGCCATATGCATCTTTCCCCAGTCAACATCACCAGCCTTTGCCGAGAATGAACTTGAACCATCTTTCAGTGTTAATGGTATGCAAAGATTTTTTCCAACCCTACATGTCTTGTATTTTCCGTCTGGATTTTCAGTTGTAATCGCATCACCATCAGAGTTTATTTCAAGCCCGTCGGTTAAAGTGGAATAGTATTCAAAATCAGAAATTGAAATCAGATTTTTTATTCTCTCCTTAAGATAATCAATCATTATATTGGTAAGCGAAACCTTGTCAGAATTGTCAATGATGTCCTGCATTAGTTTTATTGCTTTCTTCTTTATTTTTCCTGCATCATCATATCTGTATTTCACATATGGTTCAACTTCCATTGTTGCATCATATTTCTTTATCATTTCAAGCGGATTGTCACCAACAACCATCAATGAATAAAATTTGCTTTTATTTTCTTCCATGATTTTTTCTTTATTTATATATAAAAAATAAGGAGAATCAGATAATTTCCAATTCTCCAATATTTTCTTTTTTTCCATCAACTTTGGCAAAAAGGATAATTCTTTCATATTTAACCTTTTCAGTCAAGGCATCAACCATTTCCCCTATCACACCATCTTTTCCGATTGAAGTGATTTCTTTTTCACTCTTTCCGCCATTTCTGAATTCAAGAGAGAAAGTATTCGGAGAGAGCTTCTTGCCGAAAAGCCAAGTTTCAATCAATGCCCTTATATTATACTCAATCTCTTTTCTATTAAACATTACTCCAAATAGAATTTATTGTTTATTGTCTGGTATTTCTTTCCGTTATTAGTATATATTATCTGTTTCCTCTGCAATCCAGAACCATTCTTGCAACCTATATGAATCCATGAAGCAACATAGTTTTTCGGGTATTCTATTATTATCTGGTCAAACTTGTGTGTTTTAGCCCATTCAAGAACAACCTTTTGATATTCTACCATATTACCGTCTGTAGGTACAGTATCTGCTGCATATCCGTTTGAGTGTGCTGAAGTAGGAGAACCACCAACCATTTTATTGAGGGCAGCAGACCTAAAGCCAGAATTAATCTTTATGCCTTTTCCATACTTATCTCTAAGTGTCTGCAACATTTCTGCGGTTTCTTTCAGATGTTCAATCTGTGATTTGTTCGGGGTATTGTCAACCTTCTTGCTTGTCCTTGTCATTTCCTCAAGGCTAAAGTTCTGTGTCAATTGCATAAGTCAACTATTTTCTTTTATATACAACATACTTATAGTATGTATCATTAGGGTGGTCACGGAGGCTTGTCGTCTTGAATATAACCTTAAAGGACTCGTTCTGTGACATGTCTGGGAAGAAAACATCACCGTAAGCGTCATCATTGACAACCGTGAGTATAACCTTCTCCACCATATTCAGTTTGAATGCCTCTGAATATACAATTCCACCACCAATGATAAATAGTTCTCTATCAGAAAAATAACTGTAGCATAAATCATCAGCCTCCTGTAATGAATTGACAATGAATGTGTTGTTAATGTCTTCCTGTGACCAATTTTCAACACCTTCTGGAGTGTAGTCTGTATTTCTGGTCACAATGATGTTGATTCTACCAGGAAGTGGTCTTGAATTCGGAAGCGACTCAAATGTCCTCCTACCAAGAATGACAACGTTTCCAATTGTCAACGACCTAAAGTTCTCTAAATCAGCCTTGATGTGGTACATTAATTTTCCTTCATTTGCTATTGCATTCTTTCCGTTAATGCAAGCAATCGCAGTATAAGAATTTCTCATTTTGTATGTATTTTGTTTATGCAAATATACCAAAAAGAAAGTTATCAAACAATTGGATATCAAGTATTTTTCTTCCATACATACCTAAATAAACCGCAATCCCATATTCTATGGAATCCAAGTTTGTTGCACATCTCCTTTTCGGTCATTGAAAGTGGAAGCCCGTATTTTCTGTGGAGTATCTGTTTTCTGAAACCAAATTTGTGCATTCTTTTATTACCGACAACATATCTATAGTCTGGTTTCAATGTTTTGTCAAGTTTAAACCCCATTCTATCATACACATTGCAGTTTGAATGCGACCATCTCCTATCAAGAAAAGTCTTTACTTGGATTGGATTGTTTTCAGTTACGAATTTCTTGAATATCTTGTTTGCCAAACCTGGTATTCTGTATGACGAATCCGTGGTGAATCTTGTGAGATTCCAATTTCCATCATATTCCCTAAGAAATGACATCACTCCGACAAGATTGTTGTTGTAGAATGCTCCGTAGTACAATGTTGATGTAGTCCATCCCTGTATATGGTATCTATCAAGAAAAGGTTTTGCATCATCCTTATGTATCAGCTTAATAGTACATTTTCTTGCTCCTATAACCAATGAATCATTCTTTCCGAGAAAATGCCTTATTTTCTCCAATACAAGGTCATGATGTTCTATCCATTCGTCTTCAAATATATGTATAAGATGTACTCCCTTGCTTTCCGAAATTTCCGTTTTAAGCAAGTGATAGTTCCTATCCTTACAAAACTCCTCACTATGCCATCTGAGGCTGTCAAACTCAAAGGAAATGCCAAATTTCGGCAAGTATATGTCTGTTTCAAGGCCGTCAAGAAGTTTATTGTCATGTCTCACAATATCATTCTCATTTACAAATGTGCATATATACGAATGAATTTCGTCTTCAGCCTTTGATGCTATGTGACCACATCTTGGACATCCTTTCCCTTGTATATGGTCCAACGCCTTCTGTTCAAATTCACCATGTATAGGGTATATGATTTTTACCTTTGACCTATTGTTTCTATATCCATCACTGATATATGTGTATTTGTTGTTATGTACCTTGTTTGCATCATCAACAAAACTATTGAATGTCTTTACCCTTTTCTGAGAACGTGACATTTTTCCACACTCTGGGCATCCATGCCCTTCAAGGAAATGCGATGGTGTCATCCAGAAATCACCATGTTCCTTGCATGTGAAGCATACCTTTTTAAGCATTTTTTCATATACAACCTTTTCATATCCATACCTATCACCTTGAATCGCCTTGAACCGTGCAATTACATCATTCGCATTGTATGTCATGCTCCTTGACAACTCTTCCTTTGAACACTTAGGACAATTCTGCCCACTTAAAAGGCAATTTGGTGACATCTCGAAAATGCCATGTTTTCTGCATATCAATTTAACTTTTGTCTTGTTGTTGATGTATTCAACCAAATCAAGCCCATATCTGTCGCCAAGCATTGAACGAATCTCATTCTTGAACTCTTCAGTAGTCTTTCGTTTTGTCATTGATTAATTTCCAATGTTTATGCAAATATACCAAAAACAAAAATATATAACAATGACGGAAGTTGATTATTTCCACAGTTTATTAAAAAAAATAACAAAAAAAGGTTAGAGTATAACCCTAACCTTTTATGTATATAACTGTTAATCAGTCAATTAGCGAAGCTCGTTAATATCCCAATGAACGAGGCCATCGACTCTTACATGACCGAAGTACCTGTTGTTTACAGTCTTCTGTGCAAACCTGCTCATGATGCCCTTTACAGGTGCGAAGTTGAACGGATTGTACATTGCAGGAGTCAGCTGCATGGGAACATAAGGAGCATAGATATAGCCAGTGTCAAGAAGCGACTTGCCCTTATGACCGATAATCATTGACCAGTGGGGAGAATATGGGTCAACATAAACCTGATAGCGGCCAGAGAGTGAACCAATCTTCTCGATACCCATGTTGTACTGATTCTGCTCAGCGCTCGCATCAGTTACGTGAAAATACTCAAGGTTATCGAACAGAGCAGAGATTTCAGAAGAAACAACAATCCAGTTGGCACCGCCACGGAGAGTAGCCTTGTTAATCTGTGCAGATGTCTGGTTAACCTTTGTCATGAGCTCCTGGTTCCAGTCCTTCTGGGTGTAGTTGGTAGAGAATGCACTCATGCGCCTCCAACCGTTAACATCCCAACGAGACTGCCAAGGTGCAACCTTACGGAGGTCACGGAGAATACCACGGTCGATTTCAGCAGCAATCTGCTCAGAAAGGATAGAGGTAAGCTCAGCCTCTGCATCTATATTATGAAAAGCACTAACGTCAGTAGAGAGCTCAGGAGACCATGTTGCACGGAGCTTGCGCTCGGTAACAGATACGGTCACTGCGTCGAGCTTGAATGAAACCTCACCGATTTCAGTCTCAAGTTCAAGTGAGTCATACTGTGCCCATGCCACCTTGAAGAGGTCCTTAATCTTATAGTTCTCATCGCTGTCACCTTCGTTAATCTTGTCAACATCAACACCTACATAACCGTCGATTGTACCGCCCTGCTCAGCAACAGGCTTTGCGAGGTCAAGTTCAATATAGATGTTACCCTCTGCATCACAGGGAGTGCCACCGTACTCAACGATGCCCTTGCCATACTTCTGTGTTACTACACGGAAGGGGATTGACTCGAACTGTGCGAAAGAAGCTGTGGTGACAGCAGTGTTCACCTTTGACTTGCCAGCCTCAATTGCGGTCTTTGTGATAACCTTCAAAGAAGCAAGGAACTCCTCTGTATCCATCTCGTTGCCGTCAGGGCCAGTGAGCTTGCTTGCATTGTAAGCTGAGAAACCGCCTACCTTGAGGATGAGGTTACGTACAGTGCCGTCATAACCGCAAACCTTTGCCTTCTTTACGTCAGCGAAGCCAGCACCAGTGAGCTGCACGGGAGTAGCATTGCCTACGTGGAGAGTTACCTTACCCCTTGAGTTGTCATAGAGGAAATCGTTATAGAAGAGGTCATAGAGTGACTTCTGGAAGTAACGTGTTACCTCGGGACCATCCTGACGGAGAGCAGAAGCATTGAGCTTCTTTGCCTCAGCCCTAGCAAGAGCAGAAGGATAGTCACTTGCGTTTGCAACGGTCTCGTTGAGGGCAGGAACGTACCACTTGTCCTTGTCAAGACTTGCAACCACCTCATCGGGAAGATAATATCTTGGCTCAACCCTACCTTCCTTGTTGCGGTTGGTCCTGTCATAGCCCATGAGGCCCTTGTGGCGACCAACGGTACCGTCAACGATATCACCCTTCTCACTTGCAGCGGCGTTAGGACTCTCGAACTCACGCTCAGAAGTTACGGGGAGAATGAAGAACAGCTTACCTACGGGGAGGTTCATAGCCTGTACAGACACGATATCATTTGCAAGCAACTTGCTGAATACACGCCTGATAATTGGGAAAACTACGGTCTCGAAAGAACCAGAGTTGTCAGAAGCGGTAGCCTCCTTCAACAGGTGCTTTGCCTCGTTCTCATAAAGGGTAGCAATGTTTTCCTTGATTGCACCTTCAGGAAGACCCTCAGTAAAGCCAAGTGAATCCCAACGCTTCTGAACGTCCTCACGAATTTGTTTCTGTGCGTTGTACTCAATGTTACCAACTACACCAGATGATAAAAATTCTCTCATTTAAATAAGATTATAAAATTAAAGTTATTCCATTTGTTAATTAAATATCAACTTATTTGCAAATCTTGTGCATAAGGCCGAGAGAATCCATGATTGATTCGTCCTGATACAGCTTGCTTTCGTTGATTTTCTCCTGACTTCCGAACTTCTTCTCTTCGTTGATGTCAGTGGTGACTGACGGTTTCTTCTTGAGTTCGTCGGAAATCCTGTTATAAAGGTTTTGAGACTCTGTAATGGTATGGGCCTCATTGATGAACCTGTTTATGATTGACTTCTTCTCTTCCTTTGTGGTCGAATTCTCAGAAATCAGTTTTATGATTCCACCAAGATTGACATTGGTTACTGCAGCCTCCATCAGCTGAGACTGGAATTTGCCAAGCATTTCCTTGAGTTTTGCGTTCTCATTGAAAATCCTATTGACCTTCCTTCTGATTGCCTCCTGCATCTTGTTGGGGGTTCTTGGGCCACCAGTTCCCTTTGTACGGCCTACTGCCTTTTCAAGGTTTCTGCCATCATTGTCACTTTCAGAAGTGTGTTTGATTGTGGTCATGGTAGAATGTGCTCCACCACGTGTCAAATCCTCTTCAACTGGCTCGTCAAGGTAATCATCCTCATTCACGTTCTTGTTGAACGGAGCCACACTCTTCTTCTGCCTTGACCATGGCTTCTCGCTTCCGTGTGGAACGCCCTTGTCAATGTCCCTACCATACTTGCTTGGTTCTGAAACACCGCCATTGGTCATGACATCTTTCTTCTGATAACCATCAGTATAACCTACATGGGAATCGTATTCATTGAGTGCGATTTCATAAATTCTCGATTCATTCATATTGTCTTCATTAATGTCGTCATCCAATACATCAGAAGTGTCTGCGTCATCACCGAGGTCGATAATGTATTCAACACCTGTCTCACCATCTGAAATATGAACCTTGTTGTCATCCTTAACTACGGTGACATTATCGTCATTTTTCAGAAGTTTGTAAACTTTAACGAGTTCATCGTCTTCTGCGTTACGGAAGTCATACTTGCCGTCTGAAGTCTTGTACTTATCGAAGGTCTGGCTTATCTCATCATCACCGTCATCATCTAAATCATCAGCACTGTCATCGTCTTCAACGTCATCGCTCTCGATGTCTTCTGCATCATCATCGTCTTCAACGTCATCGTCGCTGTCATTGTCAGAATCTGGCTCCATACCGTCGGTGTCATCATCATCCTCATCGGAATCATCTGCACCATCATCCTCATCTTCAACCGAATCAGACATAGTATCATCCACTTCCTCTACATCGTAATCCTTCTCTTCGGTGTCATCATCTTCATCGTCAGACTCGTTGAGAAGACTTGCGTATGCTTGTCGCACCTGTTCGCCAAGAAGGCTCTTCACGAGGTCTGGTGCGTTTTCTTTGATTTTTGTTGCAAGGTTGTCATAGTCAAGCAGAGACTCCTTTATGAGAGTTCCGTTTATATCCTTGCTGTCTTTATTCTTCTTCATCAAGAAATGATATTTAAAAGCCTTTATTTTTACATTCCAATAAAATTTGACCTGCGAATATTCAATTTTTTCTTCATATCACAAAATCAAACTTTTTAAAAATAAATATTTGATAAAATGAAAAAAATGTGTATATGACTGATTTTCTTAAAAAAAAAGCCGTTTTTATTGTTTTTTTGCCGATATTTATTTAATGTATTAATTAATTTTTTGGAAAATGAGTTTGAAAAATAGAATTCCAGAGAAACTTGTTGAGATAAAGAAGGGACAGACAGGAGTCGGACTGCTTATCGAATCCGACGGATACGTCTCTGCCGACATGACGGAAAACAACAAAAAGATAATAAAGGAGGCATTTGACAGCATGGAGAGTGGAGAATGGAATATACCAAATCCGTTCGTTCTTGACGTTGTCCTTCAAAAGTATGGAATAAAGAACCATAATGGAAGAATATATCCCGAAAACATACTGAAGCCAGAGGTTGAGAAGTATCAGAAACTAATCAAGGAAAGAATGGCATTGGGAGAATGTAATCACCCAGCAGAATCTACCATTGACCTTGGAAGGATTTCACACAACATAATAGAATGCCATTGGGAAGGTCATACACTTGTAGGAAAAATTGAATTCAACCTTACTGAAGGATACAGAAGATATGGAATATGTTCGTCACTCGGAGACACCTGTGCAAACTTAATAATTAACGGATACAAGATAGGTGTATCATCAAGAGGTGTTGGGGAGGTAAGCAATAGGATGGGTATATCATATGTTGACAACTATGAACTCATATGTTGGGACATTGTAGCAACACCAAGCACCCCTGGTTCGTACATAGGCACAAAGCAGGAGCTACAGCAATATGTCGAAGATGACGAAACAAAGAAGAAGAAGTCAAAGATAAACGAAAAGATAGACAAGATAAAGTCAATACTTGGTTGATTGAAAGGAAAACAAAAAGCACTGCCGATTATGGTAGCGCTTTTTTTTGATTCAATAAAGTCCGTTAAACAGCCATGAATATGATGTGTCACCAATTCTTCTCCTTGGTTTCTGACTGTTTTTCGGTATATACATCTGCAATGGTATGTTCTTGAAGACTTTTTCTGACTTGACATAATCTTTCTTATTATATCCACCTCCAGTCATGTATGAATTCAAAATGGCAGCATCCTTTGACCTGCTTGCTTCAAGTTTTTGGAATGAGAATTTCAATATGAACAATGCCATTGCAACACACGTGATATTGTCATCATGACTTGACGCTGTCATATGGTCCATTCTTCCATCATCACCCTTGAATATCCATGTATCCAACTCATTGCACAGCCTTACTGAATGTATCGTGAATGCACCGTCAGTAACCATATTGGCAAAGTTCCTCAATAGGCTGAACCTGTTTCCCTGAAAATGAAAACCAGGCATCCTTTCAGCAAACTGCTCTGTAGACTTCTGCGTCACCTTCATATATTGCTTCATGACGTTATCATCATAGTAAAGGTTCTTATAGCCCCAATAGTTCATCAGTCTTAGAAGACATGCATCACCAGAACCTCCAGTGGCATCCACAATAATATACCCGTTATTGTAGAGTGAGGCATATTTGTAAAGCAAATCACCCAACTTATCTCCGAGCACTCTTCCGTTGTATTCCATTATCTGCTCGAAATAAGGCATACCATGCTCATCCTGACCGTCAGCATCTATCACCTGTATTGACGTCCTATCCGAAGAACTTCCTCGTGATGGGTCACAGTTATGTGTCGTTATTCCCATACAGCAGAACGTGTGCGTTTCATCGTCTACCTCAAAATTATACACTCTTCCACTATATGTTGACTTTTCAATTGATGTAATGCGCCTGTATATATGAGACATAGAAAGCAAAGCATTTTCATCTATAGAACACAACATGTCATTCTTGTATATGTTAGGAAAAACGACCCAATCTCCAATAGAAAGTTCATTTGCCTTATGGAAATCAAATGCAAAGTTCCATGTGCCGCCGTTCTTTGAGTAGTCACCACTTACTGAAGCATATATCGGATGGTTCCATGTAAAGGAATGGTACACTTTTGAATCAGAACAGCTTATTGACACTATCTCCTCATCCGTGACTTCCCTAACAAACCTTTTCCTTATACCAACCCATTTTCCGTCCTTGTTAAGAAGTTCGTCATCATCAGTCACATTCTCAGCTTCAATCTCGCCACGCCTCGTAAGAACCTTCTCACCTTCTGGGAGACATGCCACTATGTATCTATGACCTTCTATAGGACGCTTCCAGAACCATGTCAGTTCTTCTGTCGGGTCTCCATAGTCTGACAATGGGTCGCATACATCCTGTATTCTTATCTTTTCTATCACTTCAGCAGAAATCACGTTGTCGCTTGAACCAAGGAAAGACACATCAAGCTCCTGAGCAATCTTCATTGTGTCATTGTTGAATGATTCACACATCTTGATATACCAAGGACTGCTTGCTTTCCACCCTTCCTTTTCAAGTGAAGCCCAACGTTCTGGTGCATATTCAATACGGCCCATGTCATCTATGGTCTTTTCAACTATCCATTCCTCCTCGCCAGTCTTCTCATTCTTCCTATGCCAACGCAAGAACCTGTTGTAACGCAAGTCCTGATACCATTTGAATTCAACTACAGTGAAGCCATTCTTCTTCTCTATGGCCTGTTTGTATGTCTTGTAATAAAGTTCGTCCTTACCGTTAGGGGTGGAAACCATTATTATCTTGGCATTGGCAACGGCACTGGTTGCAGCGACAGCAGAAGCATATGCAGCAGGACCTTCCTCCATGAACGCGGCCTCATCGAGTATCAATATTGAAACCGAAGACACGCCTCGGGCACTGTTTGGGCCAGCAGCTTTTGCATACACCTTGCAACCATTGCAAAGTTCAAGATATGATTTTGAATTCTTTATGAATATGTCCTTTTTGTTCTTGTCCGAATTCGGGTCAGCCGAATAATACTCATCACCCCAATACCACCTCGGAACCTGTTCAAGAAAATCCCTTATTTTTACAAGTAGTTCACACGCCTGTTCAAGTTTGTTCGCAATACAGAGTACAGTTTCTGGAGAATCTGGTTTTGCAAACGTAAGCTGTCCAGAAACCCATGCACATGATGTTGTTGATATACCACACTGCCTGTGTTTGATTGATATTACCTTGTTGTCATTTCCAAGTGCCTCACAATATATCTTCTGCCTTGGAAAAAGCACGAATGGCACATTCCTTCCCTCAGTACCATCAAATGTTGTAAGGTACTTTTCTATGAAATATATTCTACTTTTGTCAGTGTATGCCTTCACATACTCCTGCGCCATATCATTTGAGTCAACCATAAAAAAAAATCGCCCATTTATTATTAATAAATAGACGATATTTCTCTTTTAATTAAATTCGGTTGAATGTTTTTTCCATACATACTTGAATAGTCCACAGTTCCATATTCTATAAAATCCAAGTTTGTCACACATCTGCTTTTCCGTCATTGTCAAAGGTAAGCCATATTTCTTATGAAGTATCTGTTTCCTAAAACCGAACTTATGGTATCTTGTATGACCTTTTATATATGAGTAGTCTGGTTTTAAGGTGTCAACAAGTTTAAAGCCCATTTTGGTATATACATTGTCTTGTGCCGTTCCCCATCTTCTGTCGAGGAATGTCTTTATTTCATTTGGGTTATTATCAACTATGAAATTCTTTAATATTTTATTTGCAAGACCAGGAAGTCTATATTTAAAGTTTGTGGCAAATCTTGTAAGATTCCAATTTCCGTCATGTTCTTTAAGAAACGACATTACGCCAACAAGTTCTCCACTATAGAACGCCCCATAATATAATGTGGAATTTGCATATCCCTGTATGTGGTATCTCTCAAGAAATTGTTTGGCATTATCATTGCTTATCACCGTAACAGAACATTTCCTTGCCCCAATGACACTTGCTGAATCCTTTCCTATAATATGTTTTATCTTGTTGAGTATGATTTCCTTGTGTTCCAACCATTCATCTTCAAATATGTGAATTAACCTTATACCTTTGCTATTGGCGTTTTCAGTTTTTGAAATATGATAATCCTTGAACTTCCCTTCTGCTTCAGAATGCCAATACAAACCGTCATATTCAAAACCAATCTTCAATGAAGGTATGTATATATCAATCTCATGTCCATCAAGCAATTTTCTGTTATTTCTTACAACTTCGCATGTGCCAATTAAGCCTATTATATAATCATAAATTTCATTCTCTGGGTTTGATGTACTTTTTCCACAAAGCCTACACCCACAACCATACAAATGGACATACGGTATTTGCTTAAAAGGCCCGTGTTTTCTGCACAGAATTTCCACCAATGTATGCGAATTTACATAGTTGACATTTGAATAATCATATGTTTCACCATGTATGAGCTTTGCTCTTGAGATAAATTCTTCACTTGTTCCACATCTCTTTTCAACCTGTCTTGTCAGCCCACACAAATTGCATCCCTTTCCTTGAAGGTGGTATTTTGGCTTTTGTTCAAAGTCTCCATGTATAGGGCATGTTATGATGACACTCGTGTTGTTGTTGGTGTAATTTGTCTTGGAGTAGTCATAGAAATCACCATGTACCAACTTTGCCTTTTCTACAAACTCATCTCTTGTAACTTCCTTATTGGCACATTTTGGGCATCCTTTTCCTTGCAGATGGTTTGTTGGGGTCTGTGTGAAATCACCATGTATTGGACATGTTATTGTTATTTTTGTATGGCTATTGACATATATTGCTTTGTCGTATGAATATTTTCCGTGATGTACATTATTGGCGTCAGTTATGAATTCTTCCCTTGTTTTTGATTGCTTTCTCCTGTTTATCCTTGAAGTGTTCTCGTTGGAACATTTTCTACATCCATCACCTCGAATATGTGAGTTTGGCCTTTGCCAGAACTCTCCGTGTTCATTTCCGTCACCATCCAGTTTATGGCAGATTATGCACACCCTTCCCTTATTGTCACGATTTTCGCAGTCTGATTTGGAATAATCATACTTATCTCCATGAACAATTCTTGCCCTTCTGATGAATTCATCGGTTGACATTTTTTTCACCATCTACCTCTCTCCTTTCCATACATACTTTAATAAACCGCAATCCCATATCCTATAAAATCCAATCTTTTCGCACATTTCTTTTTCGGTCATTGTCAACGGAAGTCCGTATTTCTTGTTCAATATCTGTTTTCTGAAACCGAATTTATGATATCTTTTCTGTCCTTTGGTATAACAATAACTTGGTGGCAATGTTTTGTCAAGTTTAAATCCAATCCTATCGTATACATTGATATCCGACCAAGACCACCTCCTATCAAGGAATGTCTTTATTTCAATTGGATTATATTTCTTTATAAAATAGGAAAACAACTTGCTTGCAAGGCCTGGTATTGAATATGCAATGTTACTGCTGAATCTTGTCATATTCCAATTACTGTCATATTCTCTGAGAAACGACATCACGCCAATAAGGTTATCATCGTAGAATGCACCACAATATACAGAAGAAGATGTCCATCCTTGGATATGATACTGTTCCAAGAACAATCTTGCCATGTCACATCCGATTTCGCATACAGTGCATTTCCTTGCTCCAATCTTTATTTTGCCTGAATCCATATGTAACATATGTGAAAGTTTGTCCTTAACCAAATCTTCATGCCCAATCCACTCGTCTTCAAATATGTGTATCAGATGGATACCATTCTTCTCACACTCCAATGTTTTTTCCAAAAGTGACATTCTTCCTGAATTGAATTTCTCACTGTGCCATACAAGACCGTTATATTCAATCGCTATTCTTTGATGTGGTACATATATGTCAACCTCTCTTCCACTCTCAAGTATCGTTCTATCATTCTGTATTACATTACATTCACCAACCAAAGACTTTACATATTCAAATACAGCAACTTCTGACTTGGAAATCTGTCTTGCGCATTTTCTGCATCCTTTACCGCTCAAATGCTCTGAAGGAAGCTGCTCGAATTCACCATGAATTGGGCATATTATCTTTATCTTGTGTTTTGCATCAATATAGTCTGTTTTGTCATATCTGTAATAATTGTCATGTACTGCGTTTGCTCTTTGAATGAAGATATCAGTCGTAAGTGGCCTTGTCTTTGAACACATGTGACACCCACATCCTCCAAGAAATGAACTTGCATTTATTCGAAACCTTCCGTGTGTTCTACATATAGGGAATACATCATGCTTCGTGTCAATATAACCAATCGTATTATCAATTATGTATTTGTCTCCATGGACCTTCTTGCAGTCATCTATATATTGTTCCAATGGTTTCTTGTTCATCTTTGCAAGTGTTTCATATGAACACTCAATACAACCAGTACCATGGATGAAGTTGTAGGCTGTCGGGTGGAATTCACCGTGTTTTGGGCATATTACAGTTATTTTTTCATTCGCACCGCTATACACTACCTTTGATAGGTCATATTTGTCACCGTGGACACTTCTTGCCTCGTTGATGTATGTTTCTGTCGTGTATTTCAATTTTGCATTCTTTCGCGATTCTTTTTTGCACAACGGACAACCATCACCATTCTTGAATGAATATAGTCTTGTCTTCACCCACCCATGCTTCTTGCAGAATATTTCAATTTCATATTTCTTGTCATATCCATAAGTCTTGATTCTTGACAGGTCATATTCATCACCGTATATTGATTTGCATTCTTCATATAACTTGTCTAAATTGATTGATTTTCTATTCATTTCTTGTGGAAATTCTTTCTTGTTGCAGTGCAAAAATACCAAATATATTGACAATGAACAAGAAATACAAACAAAAAAAAGCACTGACAAATACATGTCAATGCTTGTTGTTATTGTTGGCTGTTTGTTTTTTCGTGGAGAACATAATTCTCGCCATCGTACTCTCCATCATTTATTAGGCATTTTTCAAGGTTGAACCTCTCAATGTCCTTCTTGAAAAGATTGTATTCCTCATCATGCTTGACATCATCGACAATGTCAGATATATATCGTTTTCCTTTCTTTGTGTGTGTGAATATGTTCTGCAATGTATTGTTGAACTCATCAATCGGAAGCTGCACGATGCTTGAGAAGATATATGGGTACATTGATTCTTCAACACCCCTATTAAAGCACCTCTCGAAATCTTCCCACAACGGTGCGCCAATTCTTAGGTCCCATGCCTCTGCAACTATAAAATCAGCATGCCTTATTATGTACATTGCCTTTTCCGTGTCGTTTGGAAGTCCGTGCGATGCGAACAACTCAAAGAAGCCTCTGAATGTTTCCTGTAGCAGTAATGGATATACAAGCCCCTGTGATTTTATCACTGTCTTTTCATCTCCATTTCCAAGGTGAGTTTCGACATAGGCCCCAAGCATTGGGTTCTTGTCTGAAATCTTCTCTTTTTTGGTGTAAAGCAGATAGTCGTTCAATGCTATTATTTTCATGTAAATGTTCGGAAGTTCGTCAGACCATTCATGTAGTTTGTCAGAATCGAAACTGTCAAGCATCATCCAATAAGAAGCACCCTGCACAAGGGCATTTATCATCCTTCTCTTGAGTATTGCCTTGTTTGCCATGTACACCTCATCGACGTCAGAGAAATCATAGGAATAAGAATCGTCATCACTGTATTCTGGTAATATTCTAATTCCATTTTCTGGCTCTATCCTTGAAACTATGCTGCATTCAACAATCACTGTCTCTTGTGGGACAGAAAGTGTATGTACGACAGTGGCCTCACACATTTTTTCAAGCTGTGGCCGTAACGGTTCTTCAATCCTCCTTGCCTTTGTTATGAGTTTCCCCAACATTGTCTCTGCATCGGAAACCGAAGGTATTTCCCCGAACAGATTCTTCACTTCTTCAACTACCTTGTTGAACCTTCTCTTCAGAATGACATATTCATAAGACACATCATCCCTTCTCGGAAATGCATCATTGTTCCCAAGTGACGTGTTGTGCTCCTTTGCTGCCGAATATATGAATTTAGCCAACTGCATAATTTAACGTTTGCATTAAAGAGTCTTAAGCCAAGAAGTGAGTTCTCCCTTTGTGAATTCAACGGATTCCAACATATTTCCATAGGCATCAAGGCTCTCAGTGGTTGGTTTGTCTGTATCCATTTCGACGCTTGTCTTTTTGGTTTCTTCTGGGCCCAAAGCACTTGCAACCTTCTTCAAGTTTGCCTTTGCGTTAGAGTCATTTGGATTTACTGTTATTTTTGTCTGCCCGTCGTTGTTTGAGTCAGTAAAGTCACCAAGTGGTGCATTTGCCCTGCCAGATGGGTTCTGTCGTGCATTGTTTGACACATCTGTAAAGGCATCTTCATTGAGTCTCAAATCCTTTTTCTTGAATCTAATGTTCATTTTTCATAAAATCTTTAATTAATAAATAGCAATTGTGCAACAAAAAAACAAAAAACGGACAAATCCATTTAAGAACCTGTCCGCTATTGCATTTAATTATTTTCTTCTTTTAGGTACGAAAGGGTTTTCCTGTGTCACCCTATTGTTCCTAATCTTCTTGTCATCCTTGTTCTTTCTGTCAGAAATAACGTCATTGACAATCTCATTAACGATGTTTCCGAGTCTCTTTCTGCCTTCAGATTTCATTTCATCGTCACTGCCTTGGTCATCATCACTGTCATTCACCATGCTTTTTGCATATTTTATGACAGCAGCCTTCTTTTCAGTGTCAAGTTTGTCGAAAATCTTATCAATTTCAGGGTTTCCGCCATTGTCTGACATATCACCGTCCATCTCATCATTTCCATCAAGTCCATCAACTTCAGTTGGGGCATTCATCGGCTCTTCATCACCCATAGGCATTGGAGGCTCTGTCATGGCATTGTCTTCTGGGCCGTCCTTCAAATCGTCTGGAACAAAATCCTTTTTCGGAATTCTCAGGACATGCCTCTCATTCAGCCAATTTTTTTTTTCAGTTTCCTAATGACATTCTCAACGACTGCATCCTCAATGGAATCAACCGCATGGTCAAAAGGAGCCTGTGAACCCTTTTTCTGACCATAAGGAGAATCGCCATCAACACTGCTGTCGTTCATGTCATACTGACCGTCTCTCTTGAAATTGTCATTTGCAGGAAGGGTCATTACCCTCTTCTGATATGCAGGGTGTCTTCCGAAGTCATTGAGTCTGTTGGCCTCATTCATCATACGGTTCTTCATCCTCTTGTAAGATACGGATTCAACTACATTGTCGTCCTCATCGTCCTCATCATCCTCTGCGGAATCATCATCATAGTCAATTTCATCATCATCACCTTCAGCATCGTCGTCGTAGTCAATTTCGTCGTCCTCATCGGCATCCTCATCATCATCAGGATAGAGTTCATCGTCATCATCGTACTTCAACTCATTGAGTGCATCAAGGATTTTGTCCATCTTGCTCTCAAGTGCATCAATTCTCGAAGTAATGTCATTATCAGAATCACTATCAGCTTCAAGTTCATATTCGGCAGCCTCTGAAGGTTCTTCATCTGCGTCAAGTTCGATTTCAACATTGGCATCATCGTCACCATCCGTATTAATGTCAACATCATCGTCGCCATCACCGTCAACATCAATATCAACATCCTCAATATCATCGTCAACCTCATCATCGAGGTCATCAAGAGACTCATTCATGCTTGGAGTCTTCTCAAACGGGTCTGTCTTGCCTTTCTTGTCAGTACCTACAGAAGGTGTGTTTTGACTGTCGCAGCAATCAGAATGCATTGCCTTTGTTTCGTTTACAGACTCACCACCATCCTCGTCAGCAACAGCTCCATCAATGCAATCTACGTCAATATCGTAAGGTGCGTTTTTGCCAATCTTGGTGCCGTTTGACTTGTCCATGTAGTCAGGGTTCTTTCTGCTTGAAAGTGCAGTCTCCGAAGACTCCTTTACAGCCTTCTTATTCTTACCCTTGATGTTTGTCTTCTCGTTGGAGGATACACCTTCAGTAGGAACGGTAACAAAAGGTGCGCCTGGCTTGCTTCCGTCAATCTTCTCGACCTTGAGCTCTTCAGTTTTCGGGCAACTAGGCATGTCACATTCCTGCTTCTTGCCTTCTGAAATACGCACAGCGTTCTTCATAATCTGCTTCTGTCGTGCAATTTCGCCTTGTATCTTCTTGGTCTGTTCCTCAACGACCTCCTTCTTTGCATCAAGGTCCCATGCCTCAGCGATTACCTTCTCCTGTTCGCTGCCGACATTCTCATTGATGTCCATCATCTTCTCACCGAAATAACGCTGTGCAGAAGCAAAGCTGTCAAACTGGTTGTCCTTTCTGTTTCTGAAGCCACCGATATAGTCAAAATTCTCACTAACGAGTCCACCCTTTGAGTCCTTTGCGACCTTGATGAAATATTTAGCGCCTTCTCTTACAATACCATAGAGCTTACCGTCAGCGGCAACCTTTCCATACTCAACTGATGAATACGATGGCTGCTTGCTTTCCTTGATGCCGTAAGACATCAATGCCTTCATTCTCTGAAGCTGCTCGTCAGCAGTAACTTTATTCTTATCAATCAGATACATAAATGTTATATTAAATAAATACTAATTAATTAACCGAACTCTTAAAAAGAGAATGTACGTGTCAGATAATCATCCAGAAATGGATACAATGACATTTTTGTACGTTTTTTTAAATAAATATCACAAAACATTGAAAAAAATATTTTTTCATATCATTGATACATACCGCCATCTCTCATTCTCTGGTATAGATTCGGGATTCTCCTTGTCGGGGCCTTGCCTTGACAGTTTGGGATTGCTTCCTTTTTTCTGAAAGAAGAGTATGGCTTGACATAGAATGCTCCATATGTTCCGTCAGACCTCAAAGGAGCACACATAGCATAACCAGTACCGACAAGTTCTGAAAGACCTTTGAGATACTGTACGAGGTATGTCTTTCCGTTTGTCACGTCAACCATGCATTCACCAACGCTTTCAATATATTCTTCAAGGCCTTTCTTTTCATCCTCTACCTTGCTGATTTTGTTTCTCAATACATCGTTGTTGGTATTACTTTCAAAAAGAATTTTTTTCCTTATATCCATTTTCAGAACATTTTTCTAATTTTTCTCCTGAATTCGATTGACTCGTCTATGGACTTGACACTGTCGTATATCTTGTTCCTCAGTGTTCTCAACTTGTCCAAATATCCACTTCTTCTTACAACCTTGTAGCATATGTTTCCAAAGCCCATTTCAGAATCTTCAAGACCTTCATCCCTCAGTTCCTTCAATTCCTTCTTAAGTTTTTTGCATTTCCTTCCGATTAATTCAATTCTGTGTTTGTCCTTTTCATTCATGAATGCATTATACAGGTCGTCAATTTCTGTCATAATCCTTGCAGAGACTTTCTTTATGGCGTACTTGTCAAGCATCAATGGTGAAAGTCCATCCTTTGAAGGTTTCCTAACCCACTTGTTTTCATATAGGTCATATATTCCGCCAGACGTAACATCATCATCTACGTCCTGTACATAGAGTTCAATCGGGTATCCGTATATCTTCAGGTCTTTGTGGTTGCTGTTCCATGTGTTCTTCTTCTCGTTGAAGTATTCCTTCACGAAGTCTGAATTTTCATGTATTTTTGAAAAGTCTACTATCAGATGCAAGTCAATGTCTGAGAATCTGCTCCAATTGAAATTGCATATCGAACCAGTGAGTATTGCGCTTTCTGGTTTAACCCACTTTATTTCACATTCCTTCCAGAAATCGTCAGAAATGTCAAGAAGCGATAGCCTTACCTTCGGGTCAAGATTTCCGTCCTTGTCCCATACCTTTCCATTGAGACTATTCTTCAGTTTGAACGAATCAAGGCTTATGTCAGATGACTCGACCTCATTCTCTACATTCTCGTTCTGTACATGGGCATATGAGGACATGTCAGAGCCATCAAACCCCAACACATATCTGTCTTTTTTTGCGAAATCCTTGTAGGCCATTTATGAAAATAGTTAGAACTTGACATCAACAAGGTCAGTAAGAGGCTGTCCGTTTTCCGTGTAGAAAGAATCTCCGTCAAACACAGAAGTCTCGACATTCTTCACTGGATTGTACTTGAACTTCTTCTGCTGCTGCAAAGTAACGTACTGTTCTGGCTCCTTGTAGCCATACGAATCAAAATGTGTGTACAACATGTTTTTTTTTAATTTTTCCTATAAATATTCGTGATTTGACAATTTCGTTTCAGAAAAAACCAAGATATCTTGTCGGTATGCCTTTTTTTTGGTAATTTTGCAGCGTAAAGTGATGCCATGGTTATTTTGGCTCCAACTTCAAGTTTAACTAAAATATTTTTTTTAATGAAAAAAGAGGAATTTTCTGGCCACATAATGCCTATGCATGAGCCAGTAAGCGAAGATGACATAAACAAATTCTTCGAGGGTTCAGACCCTATGAAGGGTATTGTTTCAATAGAATTGGGTTATGATGATTCTGATGCGGAGATTGTATATGTAAATGCCGATGGTTCAAAGAGAATAAAGAAAGAGCCTTTCAAACCTTTCGTATGGGCGAAGAATTCAGCATGCATACGCATGTTCGACGGAGAAAGGGGCACATTACGTTCAAAGATGAGGCAGTACGGCATAAAGGTGAAGCCGTTGTATACATGCCGTGAGGACAATCCGTATCCGAACGAAAAACTTGAAAACGGATACAAGTATATGTTCTATGCCACACACAAGATGTCAATGGGAAAGTTCCAGGGATTCTTTACGGAAGCAGGAACACCTCTAAAACCAAAAAAGAGGGACGACAATGATGCTTCGTCACAGGAATTCATGTACCTTCAACCTGTAGAGCAGTTTATGATTGAGACAGGAAAAAGGTTCTTCAAGGGGTATGACAAGTACGATGACCTAAAAAGAATGTCGTTTGACCTTGAAACCGAAGGACTCAATCCGAAGATACACCACATATCACAGATAGGTATAAGAACGAACAAGGGATTTGAAAAGATAATAACCATAGTCGGAAACACAAAGGAGGAAAAGGACAAAAATGAGATTTTGGCCATAATGGAGTTCCTTTCAATAATATCTGACGAACAGCCAGATGTTATATTCGGCCACAACACTGAAAACTTCGACTGGGGATTCATAATCGAAAGATGCAGACAGCATGGCATTGACTTCTACAACCTGTCTGGAAAATACCTACGTGAAGGCATATACAAACAAAAGCATCCTACTACATTGAAATTGGGTAGTGAGGTTGAGACATATTATGCCACCGTCATGAAATATTATAATGTTGTGGATTCCATACATGCAGTAAGACGTGCCATGGCAACTGACTCTTCATTCGAATCGGCAAATCTGAAATATTCAACCAAATACCTCCACCTTAACAAATCAAACCGTGTATATGTACCAGGAAACCTAATTGAAAGCACATGGGCCGTTACAGAGCCTGTGTATGCTTTTAATGACGAGGATGGTGATTGGTACCATATAACTGAAGAAAAGCCGTTAGAGGGCAAATATGAGGCCGTGAGTGGAAGATATATTGTTGAGAGATACCTTCTTGATGATATATGGGAAGCTGACAAGGTCGAACTTACATTACATGAAACGGATTTCCAGCTTACTAAGATTCTGCCTACCACTTTCATGCGTGTATGTACTATGGGAACTGCAACGCAATGGAAACTGATTCTTCTCACATGGTCATACATCCACAACATGGCCATACCAGCTCTTGGAAGGAACAAGAAATACACTGGAGGCCTTAGCCGACTTCTTGTAACTGGATACATGTCTAACATATGTAAGGGAGACTATGCTGCACTGTACCCAACAACACAGATTACATGGAATATAGAGCCAGATACTGACTTCATGCACATCACGCTGCCAATGTTGAAATACGTGCTTACGCAACGTGAATATCATAAAGGTCTTAAAAAGAAGTCTGAGAACGATGCGGAAAAGTTATACAACCAATTGAAGTCGCTTGATGAAGGGTCTGCCGAATATGAGGAAATATCGGAAAGAAGAAATAAAATACTTGCAGACAAAATCAACCATGACAACCAACAGCTTGTGTTGAAAAAACTTGCAAACAGTTGGTTCGGAAGCCTTGGATGCCCATCCCTTAATCCATGGGGAGACCTTGTTGCAGCAGAAAAGACAACTTGCATTGGAAGACAGTTGTTACGTGTAATGATTTACTTCCTAAAAGGTAGGGGATATATCCCAATAGTTGGTGACTCAGTAACAGCAGATACGCCATTGTTCGTTAAATACAACAATGACAGTGACTTTATTGACATCATTCCAATTTCTGAAATGTTTGATGAAAGGAAAATGGAAAATGATTTGCTTGAAAGAGAATATGACTCGTCTAAAAAACCTTATAAGGTACTATGCCGTTCTGGATGGAGTGACATATTTTATGTGTATAGACATAAAACAGGCAAGGAAATATACCGTGTTTCAAATGATGACGGAAGTTGTGTTGACGTGACAAGAGACCATTCTCTTTTCGACTGCAATAAAAATGAAATCAAGCCGAATGAAATAACGCATGAAACTAAATTGGAATATAATGAAAATGAAATTTGGGATTGTTTTAATAACGTGAAATATGACACGGAATATGTAATAAAGTCTGCAAAAATGCTTGCATCAAAGACAATAGATAGAGTGCCGATGATTATCTTAAACAGTACAATCAAAAACAAAAAACAATTCATTGAGGCACTTGGTGAAAATGAAATTACAACTATCGGTTATTCAAAGACAGCATGTGCTGGTGTGAAATACCTAAAGCAATGCATAGGAAAATACGAGAAAATAAGAAAGGAAAAACTATAATTGAGTGACAAACAAAAAAAAAGGCCTATCATATATAGCAAGAAAGATGTATGTTGATGGCCTTTCGGATGAACAGTTGACTATGGATATACTTGAGAGTTCCATTGGTGGAGTATGTTCAAAGGGAACTAAACTTGAGGACACACGTGACCACATTGACTTCTGGTGGACAACACCAAAGGGAATTAAGGTATCCATAGACGCAAAGGGATTGCATAGGAACAAAAGACATGATACTGGATTTTCTGACAACCATTGGGTTGAAGTTAGGAACGTACTTGGTAATGATGGTTGGATTTATGGAAAGGCGGATTACATATCATTCATGACTGAAGATATGATAATGTTTGTCAGACCATCAAAACTGATTGCCATATACGAGGAAAAGGTCATAGGAAAGAAAGTTGTTGGGAAAATACCAGATGAAACATACATTCCATATCAAAGAAATGGGAGGAATGATGTGATATTCAAAATGCCGAACCAACATTTGAAGGAAATTTCATCATTTATTGTTAAATTTAGTTAAATGTTTTGTCTGTATCAGAAAAATTGCATACCTTTGCAGAAAAGTCGGAAACAAAAAAAATGAACATCAATGAAAAGCGATATTTTAAACAGTAAAAATACAGATACCGTAGTATACGACATCTCGTTGGATGGAACATTCATAGATGCATTGACATTGTTATGCTGCCACAATACGGATGGATTTGATTTCAAAATGCCAGAAGAATTCATCTATACTGATGAAAACCCATATATCGGAAAGGGCCTTAACAGATATAGCAAGAAGGGTAAGGCATATACAAAGGCAGAGGCTGACCTCACTGAATTCAATGACCTGTATCTTAACAAATCCTATAACGGTTCGACAGACAACATGACAGCAAATGAGATTGACGAATATGTTGACGCCTCAATAAACCTTTCGAGAAAAAACTATTTGTGTCTAATGCATCGTGACGGTTCCATAAAGAAAGTCGGAAACACAATGAAGTCAAGAAAGATGTCTGGATACCTTCAGAAGTTCATCAACAAGGCATGTGATATGTTGATACAAGGAGACGGATATAGTTTTCTGAACACATACTATGACTATATTGAAGATATTTATAACTATAGGATACCAGTAAGGGACATTGCTTCAAAAGGAAACATAAAGAAGGACTTGAAGGAATATATTGAAGATTGCAAACAAGTGACAAAGGCTGGGTCAAAGAAATCAAGACAGGCATGGTATGAACTTGCGATAACGAACAATCTCAACGTAAACCAGGGAGATACCATATATTATGTTAATACAGGAAAGAAAAAGTCAGAAACCGATGTTAAACGTGTGACACATCAATATATAAATGACCCAGACAATCAGAATGAAGAAATTGAACTTGTTGCGAGGGTTAAGACGAGATTAATCAAGGCAGAGTGCGAAAAGGAAGGCATCGACTATAAATCCCTTAAAACAAAGGAGATAAAGGAAAGGCTGAAGAAGTACATAACAAGGGAAGAGGATGAAATTATATTAAACTGCAAACTTGTACCGAATGAAATCATTGACAATGAAAAGGAATATCTTTGTTCGGACATACCAGAACTTGAATATAATGTTGACAAGTATCTGGAACAGTTCAACAAGAGAATAACCCCACTGCTAGTTTGTTTCTCACCAGATATTCGGGAACAGATACTTATAAAAAATCCTTCAGACAGAAAATACTGGACAAAGGAAGAATCTTCGCTTGTACATGGATTTCCAATGAAAGAAGGAGACCAGGATACATACGAAGCCCTAATGACACCAGAAAGAAAGGAAATAGAGTTCTGGGAGAAAATCGGCGAAGTCCCTCCATTCGTTAAGGAATGCAACATAGATTGGGACGAACTCGTAAAGAAATATCATGAGGATGTGAAAAAAGAGGCTGATGAACTGTTCCAAATGGAAAATAGCAAATACCTCAAAGCACTTGATGACCTAACCTCAGATGACATAAATTCGTTTGAGGAAGATGGAACACTACCAAGAGCAATAACAGACATTGTTACATTGTCACCAGTGGACATGAAATTTTATTTCAACCTCATACCAGACATGACACCAACAACTGGAGGATATATATTTGACGATATAAGGATTTCGATGCAGGAACACGGAATTGAAGTAGAAAAAACAACAGAAGAATAAAAGAAAAAAAAAAGAATATGATGAAAAAAGAAGACAGAACAACAAGAAGAAGATACTCATTTGATAGAGGATATGTTGCAACCCCAACAAATGATTTTGCCACAATATCAAACTACAACGAAGAATATATGCATGACACATCAAAGCCTAACTATATAGTGGATAAAGATATTGCGGATGAGACTACTATAAAACTCAGTGATGACGATAAGAAAGAAAAAGTAAACCACCCACAACATTATTTGTGGCTTAAAGAACTATGCGGAATCGAAGTTATAGATATTGTGAGACATCTTGATTTTGATAAGGGAAGCGCTGTAAAATACATCCTTAGGTCTGGCTATAAAGAAGAAAAAGGATATTCAGCAGTACAGAAAGAAATTGAAGATATTGAGAAGGCTATCTGGTGTCTTAATGACAAACTTAAAACATTAAAAGAACATGAGTACCTATCTAAAGTTGTATCTAAGAACAAAGGACCTAAAGTGAATGAACATGAGGAATTTTATTAAGAAGCATTGTTGGAATTGTGAATATTTTAGCGCAGATAATAAATGCACAATTACAGATTCAAATAAATCAAAAAATAGTATTTGTAAAAAATGGAAATTGGTTAAAAATCTAAGATAATTATAATCCAAAATAATAAGAATGTAACAGAATACAATATTGGCACTTGTGATGGCATCTGATAATAATAAAAGTCAAAAATGCTTGAAGAAGAGAATTGAAAAAAGCCTATTCCGTAACAGGAGTAGGCTTTTCTTGTACCAATCAGCAAGGCGCATATTCGTCAACCATGATTTGTTCGTAGATTTCCTTGAAGACAACATTTCCAAGTCTTAGCAGTGTTGTTCCGTGATAGCCATAACCACTGCCTAATTTCTCCCATGTGAATGGAATGTCATCCGAAACCTCATTCCACCAGAATTTCAGATAGTCCTGAAGATTTTCGTAGCCACATTCCTTTGCATCCAACATAGCGTTATCTACACTATAATAGCCAATATCGTATGATTTGACCATTCCAGGTTCGCCAACATTTCCGAACTCGTCTTCCTCAGAATAGAAATCCATACATTCGTTTTCTTTCAATATGTTTCTTACGGATTCCCTAATCAGTTTATTGAACTGTGATTCTGTTAGTCTAATCTTTTTCATGTTCTATTGTATTTTTATAATGTAAGTTCACATAATGTACATATTGGCAATCCTAATTTCTCCCTGGTTTTCATAATAATAAACTGGGAAAACTGTTAGGGTATATTGTCCGTTCTCGAATACGTGACACTCCCTTTCATCATCGGCACCCACATATGTGAAATTGAATTTTCTTTGAAGCATATCGACAAGGTCACGGAACATTACTGTGTTTCTTCCTGGATTACCACCAGCCAATTGTGCAGTAGTCTTATAAATATCATCTTCCAATTCTTCCTTCTGTTCTGTCTCTGATGCAACATTCCATTCTTCGTCAAAATCCTTGCCAAAAGTATTCACAAGTTGTGTATAGGTCGAATTCTCATTCAATATATTCCTTACAGTTTCTTTAATCAACCTATTGAACTGTGATTCTGTTAGTATAATCTTTTTCATATATTTGGTTCAAGGAAACCCCGAAGTCTTTAGCTTCGGGGAGGAATTGAACCACTATTCCTTCTTTCTGTTAATATTGTTTTTTGCGTATTTATCAGCTTTAATTTCTTATAACTGACTGAACCGTTGTTTGCTTTTGTGCCGTCCAGCTTACGAATGTCGAAATAGCCGCTTACCCTTCTACCGAACACATAATAGAGAATCCCTTCGTAGCTCACCAAATCAAACAATCTAAAACCTCTTACAAGGAATGGTGCTTGGTTGAGTTTCTTTCTGCCACCTTTCAGAAAGTTTACTTTGTGTATCTGTCGGTTCTGGCATCTGACTTTCTTCTGATAGAAGTAATATCCCATAGGTTTTGCTTGCGGATGTCCGCTTATGCAACGTGCGTCCACATAGTGTTCCTTTGGAAGATTGTTTGTGATACGGGTGTTCTTGGTTATGTACCCGAATGTCATGGACACGTTAGGGTGTTCCTTTTTAAGCCTCTTGTAGAAAACCCACCTCATAATACCCATGAAAGCAGCATCCCTTAATGGTTTGCCACGTTTGATTTTTAACTCAAACTTCCCCCGATGAAAAGCATTGTGGCAAGTCTCACAAAGAGTAATCAGATTGTTTGGTGCGTCACCTCCTGTCTTTCGGCTTTCCAAATGATGCACATTGAGTACATGGTCTTTTGATTTGCCATGACAATGTTGGCACGCATGACCGTCTCTCCAAAGCACGTATTCACGCACGTTCCAAAATCCAAGTTGCTCGCCTTGTTGGTATTCCTCGCCTTGGATGTCGGGACGCTTAATCTTCTGCATGTCGAAAGATGCGGTCTCTAAAACTATGTTGGAAACAGGGAGAATCTTGCAGACGTTCTTTACGACGGACATGTGAGTATGAACCTTGTTCTCTACCGATGGGGCAAGCCGTCTTTTGTTTTTGGAAGAGACCCTATTATAGAAGCGTGGCTCACGATGACGCAGCCGATTCCTGCGGGTTCTTCTCTGCTCTCTGCGTGTAGATAATTTGTCAACGATGTCGTTTCTTAATTCTACGTCGGCAGCATATAGCTCTTTTTCTGTTGTCGTGGACGATACTCCAATATGCTTGCTGCCAGCATCTATGCCCAGCGTTATGGGCTGCGTGAAATCTGTCGTGTCATAATCGAGTTGGATTGTGAACGGAATACGGCGCACGACATGCGCAAGGCTGTTTTTCAACATCCTTCTCACTTTGCCAAATCTTTCAGTCGGCATAAGCGGCATTCCTTGTTTGCTGATAACGTAAACCATTCTTGTTGTTTAAAAATTACTGTAAGTCGGATTTCTCCGTTAAATGCTCATCGCCAAAGTTATATGGAGGTTTTGTATGCCAGCAACACTGTTCCTACCTCACAGAACTGTTTAATCACTGTCCGCAGAGCAAGGAACTTGAACAAACATTCCTTGGTGCCTATGTATTCTCCCCTAACGTAGCACCGAAGTGCTTAGGCTAATCAACCTGGGCTTTTGCAAGCCCACAAGTCTTTAGCTTGTGGGTGGTTGACAGTACATTCTCTTCTTTTGTCTTGTTAATTATACAAGATTGGCCATAGGTTCATGACCATAGCATTGTGTATCCAAATAGCATGCTTTATCTATCAAACGCATGGCTTCAATAATTGCTTTTTTAATCTCATTCTCAGTACCTGATGGGTTGGGACTTGCAAATGGGATATAACCACTTTCAGAAATGCCTTTTAATATATCATGTGCCTTTCTTAAATCCTGCACAGTGCCAACTCCTTCATTTAGTGCCTTCCTTACGGATTCCCTAATCAGTTTATTGAACTGTGATTCTGTCAGTCTAATCTTTTTCATATTCTATGTTGTTTTTTGTATATATATAAATAGTTCAAATGTCTATTTATCGGTATATTAATAAACACAATTCAAATAAATATGAAGAAATTTTTAGATATTACTGGTTTAAAGACATTGGTAGACTGGATTAAAAGCAAATTCAATAGTGTTGAAAAAGCACAATATGTAGCGAATAGGAGTTTCAAAAAATGTACAAGGGGGAAAAAAGAGAAAGAAATATACATTCTTGGAAAGGCAATGAAGCAAAGCCCAATAGGACAAACATGTTGGTATTATACTGGTAGTTATCCGTGTAAACGTATTATTGATGGTTATAATAAAATTAAATATCGTCATGATTTTAACATAAACCTAGTTAGGCTATTTATGAACCAATTTACCCCCCCCACACAAGGTTAATGATACTAATATAAATTTGCTTTTAGAAGGCTTCTACTATAATATAACATTTTACAATATTTATAATGAAATTGAACACATTGTAAGTGGTTTTTTTAAAGTAAAGGAAAGTGAATACGATATAGAAAATCAATCCCTAAAATTAGAACAATTTGAAAAAATCAGTTTAGAATTTTATGATTATTTTAATTTTTCCTATATACCAAGCGACTCAATAACAACTGGAGAAACAAACGGGCACAAATCAATCTATTTTAGTGTATATACAAAAGCACACACCCCTAATGAAAACGACATCGTAAAAAGTAATATATACAAACTTGAATATTCTAACATTAATGGTACGTTTGTTAAAAAATATAAATATCCACCAATGACAATAGGTTATAATAATGGATATCGCTTTGAGTATGGGACTACTTATAATGACCTTTTAGGTAATACACCTTATGTGTTTGATAGACTTTATCTTAAGAAAAGGGGGACGACAAGACGTAAAAGTAATAGTAATAGTATGAGAAAAGGACCTAAATTCAGTAATGTTAGGGATTTAACTAAAATAGCCGAACCAGGTTATTACCAATTGTGGTATATTTATGGCAATATATTTACATATTGTAGAGATTTTGTTATAACAACCGCAACCTGGGACTTTAGTGATAAATCAAAATTAAAGCCAAAAACATTAATGGTTATTTATCCATAAAAAATGCATGGCTCCCACCGTATTGGCTTCCGTTTTTTTAATTGGAGTATTGCCCCTTTCCGATGGGCCTATGCTAATCAATATATACTGATTTTTCAGCATAATCAAAATTTTCAATTAAAAAAATCATTGAAAATATACCAAAACTATTTTAATTTGATAACTTATACATAGAAAAAAAAGACAGCCACCAAATTATAATGACTGTCTTATATATATCGTACTATCTTGCTTCAACATCATTTGATGGCATATACTTGTTTCCAAGCACGTCAGCCCAATGTTCTATAGGGAATGAATAGTAGTCCCATATTACACCGAGTCCTTTCAGCCACCAGTGTAGCACATTATGTATGAGGCTTGGAAGGCCAATAACTATCAGATACAGAGGACCGAAAATCCTTGACTGTATGCAGTGTCCGTATTCGTGTCTCACCGTGATGTCACTGTACCATGGCTTTATAAATATGTAGTCTCCGAGAGAATAGCCAGATGCTATATCCTTGGTTATTACGCTTTTGACATATCCAATCATTTCAGTTCTATAGTTCTTCCTTCCGATGAACAGCATGCAAATCAGTGCCACTATGTTCTGTGGAAACTGCCATATCCACAACAATATTCTCTTTACGGTATCCATAAGTATGTATTTTTGTTTGTTATCCTATCCATTTCCACTCTCCATAATTGGTTGTGTTGCTACCCAATCCCCTGAATGTTATTTTCCTTGAATTATTATCCAACTCTGCCGTTACATCTACAACTACGTTTGTGTTTGGGTTTATGTATTCTGCCGCAAATTTACCTGTAGTCCAAGTTTGAGATGCATATGTCCTCGACATCCTTTCAAACACCACACCGTCAACCGTCTTGAAGAAGTTTAGTTCATCTACCATTCCGAATCCGTTTAGTGTGTCCCAATCCGAATTGCTAAGACTGTATGAACCTATGGTATTGTTTGTTACCATTGTCTTGAGGTTAACATTGCATTTGAGAACATTTCCAAGCGTTGACACGGTCCTTGTCGAGCCGTCACCCATCAGTATCTGGTTTGATAATCCATTCATTGTTTGGAATGACGATGCAGTAAAGTTCGTTGTTCCGCTTATATGTCCATATTGTGGGCATATTACGATTGATTTCGTGTAATAGCTTGGGTATGGGGCCCTTTCAACCATTGTTCTTGCAGGTCCTGTTTGGAATGGAAAATAGTTTGGGCTTGAAGTTTTTTCCCATTTGCTGTATTTCCAGTCAGTTGAATGAAATGATATTTTTGGTATCAAAGGATACTTGAGCTTGGTTGCCGAATCCGTGTTTTCAACCGCCTCTACGCTGTATATCCATTGTTTGTTGCCTCCATCAGTCGAATAACTATTGCTATCAAGATAGGAATGACCAACCTTGAGCAATTTCCACCATTCGTTGAGGTTTGTAATTACCCACATCTTTATTGAATTCATAAAGGTGTGCAATCCATGTTTGTCAAGAAAATTAGCCATTGATTTCAATCTTTACGGTATTAGTCATAAATTGTGTTACACTATCGGTTCCTTGGAAACCGAAACCTGGGGTAGTATATGAGAACACGAGATAATTGTCTCCAACCCATGCAATAAGGTCCCCGTCTAAAGTCCTTGCCCAGAATCTTCCAGATAAGTCACCTTCAGTCCTGTTTATTCTTCTGAACACTGTACCTGAATTGATGAGTTGGAAGAACATTAGGTCATCCTCCCCACCTGAACCATTAAGCAATTCAATTCCGCTTTCAATTTCATAGGCCAATATTTTGTTTCCATCAAATGTGCTTCCGTCATAGAAATCTCTTTCTATGAATCCAGTCAGAATCGCATTTTTATACAGCTCAACAACACTTTTCGTGGTGCCGTTTGCCATAAGTATAGCTAACGGGTCTGGGTTTGTTGTTGATATGAATTTGTCAGCCATCATGCTTCCATTAAGCGTCAGTGTTGACATTCCAGGGTTGACCGTTATCTGGTCTGTATAGTATATCTTGTCTTTATTAACATCGGTCATGTCCTGCTTAGGTGCACATGGAAGTGGAAATTCACCGTTATATGAAGTCTCATTCCATTGGCTATACATCCAGTCATTTGTTCTCAGCCACAGTTTCGGGTCTTTTTTGAACTCAGAATCGTCATTATCAACCGTTCCTGCTGAGAATCCCCATGCCGTCTTTTCCCAGTCAGTCCTTGACATCTTGAACTGAATCCACCACATACCTATATTGTTTACAATCCACACCTTCAAACTGTTGATGAGTTTCTTAAGTCCGTCCAAATCTAAAAAACTTGCCATTTCAATCTGATTAAATTTTCTTATTTACATTTTTTTCTCTTATGAAACTCCTCCGTCAAACTCGAAGAATGAATCTATCTTGTCAACGTTAGATGCTGGTGGGAAATCATTAAGATTGCCAGAAGTATCACCGTTTGTTACTGTAAAGCATATTGCATAATTGCAACCAGTGAAATTTCCGTTATTCTTCACCACATACGCCACCATTGTTGCAACTTGGTCGAGATATGATATGAATTTTGTTACAAATCTTGGGTATCCGCTTGCAGAATCATTTGTCCTTGAGAATGTAAGTCCTTCATCCAATGTCTGAAAGAAGTCTGTGTACTTCAGTGTATTGAATACAGTATCTGACAGTTTGTATGCAATATTAAGTGTATTTCTTGTTTTGAACTCAATATATGGCGTAGCAGTAACAATGCTGACAGTCATGTTTGAAGGCATTGTGCTTATTTCCTTTGTCGTTCCGTTGGCCATTATTGCCTGTGTTGCCGTTCCGTTCTTTACGGTAAAACCACCAGAATATACAGTGCCAAGTGAAAGCATGTTTCCGTATGATGGTGTAACGAAGACAGTGTCCACGTAATAGTTTATGTATTTTTCACCATTTACTATATTGTTTGCTTGCCTTGGTGCACAAGTAATAGCAAAGTTTCCGTCTGATGTTGATTTTACCCAATCGCTGTATTTCCAGTCATTGCTTGCCAAATGCAGTATCGGTGAATTTTGAATGTCACCACCAACATTGTCAAGTGAAACCTTATAGCCCCATGTGTTTCCTTTTGAATAGTCATGGGTCATTGTAAGTGTGCCCCACCATTCTGTTATCTTGTTGACTACCCATATCTTGAATCCGTTCACCAATTTATGCAGACTGCTACCATCCAAATAATTAACCTCACTCATATATAAAAATATAATTGTATGCTTAGATGTATTAGTTTCTTTTCTTAATATTTAAAGAAATATTGATTATAACCAATCTGAAAACCAAGTTTTTTCATATAATCAAACAAGGATTCCAGATTGGTTCAAATATGTGTGCTATGCTGTCGGCCAGACTATTGGTTTTTTAATTTCATTTTCAATATCAGGGTCTGTAATCATTGAAACTATGCCTGATGGTGTAAAGTCACCTGGTTCAGCGTTGCCATTAAGGATTCGGCCACCTTTATAATTACCGATAACCAGCACATTATTAATATCAACACTTCCACCACTCACAAACAGTTTATTTGCTTTATATGCCTTATCCGCTGTAAATGCCGAGTCTGCTTTTCCTGTGAACGTATTTCCATTGAAAGTATCACCATCAAATGTAGCTGCAATAATGTTTGTGGCTTTTAATGTTCCATCCTGTGGGCTTACCGAAATATTCCAGTTTATACATGCATGGTTTTCTTGAGGCATTTGACCTTTATAATCTTCTGCCCAAGCAGAAAATAATATTGGATGAATAGCTCTATCTGTGGTATTTATTACTTGTTTTACTTTCTCGTCTGTAAATACCGCGTCAGAAGGAACACTCTTCCCAATTGTATATTTAAGTGGTTTTGGTATACCACCGTCAAAGTATACTGGTTGTGTTTCACCTCCTGCTGTTGAGGTGGATAGTCTTGTCGCTGTCCCTGCATTTTCAACATTATCAATTGTTATGTCGTCACTACCATTAACGCTTGTTAAACTAATTTTAGCATGATTATTAACATTTCGTGAAAGAGTATATATCGTGTCAGTTGAATGTATGGTTATAGAACCACCACTATCAGATGTAACAGTTGTAGCACCACCACCGACAATCTTATGCGAATTTCTAATATTATTGTCATCTTTTAAGTTAAGGAATACACCATTAGTGGTAACGGCAGTATTTCCTGTACTGCTACTAGAATTACCGACAATCAATCCAGTAGTATAGTGTGTATTGGTATCTGCCGTCGGAGGGGTATAACCAAGTGCTGTGGTTACATTGGCTTTAGTTAAACTAATAGTACCAGAAGTAATGCTAATATTGTTACCTATCTTAACACCACCAATGGTTGAAGATGTTGCTGCACTCAGAGAAAACGTATCGGCAGGGGGGGGGGGGGGGGG